AAGATCGAACTGAGCGTCCGTGAGTCGTTGAACATGATTGCAAACGGTTGCAGTCTGGATATGTTCGACAAGATTGTGTGTGCGTTGGAGGTGGCGTTGGGTGTGAATCAGCGTCGTATGGTGACAATCACCGGAGGCTTGACTCTGGACAATCGTATCCATTCCATCAAGGCTATTCGCCAGCACACCGGATGGGGCTTGAAAGAAGCCAAGGATTGGAGTGACTATTTGGTTGGCGGTTGGCATTACGACAAGTTCGTTCCTGCCAAGCCCGGAGCCAAACAGAGCATCACTCTGAAAACGCCCGAAGCGGCAGAGGCTTTGCTGCGTGATCTGGTTGGGCTGGGTTGTGAGGGTTATCTCTCATGACCTAAAGCCTTGTCCCTAAAGAACTTAGGGCGAGGCGGGGCGGCCGAATTTGATGTAAGTCCTTATCAGCAAACAACTTAGGACAAAATCAAAAATCTTTGAGTCTCACTCAAGTTCCTGCTTGACAATGACGATACTATACTGTAGAATGGTAGTATCACAAGACAAGACTCCGCGATGATGCCAAAAATAGAAACCATCACGACGGACTTGACAAGTGGGTAACAGTAATGTATACTGATACTAGAATGATTGGTAACTATAACACTTTTGGAGAACGTAAGATGAAGAAGTTTAGCTTTGCGGTTGATATTGTTGGCGACGAGATTGATTCGGCTGATGTTGTGGCTACGCTGACCAAGGCGTTGAATGATGAGCTTCCTGGTGATGTTCATGCGAATGTCAAGCCCGCTGGTATCAAGGCTTTTAGTGAGCAGGGGTATAAGGTGTGGCGAGCTAGGGTTACGGGTGTGACCGCCGAAGCTGCGGGTGATGCCCATGATGGTAAGGTAGAGACGGAAACGGAAACAGTTGCGTGATCGACTCTATGGAGTTATAATGACTGCGAGCCTCCACAGGACGCTGTGGGGGCTTGCGGTATTGAATAGGACTGACTATAATAAGTCCATGCTCGCGTAGCTCAATTGGATAGAGCCAACGGTTTCTACCCGTTAGGTTGGGGGTTCGATTCCCTCCGCGAGTATTTATTTGAAATGTTCTTCTCTATGACAATTAGCACAAAGAACAATACATTTATCTAGTTCTTTCATTACCTTATCTTTGTTTTTATCCCAAGAAGTATTACTGTAATGACTTGGAATAAAGTCTTTAGTAGATGGGTCGAGATGATGGAACTCTAAAGCTGCTGGACATTTATCGTATCCGCATTTAGAACATTGAGAACTTTTATATTCTAAGCATTTCAATTTGAACTGTCTTTTTCTGTCAATAACATTTTGTTTATTGCAGTCTTTACAGTAAGAAAATTTTTTTCCATTTCTGGCTGGGCGAGTATAAAAATGTTTAGCCGTTTTAGTTTGATTACATTTAGGACAGGTTTGCATATAGCCTCCAGTGGATAAAACTTTGGATTCTATCCTTAGATACACCATAAGTCCTTGAAAACAAAGCACTTAGAGCAAGTTCGGGCGGCCCGCCGCGTCGTAAGTCCTTATCTACCAACGACTTGCATCAAAAATAATTTTGTGAAGTTTTTCGCTTGACGTTGCCGATACTATAGTGTAGAATCGGTAGACACAGGAGAAGAACATGAAAACTGCTGATGGTAATGATAAGTTGGGTAAGGGTTGTATTGTTGTGAGTCGTCCGGTTGGCGATACTTGTCCTCCCGATTGTGACTATCTTGGTAACGGCTGTTATGCCGAAGCGACTGAGAATCAGTATAAAAATGCTCGCACTGCCGGGTTTGCTAATGTTATCACGGAGAAGAATAAAATCCGATCCATGATTCTAGAAGCAAAGCGTCGTGAGAAGTCTATTCGCTGGCACGAACGGGGTGATTGGTTTCTGAACGGTGAGCTAGACTTGGATTATGTTGCAAACGTAACATGGGCTTGTGAGAGTATTCTGGCCGATGGCGATACTTTGCCCGATATGTGGTTTTATACTCATATCTACGATGCTCGGCTTGTGAGTCTGGAAAAGTATATGAATGTGTACGCTAGTGTGCATGATGATAACGATATGGGTGAGGCTCTGGCCCAGGGTTTCAAGCTGTTCGCATGGTGTGATAGCGATATGAAGATTGCACCCAAGCGACCCAAGAGCAAAGTCAAGGCCGAAGCATGGCGACAAGCACTGCCCAAGCTGGTTGTTCTCAACGCTACAAAGTTTGTGGTTTGTCCAGAAATCCGTCGTGGTCGTTCGGAAATCACTTGCACCGGAACCAAAGATAGTATATCATGCGACTTGTGTGTTCGTGGTTTGGCTAATGTCTTGTTTCCAGCCCATTGAAAGGAATAAAAATGAGCTACGTTGGATTGTATGATGATGCAGGAAGTAAGAACGCTTTCTATATTATCAGGGATAAAAAGATTGGCCGGAAGCGTGTGGGCTTCAAAGAGTTTTCAGATAAAAAAGAGGCTGAGTTTGCCCACCGGGTTCAGAAACATTTGGCTCAATTTGATTTGGCCCCTATGGTATATGGGGATGTTGGTTTTATTCGTAGGAATGATGGACAACTGACGTACTATGGGTATTTGACCGAAGTTGCTCGACCTATGCCAACGTGCCATGATGATGATTGTGATGGCGAATGTTTTCAGAGTGAATGTAATAATGGTACTACTATTGATGAAGTAGTTTATGGTTTGAATGAACATGGACTAGACTATAATGATGCCCATAGTGGTAATTTTGGTTATGTTCGACGCAACGGAAAATGGGTAGCGGTTGTTATTGACCTTGGGATTGAGAGTTTTACTGAATGGGATGAAGATATTTATGGAGAGTTTGATTATGACGGAGATAGTTATGTTGATAATTATGGAGTGTGTAATTGTGTTGATTGTAAAAAGTTTCGGGAGAAACATTTATGAGCAAATACTATATCAAGTGTGGAACTCTAGAAATAATTTACTCTTGCGATAAGGCTCCACGATATGCTGCTATGGATGCTATCTGGGAAACAAATGAAAATGATACACTAGATGAGTACATCTATCTTGATGAACGTGGATATAGAGACTATAAAAATGCTGATGGTAAAACTTGTGTGTTGCATACTAGCCATATTCTAAAAGACGCAGGATGGAGTATCGAATAACACTTGCCGCAAACCCTTACTGCGTAAGCACTTAGGGCAAGCGGGGCCGCCCGGCTTTGACGTAAGTCCTTATCCGTCAACACTTTAGAGCAAATCCAAAAATCTTCTAAAGTTTCTCTACTAGACTGGTCGATAATATTGGTATGGAAACGAAGCAAGAAATCAAAAGGAATGGACAGATGATCCAGTGGGTTGGGATTGTGATTACGATTTTGGGTTTGGCGTATACGGGAATCAAAGATTATCAAAAAGGTGATATAAAATTCCCTCCCATGCCTCAGAAACCGGCCTTGACAAAGATAGTTTATCCGGTACAATACTGTCTGATGGCTTACGATCCTAATGTTGACAAAGTTTTTTACTTACACGAAAATGGACAATGGCATGATTACGCTCCACAACAACGACGATATGCGACCCAAGCGCAACCATATCAAGCTCAAGGTCAGGAAGCAGTGGGAAGTGCCCACGGGTCACAAGGAGCATCGGTATACCGTTATGGACAATCGCCCCAAGCGAACCCGAACCCGATCCGCTGAAAATAGGCGGGCTTGCGACAACGGGGACTATTGACTATAATACTTTGATTGCCGATGTAACTCAGTTGGTAGAGTAGCAGTTTTGTAAACTGCCTGTCGTCAGTTCAATTCTGACCATCGGCTCTCCGGGATAGTGTAACGGTAGCACCAGAGATTTTGGTTCTCTTTGTCTGGGTTCGAATCCTAGTCCCGGAATTGTATGATGCCCTGTAGCACAACGGTTGTGCAAGATGCTGTTAACATCGAGGTTGTAGGTTCGAATCCTACCGGGGCAGTTTTGGCTGGATGGCAGAGCGGTCTAATGCACCGGTTTACTAAACCGACGAGGAGAAATCCTCCACAGGTTCGAATCCTGTTCCAGCCGCTTAGGTAGATTACTCAAGTGGACAACGAGGGCAGACTGTAAATCTGCTGGCATTGCCTTCGCTGGTTCGAATCCAGCATCTACCACTAAGTTGTTGGTATATAAAGACTTAGAACAAATCCGGCGGGCCGACTTCGACGTAAGTGCTTGCTGCATAATGACTTAGAATTTTCTAAAGTTTGTTCTTGACAACTGCCGATAATAGACGTATGATTGCTAATCGGAGGCTGATGTTGAGTTGCGAGTGTGGCCCCATAGTCTAACGGCTAGGACGACAGCCTTTCACGCTGTAGATCGGAGTTCGATTCTCCGTGGGGTCATTTGTTTCTGCTAATCCTACGGATTTGGTGGTCTTGGCGATAGTCAGCACGAATCCTAAAGTTTTGGGTATTGACAGGTCGATAAGAGTATGGTAGACTGTTGGAACAAGAAAGGAAAGTGATGATGAAGAACCTTCGAATCTATGATATTCTGACTGAGGATGGTAAATCTCTGGCCGAAATTACTCTCTCTATGCAAGAGGATTTTGAGTGGTCGGACGTATTTGATAAGTTGTATGACTTTACAACCGAAAGTGTTCAGAGTTATTCTTACGAAGAAATTACCGTAACTGAATAATAAAGCGGGCCTTTAGCTCAATTGGCAGAGCAAGGAGCTTTTAACTCTTAGGTTCCGGGTTCGAGTCCCGGAGGGCCCACTTGACAGAGACAATTGTTGGTGTAGAATAGAGGTAAGAAAGGGAATGATTATGAGATATGAAGATCACTACGATGGTTACAATTACGACTACGATGAATTAGTAGAAAATACTGAGGATCTTGGTCTAAATGAAGAACCTTGGATGGATGGTAATGAGGAAGATGATGAGGTTCCTTCCTATGGAAAGAATTACTATCCTAGTATTGAGGATGATCAGGACTGATTTTTGTGTGTGCATCTAGGTGGGACTAGACCCTATTCTTTATTCCTTTCTTCTTCTCGGGATTGTCGGTTCAAATCCGGCCACACACTTTTATGAACGCTTTCCAGCAAGAGCTTGATGATTTTCGGCGTACACCAGATGGTAAGATCATTCAAGGGGCTGCTCATACTAGCAGAGTTTTAAATCACAAATATCGAAATGGTGTGATTATAAAGGCTATCTGTTCTCTGCGTAAGATTGAGAAAGATTTTGATAGCATTGCCTGCTGTGGAGTAAGTGGTTTGATGGTGGTGCCACAGATTGCAGAGATTCTTAATAAGAACATTATAGTTGTTCGTAAAGGTGAGCGACGATATAGCGAATTCTTTATCGAGGGCGTTGCTCCATCTAATTATGTCATTTTGGATGATCTTATTTGTTCGGGCAGTACGGTTAAACATATTATGAACAATATTCATGATGATGTTCCACGAGCAAAATGTATCGGTGCATATTTCTACATGGGTGAGGAGTGTGCCTACAATGCTTCTAATTCTAAACTTTTTGAGAAGCAGTTCGGGACGGTTATTCTAAACCCTTACCAGCCAAAGACTTAGAGCAAGCTGGGGCGGCCCCGGTCGCCGTAAGTCCTTATCCAGCAACCACTTACGACGAAAAGAATTTTTCCAAAGTTTTCGCTTGACACTGCCGATAATATAGTGTAGAATCAGTGGACAAGAACGATTGAACAGCAACACGAAAGGGATGATTATGGCTCATGCAGTTGAACAGATGATGTTTGTTGGTGCTACCCCGTGGCACGGCCTTGGGAACCAGCTTGACGAAGCTCCCACGGTTTCGGAAGCGATGACCGCTGCCGGTCTGGATTGGGAAGTTGGTCTGCGAGATTTGATCACGCTGGAAACGAATCAACCCGTTCCGGCCCGTGCGACTTATCGCAAGACTGATGACAGCATCTTGGGCGTTGTCGGCCCGCGATACACTCCGCTGCAAAACAGCGAAGCGTTCGATTGGTTCCAGCCGTTTCTGGACGCTGGCGAGTGTGCATTGCATACTGCCGGTTCGCTCCACAGCGGTCAGAAGGTTTGGGTTCTCGCCCAACTGAACCGCGACAATAGCGAGATCGTGAAGGGTGACGAGGTTGGGAAGTTCATTCTTCTCAGCAACTCGCACGATGGCACGACTGCTATTCGGGTTGGCTATACGCCGATCCGCGTTGTTTGTGCTAACACTATGGCAATGGCCCATAGCAAGAGCAGTGGTTCCAAGTTGATCCGTATTCGTCACACCCGTTCCAGCAAGACCAATCTGGAAAACGTGCGAGACATTATGGACAACATCAACATGGAGTTTGAGGCGACTGCGGAACAGTTCAAGTTCCTCGCGTCCAAGAACTTCAATCAGGCCGACATTCGTCGGTATGTCAAGGTGATGCTTGACATTGACGGTACACCGGACGATCAGATCAAGACTCGTACCAGAAACATCATGGACGAGATTCTGAATCTGGTCGAAGGCCCGAAGCAGAGTGCGACGGGTGTTCGTGGAACTTGGTGGGCCGCGTACAACGGCTACAACGAGTATCTGAATTACAACAAGGGTCGAACGGAAGATAACCGTCTCGATAGCCTGTGGTTCGGACTCAACGCCAACGACAACACGAAAGCGTTGGAAAGGGCTATGGAGTTCGCTCAGGCACTCTGATCCCTCTCAATGGGGGTTGACTTGGGAGCCGCCACTCAGAAATGGGTGGCGGTTCTTTTTTGTCTATAGGCAACTTGACATAAACCCTTGTCAATAAAGGACTTAGGGCGGGCCGGGGCGGCCGAATTTTATCTAAGTTATTTGATACCAACGACTTACGTCAAATTAGTCAAAGAAACTCATAAGCTTAGTGTTGGCAACGGGTTACGATGACGATATACTGTATGTGGACGTAAGGCGTGTGGTGGCAAGGGTTTAGGATAAAAAGATAATAAATAATGTAAAGATAGGATCATATTCATTTGTCTCGCCTAATCCTGCGGATTTGCTGCCGTTGCTGGTAGTCAGCCAGAATTGTGGCTATAGTAACATGATTCACTGTTCCTAAGTTCTTATGTTTCAACCACTTGCAGCCGATACTACAGTATGGTATACTAGACAGTGTAACAACAATAGTAACAATCGCTCTGCTTGTTGAGACTAATTCTCAATAGATAAAGATGATTAGATATTGTTGTCTAATCTTATAGTCAGGCAAAAAATGGGAGCCCTTGTGATGCAGAAGGAAAAAATTATTGTGACTGATAAAAATAGAGAGAAAATAACTGATCTTTATTGCAACAAACTATTGGACGATATGGACTTTAGTACCTTGTACTGTTTTGCTTTTGATATGTTGAAGAATAGTAAGAATGAATATAATAATGAACAACTTACTACTGAAATTAGTGACTACTACCCTGACCTTCTGGAGAACTGATGCTAATTCTTGTTCTGGCTGTTATTATGATTATTCTACTAAGCGAAGGGAAAAACTAATGGAAATTGATATTACTAAACAGGAAGCTTGGAAACTAATAGATGCTATTCAAGCCTACATGAAAGATTATACTGTTACGGGGCCAGTTCATAAAACATTTGATGCTATTACTAAAAAGTTAAAGGGGGTTTTGCAGGAAAAATAAACATTTACTAACCCGGTGAGTTTGGTTTGTAAGTTGTTTGTTCTCAAGGCTTTGCGTCAACAGTGCCAATATTGTATACTAAGGACGATGGCGTGACTGGTCAACCTTCTCTTCTTATAGGATAATAATCTATGTTTGAATCAGCTTTCATTTTCTGTATTTGTCTTGGGCTGGTCAAGGGATTCATGGAATAGTAGTTACTAGATTCTAAGAATCTCTTATTTGTATTAACCCTTACTGTAACTTCTTATATCTCTTATTCACTTCCCCCTGCATAATACATATCCACAATCAGGATAAGTGTCAAGCAAAAAAACTTTTTAAAGACTATTTTATGAAAGACATCGAGATTGGATATATTATTGTTGGCCTTCTGTTTATTGTATCATCGATTGGAATAGTATCTATTATTTCTGATATGATCTTTAATAAAGAACAGAAAGAAATTACTATCAAAAGAAAACCAGTTGTTATTGATTGGGCAGAATTCGTTAAGGACTAGTCAGCAACTTTAAGGGAGTCAGTTAATAAATAACATTTGTCTCTTCATCCCCTCTCTGGTATAATACACTAGTCAACGGAGCCAATAGTCAAGCGTCATGGTGAGATGATGTGGGACTAAAGGAATCATGGGCAAAGAGTTGTTTTTAACTTTTACCATGAGGTGATTTATGCGTACTAGATATGTTAGTGAGATTAATCGTAAGGAAGTTCAAAGGAAGTATATTGATCAGATTTTGGGTGAATTAGATTTCATGCAAATCAAAGATAGATTAAGGGACTATCTTGAACATGAAAAGGATAAAGAATCTAATTATGCCTTAGAAGCAGAGATACGAAAAGAAGCACCAGAAGTATTGGTGGAAAATTGGGAAGATTTTAATGGGCCTGCTACTCTCACAGAAGAGGAGCATTATCATGCCTAAAACTTTCCATAGAATAATTTCTTTTGAAGTTGAAGGTGAGTTGTATGACCACCAAGCATCTCCAGAAGATATTCTAAAAAGCTATGAGTGGAAATTTAAAGGTTTTCACGATAATCATGAGGATAAATGTTTCTTAGAATCATCTCATGATGATAGTCGTGGACGCATTACTAAAATAGTGCGAAAGAATAAAATCGGCAAAACCGATAAAGCAGACACAGAAACTTTTACAATTAACCAATGAGGTGATTTATGAATTATCAATTATTGTATTGGGGTCTTGGTGGAGTTATAGCACTGATAGCATTAGTATCATTATACTATTACTCATGTCATTGTTCTCCTCCATCAATCAAATAGTAATTTGATGTTAACTTAATCCGGTGAGGTTAGTCCCAGCTAATCTCCCGGATTTGGTTTTAGTGGTAATAGTCAGCGACATTGTGGAGTCAGTAGGATTGATTAAGAAAAACAAACTTGACCGTATATCTCCGATGCCTATTATAGAACATCAACAGTCGCACGGAAGCGACATCACTTTCCCAAGGAGATATTTTATTATGATGAAGTTTATTCTAGTTGTTGCTCTTATGGTATTTGGTTCATCTGTCTATGCTGGCGAATGTGCTAGTGGTAATTGTACACTCCGTAGTAGGACTGTCAATGTTACAAGAGAACTAATTTCAGTTCCAGTAACAGTAACTCGTCGAACTGTTGAGGCTACTCGTAATGTTGGTCGAAGGACTGTGGCCCGCGTTCGTAGTGTGGTTCGTTAATATTATGGTTGATAGTTTGAAGGATCAAGAAAGATTTGTCAGACTATAGATCACACGGAAAATTCCCCTGAAGAAATTCGGGGGTTTTTTCTTTTATATTTGTCTCACCTAATAAAGTCGGGTTCGGATTAATGAGGACAGTCAGCGAGATTTAGTCATGATAATAACTATTAAATTACAGAATCAAATGGACTGTGGTTACATTTGTCACAAGATTCAAGAGGCTATTAGCAAATACCAAAAAGAGAATAATAGTCCAGACCTAACTGATTGTCTGTTAGTCATTAATGTTAAGAAACCTACTGATGATAATAATCTAATCCCCAAATTAGAAAATAAAACTTGTATTGATAGTCAGCCAGTTGTATAATACTCTTGAGATAATATATCTTTGTCTCACCTAAAATTCCGGGTTTGGAATTTATGGAAACAGTCAGTGAGTTTTATGGCAAAAAAGAAATGTTGCAAAGGTAAATGTGGTAGGGAAAAATCTATTGATGAAAAACCAGTAGAAAATATTGACCCGGCCCCACAACCTAAACTTCTTCCTAAAACAAATTTCTTTCTTGAACTAATTAAGAAAAACTTCCGATCATGAAAGATGGATTAGAAGTGTTGGGATTTGTTGCTGGGTTGTTTGTGTTTGTGGAAATTTTAATTCCCCTATTATCATACTACTGGACTAGCTATGTTAATCAATCAGATTCTAATAAGCGTAGCGACTAAGTTCCCAGTTCCAGTATTGATCCATGATGATCCTACTAGAATATTCATTTCCCTAATAGGACTATTAATCCTGTCAGCAATCCTCTATAGATTCATGAGGTATTATGGTGGAAAATAATAATCTTATTATATATGGCCCACATATCATTTTCTCCTGCATCATCATTCGATCAGCTTTGATCTGGTATTTAGAGCGTTTTTTATATGAGGAATATAATGAGTAAGGTTTCAAAAAAAGAAGAATTTCATATACCTTTTATTAAGGAACTAGTATTTGTGGGGCTAGTTACTATAGTTTCTATGTTTTCTGTGCGATTTTTTGTAACTTCTTTTATGCCACCAACCCTTAATCTCCCCAATATTATCTATACAGATTCCCAGATTACTGAAAAGTAGGGTTTTGTTAGGTAATATCGTCTATTATGTGGCTAATTCAATATTAATTCACTTATTAGCTTATCCCGTGGTGAAAATTGGGTTAAAGGACTAAGGAAATTGTAGTATAACTGGCTAAAGTTGTCAAGCCCATCCTGCCGATACTTGACAAGGGTTTGAGTCTGTGGTATACTGTTACTGGTAAGGGTAGGAAAAGTTAATTTTAAGGCTGAAAAGATGTATAAACAGATTCAATTGACCAACAAGGAACTAGAGCTTTTAGCTTCTATAATCCACTATTATATTGACCAAAAAAGGGATAAACCCGGCTTTGAAATCAATAATGCTCACATTATGTTACGTCATATTATTGGGATCAACACCCAAAAAGATAACAATCAAATAGTCTTTAGTGGGAAATGAACCCATTCTATTTATGAAATGAAAAACAAATCAAATGAAATCAGAATATCTGAACTTAACCATAGATTTGGTCGAATTATTGTACAATCCTAACCTGTCAAAGCGTAACTATATGCTCAGGATTAAGAATGATATTTATCAGAAATATGAGACAGTATTAAGAAGAGATGAACTAAAGGTGTTAGCCGATTTTATTAATGAGTTTTTGGATGATACTAATGGTAACAACTATGTGGAACTTTTTGAGGGAGATGAATAATGAGTATTGTGACTAAGGATTCTTATAAGGCTGATGTTTTTAATTTTGATATGGAGTGTTTGAAACAAGAAATTCCTAATGAGATATTGTTTAATGAAGATGGAACAGTCAAGGATGGGCCTTGTACTAAATGGGCTGAACTCTATAATCTGACTATTAATAATGTGATCAGTTGGGAATGGATGAAATTTAAGTTTACAAAAGAAGAGCTTAAAGGTCTTGCTAATTTTATCAATAGTTTTGTTGATGACAATTCATAATAGTCTGTCACCTTTTGATAAGTTATCTTTAGCCCATAATGGCTGAAGATTAGAGTAATGGAAACATTCTTTTACTTGAGCAGGATCAGAGAAATCAAAAGACGATATTGGGAGAATATGGTCAACGTGCCATCCTTTAAGTGACCAGTTTTCCCAGTTCATACCTTCTTTAAATTGAGACTCTAAATGAAGTTTTAACTTTTCGATAGAACATCCTACCAATTCAATAGCTGACTCAGACTTTAGTCCATGAGCTAATGCTTGATACAATCTACCCCTGAGCGATTTCTTTAATTTAAGTAATGGGTTTTTACGACAATTCTCAATATTTCTTTTACTAATTTTGTCTCTATTATTTTTAGCATAAGTTTTATTGTGTTCAATAATTTTTTCTCTATTAAGTAAGTAGTATTCTTTCTGTTGTTGTAATCTTTTGTCTCTATTATTTAAATACCATGTTTTATTCATTTCTATTAACTTGTCTTTATTATTCAAATACCGTGTTTTAGATTTTTCCTTTCTTTTTTCTTGGTTATTTAAATGATATTCTTTGTAGGTTTTGTTCAAACATATTTTACAGGCATGAGCTAATCCATTTTCATTATTTGGTCTTTTTTTCTTATGAAAACAGGTAAAAGGTTTTTCTTCTTTGCATTTATTACAAAATTTAGTGTCCATAAATTAGCCTATTAAAACAACAACCCAAGCAGAGTCAAGGTCAGTTGACAACAGCTTGGGCGTCGAGTATAATGGTTTGTATTGTAGTGTCAAAAGTGTCTGACCACACCCTCAACATCTTAAAATACACCGTATTTGTTAATCTTGGAGAAGATAAATAATGACTAATCTACCAGAAATAGAAAAAATATCAGTAATGAATCTGAAACCAGATGATATACTGGTTTTTAGTACCGATGAAAAAATACCTAGTGCTGCTTATTCAAGAATAGATCAAAAAATAACCGATTGGAAAGCCCAAAACAATATAACAAACAAACATTTGATACTAACTTCTCTAAAACTAGAAGTATTATCAAAGGAACAGACTCAAAAACTGGAAGTCAAAAAGACGCTGCCATCCTCCGTAATCTCTTAGAAAGAACAAAGAAAAATGAACGATAACAATGAAGTAGTTACTGTAACACTATCCCTTACCAAGCATCAGTGGAAAGACATCATCCAGCATATTATGAATGATGCTAGTATGTTGGAAATGGGATTATGCGCCCAAGCTGGTCGTGATGCAGTAATGAGAATAACATCTAACGCACTAGAAATGGCAAACAAAATTAAAGATGCCACTGGTGTTGACGTAGACTTGGCAGAATGGAAATTTATGTACGAGGAAAAGAAATGACTAAAGGATAATGAAAACTCTAATAACAATAGAAGTTGAAAATGAAATCGGGAATCCTTCTGTTGAAGAAGTAAAATCCTTTGTTAAACAAATCTTAGAAAAAGGACTTGTTGGGAATTTTGACATATACAAGTATTGCCCAATGAGTGGAATATCGCTAAGAGTTTTAAATACAGAAATTGAACGATTGAAACTTACAGATAAAGAAATTGAGGCAATTGAACTGTCAATAGTTAAGAGACTGGACTTGGATGCTATATACACTCTCCGTAATCTACTTGAAAGAATAAAGGATAACCCATGAGCGATGAACTACAAAATAATATCAGAAACTTTATTGTGGATTATGATAATACTGTGAGTGATTTTAATATGGCTGATTATGATTTGTGGCTTGAGACTGCCGTTAATCTTTTGAAAGAAGTTTTGGAGAATAAATAATGGTAATTCAAAAAACTTGGACAGACCTTTTGGGAGAACCTCAAGGTAATGAGAGTGTTGATGGTAAAGATATTGTGAGGGAAGTTAGTCCTCATCAATTTAGAATATTGTGGTCATTTGATAGCAATAAAGAAGCTAATTGGATTTATACTTATTGGACAACTATGGAGAATAACTAATGACAACTGAGACTCGTCCATTGTATGTTATTGATAAAGATATTAGTTTGGAAATGTTTATGGGAGATAACAACTCTGTTTATGTTTCTATCTATAATGATCGTAGAAATACTAGCATAGCATTTCAAACATCTATGGATAATATGAAGCTTTTGGCCGATTTTATCTATAAGAATTTGGAGAAGAAATAATGGCTGGACTAGTATTATTTGGTATACTAGGATATATGGCTTGTATACGAATTTATGATTGGTGGAATGGATATGGGGATTTATTTTAATGACTAAATCTGAATATAAGGCTTACCACTTTAAAGTTATCCAGTACATTTATGCAGAATATAGGGATTTTCATTTTCATAGAATGAAGAATGGATCATTGTTAATTCAATTAAGTCCAATAGACAAGCATCTATTCCATTTACTTATCAAAACTCTATCTAATCCAAAAGATAGTATCAATAATGTTGCTGCTCATGTAATGGAAGCTATGTGGTTAAATTTGTGGAATAAGTCTAAATATGACACTGCTAAGAACTCTGAATCTTGAATATGATCTTGTTGAGGTTCATTATAATGAACTTTTGAAGAATAAACCTTACTTGGTGAGGGTTTTCTCATATAATAATACTGATCCCAGCGAACTACGTCTGGACGAAAAAGAAGTAAAAAATCTATATCAAACCCTTAAAGAACATGAGCTATTATGAAAATTCAAGATAAGAAAGAGATTACTCTAAGTGTTAAAGATGTTCAAGATATTATTTTTGATCATTTAACAAGACAATATAGGCTTGATGGGAATTTTAATTTTGACTTTGTTGTTATCAATAAACCATATCCATGTGGAATTCACGATGCTTGTGATCGTTATGAATTTGATGGGGTAAAGATTGTGGTGACTCATGAATAGCCATGAAACTTTGGATAAAATTAAACAACAGTATGAGAAAGCTAAAGCTTTAGCTAAAGAAATTTGGGATGATGGTGATCATGAAGGTGATACTAATGAGAAATATTATTTTGAGACTGGATTTATTGCTGGACTATCCTGTGGACTGAAACAAAATCTAGAAAAGAAATAACATGAAACCATCTGAAGTTGGATTTGATGGAACTTTACATATGAAAGTAGGCAGTAATATTCCATTTTATAGATTGGCTCGTTCTATTGACAAAGATAAGGGGCCAGATGTTTGGCATACTTCTTGCAATGATAATATTAATGGCAAAATTACTAATACCCTTATTTGGTGGGGCAAAGAGGATGAGCCTGAATTATTTTATCGTAATAAAGACGGTAAGCTGTTTACTGTAAATTTTGAACCTTGGGAGAATAATTCGTGATCGGTTTAAATGTACGGTCGCCTTGGTCTACCCTTTTAATTAATGGTCAGAAAAGTGTCGAAACCCGCTCCTATACACTCCCACAAAGATTAGAGGGAGTTGAGTTGGCACTAATTGAAACTCCGGGGAAATCGGCTAAGTTTAAGAGTAGAATTATTGGAACAATTACTTTTAGTGGTTGTATTCAATATTCCTCTAAAGAACAGTGGGAATCTGATGAGAGTAGACATAAGGTGGATATTAATGATAGTTTGTATGGTTGGAAAGATAAGCCTAAGTTTGGATGGATCGTACAATCAGTGAAAAAATTTAAAAATCCAGTTGACCCTCCTGCCAAACGTGGTATAATTTACGCTAAGAACTGTCTCATGGAGAAACAAAAATGAATTGGGTTTTTATTGTAGCAAGAAATAGCACGATAGAAAGAGTTAAAGTCTTTAATGATTATTTTGCAGGAGATGCTTATACTAGCGAATATCTTAGAATAGAATTTGTGGTCAATGAAGTTGATTTCCCAGAATATCGTAAGGGGGAATATTATCAAAATGCTGATTCTGGAGTAAGTGTGGGTCTTTATAAGGATAACTCCTAAAATGGAAAAGTTAATTAATCTGTTTCCTCTGTTTCTTATCATTTTTGTTGTAACTGTTTTATCTTATCAATCTGAATACAAGCCAGAACAATGCGAAGTAAGAATTAGACAGGATAAGTCGGTATGTTTTTGTAATGGATTGAGCGTTCAATCAGAAAAACAATGTCCTACCATGAATGATTTGTAAAGTGGCTGTTGACAAACGCCGATAATGTAGTATACTTAGGGCATCCTCTGGAGAAACTTTTATGAGTCCAACAGTTCAACAAAAAGTTCAAGATTTAATTGATAAGTATTTCATTGGTCAGAACAACTATGAACTATCTATCAAACAAGATAATCTAGACAAATTCTTGTCAGAATACAACAAGATTATTATTACTCGTACCGTGGAAGTTTGTGGCATACATTAATGGGAGAAAACATGACAGTTCAACAGCTTCGTAATAGTGGTTATAAGGTTAGGGTTCTTCACAATCGGCTTTACAATGGCTATTATAAATGGCAAGTAGGCAGCAAGACTGCGGAGGGTTATGGTTATGGGCCTATTGATCCAGATACTAAAGGTGGATCAACCCAAATTATAATTGATAGCCCATCTGGCGATCATTATGATGGACTCGCTATTTGCAGCAAGAAAGAGAATTATAATAAGAAACTGGGTGTTAGAATTGCTCTTGGTCGATGTAATATTGACCGAATCTTTTATGTTCAAGCAGAGGCGACAAATGAGTAATGAAGAAAAGATGGAAGAAATCAGGAGACTGTGTTTGGGTATTATGCAAAACTGGAGCCAAAAATCTAGTTATAATGATCCTTATGAGGATGGACGAATTGTGGGCCGCTCAACACTAGCAGAAACTATTCTGGAGATTATTAATAATGGCTAAGAGTTTTGAAGATTTGATGAAAAAAACTTGTTCCAAAGATGTTATCATTGATGGATATAGAAGAACTATGAATTACTTATCTGAATATATTGGTATGCCCGATCTATTTAAAAGTAGCGATATAATTCTTCCTGCTGGTTTTAGCCCAAAGAAAACTACAAAGTTTTTCCAACCCTGTATTACTATTACAAAAACAACTACACATTTTAGTCCACCCAAAAGGCGTGATCCTTCACGACGTTGGAAATGAGAACATTTAAAGAATTTTATTAGACTTAGAAAGATTGTTTTTAGCCCACAAAGGTTGTGTGTTAGTATAATGGCATAGCTTAATTAGTTCTTCTTCATTTTTAGCAGATGATAGCGGAATTATATGGTCGATATGCCATTTCCCTTGATTCTGCCAATTCATTCCTTCAGAAAATAAAGACTCTAGATGTTGTAAGAAATTCTCATAAGAACATCCCAGCATCTCTTCTGTAGTATTGCTTTTTTGAAAACCAACACCCTTTAAAGCCTTTAGAGTTCTAGAACCTAGTAAACATCTTGTTCTATATAATGGGTCTGTTTTACGTCTTTTTTTGGTATACTCTACGTTTTTCTTGTTTAATTGATCTTTATTTTTTTCGTAGTATTCTTTACTATATATCGCTATAGCATCTTTGCGTCTATAATAATCGTCTTTACTATTTTTTCTACCCCAGGCACGAACTAATTCACGATTGTTTTTCCTAAATTCTCTGTTGTATTTTACAGTTCTTTCATTGAAACATTTTTTACAATTAGCTTGTAATCCAGTTTTTCTTCTTTGGTCTTTATAAAAATCAGTAACTTGTTTTTCTATTTTACATTTAGTACAAACGCATGTATTCATATTTTATCACCTTATCAAAACCAAAAAGCCAAAATGTTGTCAAGTTGCAGTTGACAGACACTCAGGCTTATGGTATGATGTATCGTATGGTTTTATCAGAATGTCTGCAACTCATTCCGACATATAATAATACACCAAACCTGAATAGGCATTAAAAGTAATGAGAGAGTTTAAAGAAGAAATCAGAAAAGTTCTCAGCGACGTTTCATGCGATATTTGTGGCAAAAGCACAACCAACTATAAAGAAGTTGGGCCAGACTTTGCTACACTAGAATCATATTGGGGATATGGCTCAACTAATGATGGATCGAAATATGAGATTCATATATGTGAAAGCTGTTTTGACGAGACACTAAATTTCCTAAAACAAAAAAGAAAGAGCATCTTGGGGCCATTCAGTTATCCTTATGATAATGACCCTTTTGATGGAGTATGAATAATAGTATTACTCTCATTGGTGATGTTCATGGTAAATATAAACATTATCATGAAATAATTAGAGAAAAAGATCGTCATCCATATACTATTCAGTTGGGTGATTTTGGTTTTAATTACGAAACATTAAAGAACGTAGACCCTACTAAGCATAAAATTATTGGAGGTAATCATGACAATTACAGTAGCATTAATGATAGCCCTAATTACCTTGGTAATTGTGGGTACTCATGTTTGAATGGTGTTAAATTTTTCTATTATAGAGGTGCTTATAGCATTGATCGTGCAAATAGAACCATAGGTATAGACTGGTGGGAAGATGAACAGGTTACTATTGATCAATTTATGAAAGCTAGAGAGCTTTACAGAGAAGTAAAACCAGACATTGTTTTAACTCATGATTGTCCAGATGAAGTTAGCTTGAGAATACTAGATAGAAATCAAAGAAAATATGAGAACCTAACAGGATGGGCTTTGCAAGAGCTATTTAATATTCATCAACCTAAAATATGGCGATTTGGTCATTATCATAAGAGTTGGAACTTAAATATAAGTGGTACAGATTTTAAATGCTTAAACGAGTTAGAAACTGAGCTATTGACAGTTTAGTTCTGACGAGGTATAATAAACTTGTTGATGCCTTAATGGTAGGGATCGCGGGTATTCCCACAATCAACTTCCGTAGATTTTTGGTATAGTTTTTTGTAAGACTAAAAACGATATTTTATTACTAGAAACTTTTATATGAATGAAATAGAAAAAGCTAATATACTTGAAATCATAAAGTTATGTAATCGAAAGATTAAAGAACAAAAAGATCATGAGTCTACTTCTGGATATGGAGAAGATTATAATGATGGTAGGATTGTTGGTGGTGCGGCATTAGCACGAAGAATTCTGACTATACTAAAATATGTTGAACTTTGATTATGACTGAATTACCAGATAGTAAAATTCCTTGGTGGGATAATCACTACGAAGATATTTATAGTGAAGAAATAGAAGATGGATATCCTTATGATATGGGAACTAAAGTACAGGAATAAATTATGAACGAGTCAGTTAATCAAGCTATTTGTGATTTCTATAATAGCGTTTGGAATTATATGAAACAGGAATATAAACCAAAGTGGGCAAGAATGTATAATGCTCAAAAAACTTTGGATGAAATGATTCAGATTACTGGACAATATTATCTTGGTGGCAATACTGTTCCTAATACTGCTGGAGATATTATAGCCTTTTTGAAAAAGAAAAAGCAATGAGTTATTCTGAGTTTAGAAATAAAATTGATAATGACTTAAAGAAATATCAACTACGATATGGTCAAACTGTTATGAATTGTTTGGCTGAAGTTTGGCCTAAAAAACATAAAGAGTTTATTGCTACAGACCTTGATTGTTTTTATAATGACAAGAAGGCAGATAGACTATTGAATCATTTAGAAAAGATATGGGAACATGAATCAGACTGATAGAACTAATCCTTTCTTTGATATTGATACTTATATCAATCATCTAGAAAAAACAATAGAAGAGCAAAAGAAAAAGATAGAATCTCTTGAAATTCAAATTGCTAGTTTGAATGTAGAATATTTATTAGATAGATAACTTAATGGAGAATTAAATCATGAAAGATAAATTAGAAGTTTTTAGTATTGGAACTGATATTAAGTTGGCCGAAGATGTTTTTGGTAAAGTTACTGGAATCAATATTCGTGGAAATAATTCAGTTTCTTATGAGGTTGGTTGGTGGAATGGACGAAGTTATGATTGCAAGTATTTTGCAGATCATGAGCTTGAGTCCACATTATCTACAACTAAGCAAAAAATTGGTTTTTCCTCATGATTCGGTCATGGATGGTCGATATATTGATAGTGATTGGTTTCTTTGCTATTGGTTATTTTATAGGAATATTATCTCAAGGAGGAGTTTTATGAAGAAGATTGTAGTTTTGATGATGGCTCTTTGTGCTTGTTCAGTTTCTTATGGTAAGCCACCCAAGACTTACTCATATACTAGTAATTATTCAGCTAATACTGCTCAGAGTGTAGCTGATATTATGGCTAGTAGAAATTCTGTGGGACATTTCCTTCCAGTAACTTCAGGCTATGAAGGTTGTGGAAGCGGATCAACACAGCAACAGGCATATAATAATTGTTGTTATGCAAATAGTAGACTGCAAACTGTCGATGTTGGTTATGCTCAGGGAGCAAATGGCAAGTGGTTTTGTTGCCGTAGGTATCGTTGAGATTAGTGTATTAATTAGTACATATTAATGACCAATTAAATAGGAACATACTATGTACGATGCTGTTGTTATTAGTGATTTACATATTTCATCCAATATTTCACAGACCAGACAAATACTGCATTTTTTGCACAAAATCTACCAGAATGAAATTAAGACTAAATCACTCATCATAAATGGCGATCTATTTGATAATTTAGATTTTCGTAGACTAAAGAATGGACATTGGAAAGTTTTAGCATACATTAGAAAAATCTCTAACAAGACTAAGGTTATATACATTTCTGGTAATCATGATGGGCCAGCTAATATTATATCTCATATTCTTGGTGCTAACTTTGTAGAAGAATATACTTTTTTTAGTGGACATAATAAAGTAGTAATACTTCATGGAGATAGATTTGATAATTTTATAAGTAAACATCCTAGACTTACAAAACTAGCTGATAATATTTATAGAATGATACAAAGAATAGACCCAAGTTTTTATTGGGCTAGATTACTAAAGCGTAGCAGTAAAATCTTTTTAAGATGTTCTAATCAAATCAAAGACAGAGCAAAACAATATGCTAAATCCATCGGTGCTAATATTATTATTTGCTCTCATACCCATCACGCCTTGACAGATAAATCTGATATGGTACACTATATCAACAGCGGTTCGTGGACAGAAAATCCTTGTCACTATGTATTAATAAAAAATGGTCGTGCAAAACTCAAAGAATTTGAATCCCCCATCACTGGCTGATTTTCATTCTCATATTCATACTTGGCTTGATGTTCTTGAGGAAAAAGCTAAGAAACAAACTTATGGAGATGAACAAACAGTCTATTATTTTTTCAAGGAAAATAAGAAATATCACAAAATTACCCAAGTGTGGGAAGGAATTGAAACTATTCATGCTTTTGTGAACAAAACTAATGGAGATATTTATAAGCCAGCAAGTTATTCTGCTCCATATAAAGATCCTAGATATAATCTGTTTACTGATTTTGACAAACTATTAGAGGAATGTGATTGGGTAGGTTCATACCTGTATAAAAAATGAAAGAAATTAAAAAAGAAGTCCGCTATCTAACAGATAAGCCAAAGATTAAAGCTTTGGTTGATGATGTAGGCGTTGAACATATTCTCAAATATTTGCTAGAATATCTTGATTCATTTGATATTGAATCAGATAGTGACCTATGGAAATTCAAGGTTGCTGATAGTATTGAGGACGCTTATGATAATTATATCAACCGATTTAAGGAGACTGAACGAGCATGAGACTTGACCTAGCTATGGCATTAAAGGTTGGAGACAAGATTGTTAATGTATTCATGGATGAACTTGTTATATCTCAAATAGAACATAATTATGATCCAAAACCACCAGTATTTATAGCATTGGATACTATGCTACAAAAACACTATTTGTGGTTTGATGAAATTTATTATCCAGATTTGTCCGATATTTGTGATGAAGAAAAAAGTTTTGTTCTTTGGGCTAGAGATAATAAACAATTGATTGGAGAAAATTCCAGACTATCCAAAGAGATTTATATGCAAGGATATGCTAATGGTTTTAATTCTAGGCTGAAGTATTCGTATGAGGAACAGATGCAAAAATGAGCGACCAGAAATACGATCCAGACTGGAATCCAGATGATTATGATATGACGCTCAAGTATGAGCCAATGGACTTGTCCAAAGTAAATACTATACTAACAAAGTATAAAGGACAGCCAGTATTAGATTATATTATTGAGTTATACAAATTGATCGAATATCAAAAACAACGAATATTTCAACAGGAAAAAGAGATTATTGCTTTAAGACACGAAAAAGCATGGAAACACTATGACAATCCTATTGAGAATTATGATCCAGCTACAAGAAAGAATATAAATAGACCCCCAAAATCTGGTAATGCGAGTTGCTAATTATGATGATTTCAGAAATCAAGAAATGGGCTAAAGAAAAAGGTTATGAAATAATTAAAGACAAGGAGGATGGTCTTTATTATTGGGCCAAACTAAATGCTGGGCCAGATGCTAGTGGTGTAGCAAAAAGCGTTAGTAAAGTAGCTACTGCAATTTTTAACCATATTACAGAAGATAAGTTTGTTGAATATCAACTTAAATATAAAGAAGAGAAAGAATATACTAAATTTACGGTGAGTGATTATGGCTCTTAAAAGTTTATATATTGATAGAGAATGGGAAACTAAGTGCATAGATAAAATCTGTAATGAGATTAGAGATCGTTTTTCCTACGAAGATAAAGCGGCAATATTACAGTTAAGCTATGAATATTCTGGAATTATGGCTCAGTTAATGAGTCATAAATTATCTATAAAAGATGAACCATTAGATATTGAACCAGTTAATATCCCATACAAAAATGAATTTGAAGCATTTATTCATCCAGATCAACTTGATCCTTACAACAAATTGATTATTGTAGATAGTGGATGTCTTAGTGGCAATAACTTCACAAAAATAGAAAAGAAATTATTAGACTATGGATTTGCTCGTTGGCAGTTATTTTTTACATGCGTAGCTTGTGATTTAAATAGTATTTTTCGACCAGACTTTTGCCCAATATATTTTGATGGTAATAATCAAATCTGTCATTTCTGGTGGGAGACAAGAACAGAAAAATTTAGGAGAGATTAATGAGTTTAGTTAAACTAATAAGTGTTACTCCAGATGCAGAAAAACTTATGGCTTATTGTGCGAGAGTCTCAAATCCGAATAATCAAGACAACGAAAACTATGCCAAGCTGTTAGCATATTGCATTAATCATCAGCATTGGAGTATTTTTGAACAGGCTTTTATGACTGTGGAAATCAACACGACAAGAGGATTAGCTGCTCAAATTTTACGACACAGAAGTTTTACATTCCAAGAATTTAGCCAGAGATATGCTGATGCTACATTATTATCTGAAGATATTCCAATGTTTGAACTACGAAGGCAGGACAATAAGAATAGACAGAATAGTATTGATGACATATCTAATGAAACTAAAGTGAAATGGAATACTCAAATTCGTGAACATTTTTCTAAAGCAAAAGCTATTTATGATGGCATGATCGCAGACGGGATTGCTAAAGAATGTGCAAGATTTGTATTGCCACTAGCTACTCCGACCAGATTATATATGAGTGGATCAGTACGAAGCTTTATTCACTGGATTCAATTACGTTCTGCTCATGGAACTCAAAAAGAACATATGCTTATTGTAGAAGAAACAAAGAGAATTTTTTCAGAACAATTTCCCACAGTATCAGAAGCATTAGGATGGAACAATTAATATGTATAATGTAACAGCACAAGTTTATGAGTTGCATGATCATTCTAGGCAACATCTTTTGATTAATCAAGTTATGGATGCAGCGTCAGAAGAAGATGCTATTTTTCAGTTTAAAGACCAGCACCGTATTAAGTTTCAAGTAGTTAAAATCCATTCAGTAGAGCAATTTGAATATGGAAACTAAATCTAATCTTACAACTAAAATAGTTAGAGAATTACTAGATTACGGATTCTCTGTGCTATTGTATAATAAAGAACAATTGCCAGATTCTTGTGGAGGATGGTGTTCTATTGATGAAGATGAAAGAGAATTTGCTGTTGCTATGAAACATCATATGGGTTTTGAAATTCTTATCCATGAATATTGTCATTTCTTACAATGGAAAGAAGATCGTAAACTATGGGATAGAAGTATGTCCACCTACGATATTCTTTTTGACTGGATCAGTTTCCCATCATTAGTTCATAATGTTTTTATTAAAGATTGTAAGATTACTGATGAACAATTAGATCAAAGCTTACATGATATTCTAGAGATAGAACATGATTGTGAAAAAAGAGTTTTGAAATTAGTTAAGAATTGTCCTATAGAAGATTTTGATGTCGATAAATACATTAGAGCGTCTAATGCTTACTTATGGTCTTATCATTTAAATAGAGAATTGAGGATTAGACCTAAAAATCCTATTTATTCACAAAGAGTATTAGAACATATGCCTAATACTTTTAATCCCAATCTGTCTTTTTATCTAGATAGAAATAATTTAACCGATCCTATTCGACAAGCTTTATTGGCTGAATACGAATAATTCTCAAGTCTCAGTTGACAGTTGGACGATACTGTGATAGAATCCTATAAACGGAGGTATTATGAGATTCGGACTGTGTTGCATTTCTCTCAAACTTAAAGATCAAGGTTTTGGTCATCAGACTATGACCTTTAAGCGTTTTAATTCTTTGCCAAGAGAAGAAGCATTAGAAACTCTTGGAGATAGAATTCTAAATAATCTAGTTACAACAAACAAGACTATTCAGTTTTGTGCAGAAAATAATTATACCTATCGCGTTAGTAGCGATATTTTTCCACTTATTACTTATGATGAAGCAAATGTTGAATTGGAAGATTTACCTAATCATGATGCTATCCAAGATGAGTTCGACAATATCTCAAACACTATTGCCCATACTAATGTTCGGGTTTCTGCTCATCCTAGTGAATTTAATAGTTTGGCAAGTCTCAACGAAAAAGTTGTCGAAAAAACAATCTCAGAACTCAACTTCTACAGTAGTTTCTTTGACAGAATAGGGTTGCCAGCAGACCGTAGATCACCCATGAATTTTCATGTTCATAACAATAACGGAACCAGAGAAGAAATTGCCCACAGATTTTATAACAACTTCAAAAAACTGGACAAAAATTGTCAGGATCGTATAACAATAGAGAACGATGATAAACTAAATTGTTGGAGTGTTCAAGAATTGGTAGATATTTTCCATCCAATTACACGCATCCCGATTTGTTTCGATTATCTGCATCATAAATGTCACCCAAATAATTTGTCGGAAAATGATGCTATTAATATGTGCTGGGAAACTTGGCAAACAAAACCTCTTTTTCATTATAGCGAATCATCACTAGGAACTAATCCTCGTAAACACGCAGATTATGCAGTAAAACCCTTGAATACTTATGGACTAGAGTTTGATCTTGATATGGAATTGAAAGCTAAAGACTTGGCTATTGCAGAATACAGTGAACTTTTAACCAGAGAGATTTCAAATGTCAGCTAATCTTATTCTTATTACTGGTTTAATTTATGTTTACATAGCAGTAGAACAAGGTTATTTACATAATAATTACGGTATGTTTATTGCTTATATGGGATATGCAGCGGCAAATATGGGATTATATATGTTAGCTTCTAAATGATAGGAACTAAATTATGAAAGAACCAAAAAAAATTAGATTAAATCCAGAAGCACCAAAACAAAAAGAACCAACTAAGTTACCACTACTTCCTCTTAATAAAATAGAGTGGGACATTACTGGTCAAGATAATGATGATACATATATTTCTTTGGACTTAACTACATTCAACAGATCATTAAATGAAGATAATTCAGAAAACAATTAAGAAAGCCTATCAACATTGGCAACCCGATCCTCTTATTCGTTGCTATCATTATGCTGCTGCTTTTGATGGAACAAAGATGATTGAATTTGCACAGAATAATCCTATCAAGATGAGTACCAAAGCTTTCAGAATTGGTAAACGATTTAATATACCTAAGTATTTGGAGTATCCTTATGTTCACAGTGAATCTCATCTTATTTCTAAATTACTTGATCGCTATAATTCCATTGATCCTAATTGGAGCATATGTGTCCTCAGAATTAACAGACTCGGATTGATTCTTGGAAGCAAGCCTTGTGTTAATTGTTCTAAACTATTAAATGCTGTTGGGTTAACTCAAGTATATCATAGTGATGATAATGGGGATTTCGTTTGTCCAACCAAAACTATCAAAGTTGACGCATTGACAATGCCGATAGGTATGGTATAACAAGTAGCGTACTACCAAACCTTCTTTGGAGAATAAAATGCTTTGTGTCTACTGTCAAAGTATGATTGATAATGATCGACTAGACTTTCTTGTTGAATATAATAGAGCTATGGTATGTAAGGATTGTTCTACTGAACAAAAAGCTGTTGGATATATGGATTGGGGACATAAAACTGCTCCTAGTCTTGTTATGGTGCCAGCTAATGCAAAAGAAACTATTAGAATTTTAGACAGAGCTAACAGGAGAGCCAGATGATTAATGAATACGAGCTTGAAGAATTGCTTTTCAAACAAGTAGAAAAACCTAAATATCATTCAATGACTAAAGCAATCAATGTTTTTCATGACTATTATCGAATTAATATTTATACAGAGATTGAAGAAGAAGGTTTGATTAAACGTAAAATTGCTCAAAGTTATATGACTACGTTTAGAAAGAATGTTCTGACTATTATTCCCGATCCAGATAAAAAACCAGAAAATCAAAAAAGGAAATTTTAATATGCCACTATTTGAAGTTAACACTGTTTCTCTTTTCAGACACAAGTATGTTATTGAAGCTAAAAGTCTTGAACACGCTTATGATACAGTTTACTGTGATAAGCCAGAAGAATTGACACAGAAACATCTTGAAGAAACTATTGTTGATGGTCGAAAGATTGGCCGAAAAGAATTTGAAAGACTTTGTAGCGAAGCTATGAAGAATGAGGGAGAGCTTAGTAACGCTCATTTAGGAACAAAAATTATTCATAAGGTAGATTACAATGAGTCCTGAACTATCCAATAAATTAATTGAACAATACTCAGAACAGTTTAAAAACCTCAAATATTTAGAGTGTGATGACGGCTGGTATGAGATTCTGTCTAAACTTTGTTATATTGTAAATAATCGTATTGACTATAAACGAAGACTTAATGAGCCACTAGAATTCTTTTATTGGAATCAAATTAAAGAAAAATTTGGAGGTTTAAGAGCTTACTGTTATGGTGCAGATGAATATATTCGCGGAGCAATAGATATGGCAGAAAGTATTAGTTATATTACCTGTGAGGTTACTGGAGAAAAAGGAAAAGTTAGATATAAAAAACTTGATGAAGATGGGAATCCTATTCATGCGTGGGTTAGAACTCTTTCTGATAAGGAAGCAGAGAAACAAGGCTATATCTGAAAATTTTCAGAACCACTAAAGATTTCCTCTTGACAGTGCCGATTACTGTTGTATACTTGAGGAGTAACGTCAACTAACACAGGAGAAACTAAGATGGGTAAGGGTCAAAAAACTTGTGATAAATGTGGAGCTACCACAGGCCCGCGAGCTTATATGTGTCCTAAATGTAATGCTCCGTTCGTTTTTAAGGCAAAGAGCAAAGAAGCAAAGAACACTAAGATTATTCGTGACTTTAATTGGAAAGAACTGGTAAAGGGAGATCGTATCAGAGTTGGTGGAGGCCCATACTTTGTATCCAAGGGAGATTTTGTTCCTATGGGTTATAGGGGTCGTTTTGTTGTGGAGGGTCTTGACCATGATGGAATTAAAGCATGGGGGCTAGACAAGCATCAAGGCTTTTGTCATATCTATATGGGGCCAGATATTCAGAACAAAGAAACTGGCGTATGGAAGATTAAACACAAGCTTATGAAACTCAAACAAAAAGTGGAGGCGTAATGTCTCTTACACAGGAACAGCGGGATCAGATTAATAGGCTCATAGATTACCGTGATGAGATGGTAAGTAGTTTATTTCATATTGAGCGTATTCTTAAAACATATTTTCCAGAAGAATTTGAAAGAGCTATCCAGTTTTATCTGCCTCAAATTACCACTGCTCTTTATGAGGATAAAAAGTGGCTAAGTAGAGGCGAGTATAGTTTGCAGAACACTATTGACAATCTGATAGAGCGGTGTAAAATGATAGACAGTGGCGACAAGAATATCAATAAGTATCTCTAATTTGGAAAGACTATTATGGAAACCTATAGTATTATTGATCTTGAGGGATATGCTAAGGCTATGAGAGATGGTGCCGCATCTTCTTTTGAAAAAGACTACACAGAAAATCTTGATGATTTCATCACTATTGAGCAAGTAATCAATCTTATCAAGAAAAATAATCTTGGTTTGGATGAGGACGGAAACTACATTATTAACTCTGATATTTTTGATGAAATGTTTGGGGAGATTAGGGACTGGCTTTATGGTGTTGGACTTTCTAAGCTGGCAGCAAAAGGCTTTGTAGATTGTGCATGGGATGATGAAGCTAATGAGATGGTATTCTGGTTAGCTAATAAAGATAAGACTAATATTCCAGCAAAACCATCAGTAGATAATGATGACTGAATACTACAAAGTTAAAAACATCAAATTGTTTGCTAAGAGTATCAGAAAAAATGTTGCCCTTTGTTTCCCCAAATCTTATTCTGCTCAAATAGATGAGTTGATTTCAGTTGGTCAAACAGAAAATCTAATAAGACAATATGCTGAAATTTCTTCTAATGATGAATTTTTAGTGAGTGAAGATAATTATAATCTGATATTTGACAATATTAAAGCTTGGCTATATAATAGTAGTCTAAGTAAGCTTGCATCTTCTGGAGAGATAGAGTGTGCATGGGATGATGAAATAAACAAAATGATCTTTTGGCATATAAAATCTTCAGAAGAATTCCATATTGCCTCTTGTTCTAGAAATAATTATGAGTAATCAAAACGAAATCAATCAATTAAAAGAAAAAATATATGAGTTGCAGGAATATTTAAATTCCGATTCTTGTAAAGGTTGTTATGAAAGCGTCTTGAAACTAGAAGATTATCAGAAAAAACTCACCGAAATAATTAATGAATCTATATAAAACGCCAAGGATACGATTTTGACTCAAGAGTTGACAACGATTGGTCGATAGAGTACAATACCAAAACACGGGGCGTAAGGTAAGCCGGTTGCATCCGACACTCTTATAAGGTGTTCATAGGTCTGTTCGACTCAGACACGCCCTACTTAAAAGGATTTAATATGAAACTACAACCTTTAACAGTTATCTTCATAGGACTATTTATAACATCACTAGGCTTTAATGTGGTTTTGTATGCCAATATACAAAGACTAAAAAAGTTGGCAAACAAGCCAGCTAGGATTATTATAGAACAGCCACCAGAATTTAACATAAAACCAAAAGTTTGGGGGTATACTAAAACGGGCTAGTAAAGGTATCGACAGGTAATCTAGGTATAGATCGCATCGACTGGTTGAATACTGGGCCAGTATAAAAGGTATTCAAATTGTTAATTGGCAAGACATCTCTTGCTCTCGCTGCCTAATTAATTAGGTAATGAGTGGGGCGGCATGAGCCTTATTACCAAATCATGCTGACTCCGATATTCGGATATGGTAGTCCTACCAGACATAAATGGGACTGATGATTGTACTCAATCTGACGCAGATAATTCTGATAGCTTTGTTGGTAGTGTGATAACAACCAACTAACGATGTAGAAGTTTGTATTGATGTTTATTCTGGACGCGAGTTCGACTCTCGCCTAGTCCACTTATATTATGATAAATCCTAATGACGTAATTTTACATACTGTAGATGCAAAATTTACACAACTTATAATATCTAATGCTAAAAAAGCAGAGATTGGAGGAAAATCTCAAATTAGAAATTCTAGTAAAAGATTATCTAATTTAGCAGAAGATCAGTTGGTCGGTCAAATATCTACATATTGTGGATCAATGATACTAACTGGTTCTCCAGAAGGATATATTCAAGCAAGAGATAAAGCAAATGCTACTCCTTTGGCTGGAGATAATGGACTAGATATAGTTGGTCTACCTAATGTGGATATTAAAGGTAGTTTGATGAGGTATTCTAATAATCCCCTAAATTACAGACTATTAGTTAGACCAAAAGAAAGACACGAAAACTGGATTTATGTATTAGCATTAGTTCCAAAAGAAAGACCGTATAAAACTTATCTTGTGGGATGGGCTAATGACAATGATCTTCCATCAGAACCATATAATGGAGAGATAATATCTTTACATGGTGCATATGTTATTGAGGCTAGAAACTTAAGAAAAATTGAAGAATTAATTTCTCTTCAACGTAATTATGTCTAGAAAAATTTGCATTTACTGTGGTAAAAGGAAAAATGCCAAGTCTTTTGCTAGACATATTGGACATAAAGATAATCTGGACAGTAGATGCAGAAAGTGCGTTAAACAACATACTAAGATTAGAAATAAGCTAAGAAAAAAGGCTCCTCAAAAGCCAGATGGTTGTGAGTGTTGTTTTTGTAGTCCAGATAAATGGCACTTGGATCATGACCATGTTTATCATACTTTTAGGGGATGGTTGTGTGAAACTTGTAATATCGGAATAGGAAAGTTAGGAGATAATTTAGAAGGTATTGTTGCTGCTTTGAAATATTTATCAGTAAGAAGTAAGGTTGAAGATCAAGCTGTGCTAAATCACATTATTCAAGGCGTGGTTTTTTCTTTAAACCATTTGCTAGAGAAAAGACGAAATGATGCTTGACAACAGCATTACCGTATGCTATACTTGGGAAAACACAGGAGAAATTGGAAATGTCATTTGAGCATCTTAATGGTTTTGTTCGTGATCTGAAAGCAACTAGTAGTACACTTGATAAAGTTGGAATTATTGAGGATTATACCTCTTCCAATCAGTCTGGAGCAGATTTTATCAAAAAGATTTTGCTCTATACTTATCATCCTCTTTGGCAGTATAATGTGACCAGCGATAATCTCAAAAAGAAATCCTCTCTCAGAGGACAATCTTTTAAAACTATTTTTGATTTGCTGGATTCTTTGAAGAATAGAGAAATTACAGGACACGATGCTATTGGAGCAGTTAATACTTTTATTGACAATAATGGACACGAACAACTAATTCACTGCATCATTGATAAAGACTTGAAAACCCGTGCTGGAGATAAGTTAATCAATAAGGCTATTCCAGATCACATTCCAACATTTAGCGTTGCATTAGCGGACAAGTATGTTCCTAAAATTGTAGACTGGAAGGATGGATGGTATGTTAGCAGGAAGATCGACGGTGCTAGATGTATTGCTATTGTTGACAGTAATGGTAATACTACCTTTTATTCCCGCACGGGAAAAAACTTTGATACTCTTGACGTTGTTAGCGGTGGGATTAAAGCTTTGGGACTTACTAATGTAGTTCTTGATGGAGAACTTTGTCTTGTTGATGAAGATGGTAATGAGGATTTTCAAGGAGTAATGAAGGAACTTCGCAAGAAGGATCATACTATTCCTAATCCTTCCTATAAGATTTTTGATATGATTACTCATGATGAATTTTATAGTCAGAAAGGAGAACATAATAGACCCTTTGGTATCAGACTCAAGAATCTTACAGAAGTTATGAAAAAGAATGAATGTCCATGCCTAACACTATTGGATCAGTCCTTGATTAAGGACGAAAACCATTTTCAAGAATTTGTCAAAGAATCTACTCAGAATGGTTGGGAGGGACTTATGCTTCGTGCAGATACTCCTTATAAGGGTAAGCGATCAAAAGACCTTCTCAAATATAAATCATTCTTTGATGACGAATATGAAGTTCTAGATACTGAAATGGGGCCGTTCCGCTATGTTAAAGATGGTGCAGAGTGTGAGGAGACTATGTTGAGTTGTGTGATGATTCAACATAAGGGTCATACTGTGAGGGTGGGTTCTGGTTTTAGTATTGATCAAAGACAGGAGTTTTATAAGAATCCTAAGAAAATTCTTGGAAAGCAAATTACCGTTCAATACTTTGAGGAAACAGAAAATGAAAAGGGTGGTATTAGCCTAAGATTTCCGACATTTAAGATTTTGCATGGGGGTGAGAGGGATATTTGATTATTGGTTCCAATTAAGAGCGGTGTATAAAAATGTCCCGCCTCAAAGGAGCCTACCATGCACAAGATTGTTATACGGTCAATTTTTTATCACTGGCTATTTTTATTTGTCGGTGTTGCTATAGGATTTATCTGCAACTCAGAATATGTTGGAGAAAAAGCTGTTGTTATAGAAAGATCAATTAATAATATCTTTTTCCCTATAGAATATAATGAGCAGATAGAAAATTATGTTAAATGGATGGGTAAAAATAGGATACATTCTGAATTAGGATATCCGCATGATTTTCAAATTCTTGAAGATGTTGTAAAGGGCGAGGAATATTATTGGGCTATAGCGAAATATACAGATGTAAAAACTGGACAAGAAATTAAAACTATAGTTAGTACAAAAATAAGATGGCGACCTTGGGAATATAATTATCATACCAAGAAATTTGATAGCATCGTGGAAGAAAAAAGGCTAAGTCAGGATAAAAACTAAAGAGCAGTGGCTTGACAAGACGATAGGACTAGTGTACAATCACAGCATACACTTTGGAAACAAACTTGGAGTTGAAATGTCTGACCTAATCCAGCAAGATCGAATTGAAAAAAAGCCTGTTGTTATGAGTACCAGCAAGGCCGATGAATTTTTTAAGAATTTTCCCAAGGACAAGGTTGTTGCTTATAAAGATTATTGGGAAACTGTTCGTCCCAAGACTGATGAAGATATTTTTCGTCGCTATCTTTTTGCTTATTGCTCAGTCCACACTACTTGGCAAGGCAATGTCAAAGGATATAATGCTATCAAGAATTTTAGTGAATGGGTAGATAGCAAAGAAACTCTTTTGACAAAACTTCATAAGAGTGGCGTCGGTCTACACAATAATCGCACCACTTATATCTGGGATTTTAGTACCAAGTTTTGGGCTAATCCTAAAGACTTTTATTTGACTACCAAGAAGTATCATGTTAAGAAACGAGACAGTATCCTTAATAAGATTAGTGGGATTGGTCTGGCTAAAATTAGCTTTGCTCTTGAAATGATCCATCCTAATGAGGCAAGAGTATTGTGCGGAGATATTCACCAATTGAGACTTTACGATGTCGAGGCTCTTAAGTATAATAAAAGTAAGTCTGGCTCAGAGATTTATAAAAAGATGGAGCGTCACTGGATGGTGAATTGTGGAAAGCTTAAAGTTCCATCGTATGTTGCCCGATCAATCTATTGGGATGATCTGCAAAAGAAAGAAGATAGTCGTTACTGGAGTTATGTTCTGGAGAACTAATTATGCAGAATGGTAAAGGGTCTAAAAGACGAGTCAGTTTAGTTTCTCAAGAAACTTGGGATAAAAACTACGAAAGAATTTTTAGAAAGAAAAAAGATGGGAAGCGTAACGAATCTAAAAGAAAATAAAACAATTTTTATTCCGTGTTCTTGTAAGAGCGAAATTTTAGTGATCGAATATGATCATGAAATAGATATGGCTGATCTGGCAATATTTGAACATTATACAAATTATAGCAATAAGATGTCATTATGGCAGAGACTACGATATTGTTTTCAGGTTTTGGTATATAAAAAACCCTATTCTGATCAGATGGTGCTAGACAAAAAACAATTAAAAGATTTGCAAAAATTCCTGAGTGGACTTAGCCTTTAAGGTGTATATTATAAGGTTTCCTAACTTATAACAGGGAGGCTAATTATGGTCGTCAGAACAACAGTAGAATATATGAATGATCAATTAGCTGATAGAGTGAAGGTCTTACAAAAAGCTTTAAATCAAGCTGAAAAAATTATTACCACTCTAGAAAAAGAAAACAATAATCTAAAAGACGTTCTTAATAATCTAACGTCAGAAAATAATGAAGGTTATGTTCTTGATAGTGAGGCTTTTAATGAGCCAGTGTTTACGGTCTAAAAATAAAAGAGTAATAACACAAATTGGTGAGAATGAATATTTGGTTGAGGGCGAAAGTGATTGGGCTAGATTTGGTTGTCAATCAGATATATCAATAATAACTTCTGCTAACTTAGATGGTGGCCCATTTTTATTAGTGGGAGATTCTTTCTTGGGCAAAGGTAAAATCTCAGCAATACAAAACATTGACAGTGGGCGAGATGGCTATATAATAATCAAAGTTACCTTATTCTCAACAAAGGAAAAACATGATTAATGAACTGATTCCCGTAATGGGATTTAACCAAGCTATGTTACTCTCTGGCTATAATGAATATCAAATTAAACAAATAATTAAAGGGTCTACCCATGAGCCAACTTCACAAGAGTAATAAGAACAGAGTTTTATTCGGCGTTTGTGGAGGACTAGCAGAAAATCTAGGAGTAGATGCTGCTGTACTAAGAATGGGATTTGTTCTTGGAGCAATTTTTACTGGAAGTATTTTGTTTTGGGTTTATTTACTTTTTGCTTTAGTGTTGCCTACAGAGGATTGATATAATGGATAAGATAGTCGGTCAGAAAGTATTTTTTACTGCTGATCTTCATCTTGGACATCGAAATATTATAGGATATTGTAATCGTCCATTTTCTACTGGCGAAGAAATGGATGCAAAGATTATTTCTTCTATAAACGAAACAGTTGGAAAAAATGACATTCTTTACGTTCTAGGAGATTTCTGCCATAAAGGCGGCACTGCTCTATTTTATAGAGAAAGAATAGCTTGTGAAAATGTTCACGTTATTCTTGGTAATCATGATGAGCCAACTAAATTCACTAGTGGATTTTCTAGTGTCTCTGATCAGAAAATGATTCTGTATATCAATCAAAAAATATTTATGTGTCATTATCCTATGAGAAGTTGGTCAGGTAGTTATAGGAAAAGCTGGATGCTCTATGGTCATGTTCATGGCAGACTGCATCGTGAGGACGTTGTTTCTGGCAGTCTCACGCTTGATGTAGGAGTCGATAATAAAAGAGATGGGGTAGAGTTTGGTACTCCTTGGAGTTTTAAAGACGTTCAACAACAATTTCTGGCGAGAACGAAAAATTTTTCAAGGTCGCCCATTGACATTGACGATACCATACTGTATAATCGAAGGAACAACGCGAGGTAAGATCAGTCGTTCGACTGAGCCTCGTTTGTAAGATTGGTTAATAATTTGGAGGATTTTATTATGGCTGAAGTTACTACTACTGAGAAGCAGAGTCGTGTTCGTTGCAGTGATGACCAGTTCCTTGAGGCAGTTTTTTCCAGTAAGACTTATGCTGAGATTGCGTCAAAGACGGGTCAGAAGGTTGCTAGTACGATGGCTCGTTATGCTCGTACAAAGGCCGCTCTGACTGTTAAGGGGATTGAACTTCCTGCTATGGAACGAGCAAAGCCCATTAAGACTGTGGATAATGTCGAGGCTATGGCTGAGACTGTTCGCCGCCTAAAGGCCGCTCATTCTAACGGTTGATATTAACCCAAAACTTCCAGCTACATCCCTCATAAAAATTAGTAGAGACAACATAGACAAAAATCTAACTAATGATTATGATATGTAGTTCGGAAGTATATGGGAGCGTAGTCCAAAGGCAGAGACAGTGGACTTAAAATCCATACAGTGTGAGTTCGATTCTCACCGCTCCTACTAATTTAAAGGAACTATTAATGAAAATCCACAACAGAACACATATTACTTTAACTCCTGATGATATTGAAAAAGCTATTGAGAGATATCTTACAGAGGTTGGTATTGAAGCTCCGAACTGTGATATTAAGTTTATAGTTCATGATGTTTATCAGAAAGATAGTTTAACAGGTTATTATAAGTCTGAGTTTGTTGGTGCTGAAGTTATTATAAAGGAAAATTCTTGATGAAACAAAATTCTAATCCTATTGAATATCTCATTGAGTTTGCTTGGGCAAATGGTGCTGATCGTTTTGTGGTAAATAATGCCAAGGATGAACTTAAAAAACTAAGAGATAAGAATAAGGAATGGGCTGAAGAAGTTTATAGAGCTAATGAATTTGCAGTTCATCAAACTAATGAATACCTAAAAATATCTCAACAGATGCAAGCTTTAAAAAATTCTCTTGAGTCTTAATAGGAAAAATTATGAGTAATAGTTTGTGTAATGGTAGAGTCAAGAATAATAACCCCAAATCTCCCATAGAGTATTTCTTATTAGTTACTGTAAGAGAGTTCAGCGACTATGAGGGCGGTTCTTATATAGATGAAATTAAAAGTGCTGAACAGTTTCTAGATTCAGAAGAAGAAGGTCTTGATGATCCTTATTACCAAATCTATGGAGAAAGATATTCTCACGACATTGAATATAAATCTATTTTTCTTGGTGAGTTTTATACTTTAGAGAAAGCAAAAGAATTCCTCTACAATCTTACTGGCGAAGTTCCAGATATTATCTCTTACTGATATGATAAACACCAAATATAAGATTGATCTACACTCATATAGTGATCAAGGAGGATATTGTACATTTTATTGTATCCTCAATCATAAGAACTTAGCCTTTAAGGAATTTATCTCTAAATCTAGGGCTGAATATGCTAGGAAAGTTCAGCTTAAATTAAGCAGGCATAATCTTGCACCAAAAGTATATTCTAAATTATGTAAGATGAAATATGATATATTGTTTCCCGGCCAAAGAAGTGGTTGGGGATATATCACAGAGATAGCTAAAACACTAGATAAAAATTCTATACCATTAATTAGAATACAAAAATTAGTTGATACAATTTACATAAAAACCAAACTTAAATTTTGGGATTGTCATTGGGAAAACATTGGTTATATTAGAGTAGACGGTAAAAAGAAATTAGTATGTATTGATACTGGTAAAGAAACTTGGGAAGGACATTCTAATTATTTTGGAAATACCGATCCCGGCCCAAAATGTTCTTATTGTTTAAAATATAAATGTAGGTGTGTAGAATTATGAAATATCTTATAGCTGGTGGTGCTGGATTTATAGGCAGTCATATTGCAGATATGCTCATAGGAATGGGGCATAATGTTATCATTGTTGATAATTTATCTACAGGGAAAAAAGATAATATACCTGATGAAGCTACTTTTATAGAATTAGATATAGCTAAATCTCCTATAGAAATTTTATCATCTTTTTTTGATGATGTAACAGCAGTATTTCACTGTGCTGCATTACCTAATGTTCAATTTTCCATAGAACAACCTTTAGATTCTAATAAAGCTAATGTAGATACTACTATTAAAATTTTAGAATCTATGAGAATCAAAAAAATTAAGAAGATTATATACAGCAGTTCTTGTTCTATATACGGAGATGCTATACAGATACCTACTACTGAAAATGAAACTATTAAACCATTAAGTCCTTATGCTTTACAGAAATATATTGGAGAAGAATATTGTGCTTTATATCATAGGCTTTATAATATAGAATATGTTGCTTTGCGTTATTTTAATGTATATGGTGAACGTATGACTGATATTGGAGCATACGTCAGTGTGTTAAGTCACTTTTTAAGAGCTTACAAGAATAATAAACCATTAAACATTACTAATACTGGAGAACAGAAAAGAGATTTTATATATGTCAAAGATATAGCTAGAGCAAATATTTTAGCTGCATTGAAAAACACTGGTGGTGAAACTATACTAAATTTAGGATCAGGAAATAATTATTCTATTAATTCTATTGCTAATTGGTTTAACCATAATATAGTTTATGGAGAATCGAGAATAGAACCATTTGAAACTTTAGCTGATATAAATAAGGCTAAAAATGTATTGAATTGGTCGCCAGAAATGGATCTAAAATCATGGGTAACACAAAATATTTAAGGGGACTATAATGCCATATATTAAAGAAGAAAACAGATCTCAATTAGACGATTGTATCGATCATATGATGGAATGTTTACGAGGTAATGTTTCTCCTAATTCAGATAATCCTCACTCAAACCCATATAAAGAAAAGCTAACAAATGAAGAATTTTTAAGCATAGTTGGCGATATTAATTATGTTTTTAGTCGTGTTTTAAGTGGCACTATGGGAGACGTTTCATATTCTAAAATAGCCATGATTACTGGTGTATTAGAGAATATTAAACAAGAATTTTATCGTCGTGTAGCTGAACCTTATGAGGATAAGAAAATTGTTGAGAATGGTGATATTAAAGAATACAAACGCCTAAAATAAAGAGGCCAAAATGTCTAAAAATATTGATGATGTTATCAAAGAGGTAATGAAAAGTAATAAGGAGATTCATAATATGGATGCTCATATCTCCAAAGACATTAGCGAACTTAAAAAAGGCATCAAGAATATTGAAAATAAAATTAAGACAATAGAGAATAAACTTGATCAAACTATAGATCTATTAAATACTTTCACTATGCTTCTTACAGAAGCAGAAGATTTAGATATTGATGATGATGATGAAGAAGAGCATGAAGATTGGACTCCTTATGATCAACAAGAAGATTATCAGGTAGAAGAAAATGATGACGAAGAAGAACAATACTAATGACTAGTTTAGCTCTACTAGTAACAATAATTTTTTTATCTGTGCTAATTATAGGGCCATTAAGTTATATCTTGTCTTTGTTCGATTGGATGCCAAGATTTATTGTATGGATTATGGGAATACTTTGCATATTTGTTGGAGGCATGACATTCACTTTGCCTGTGTTGCTTTTAAAAGTTTTTGGTCTGATAGACATAGCCATAGGCTTTAAAATGATTTCCGACAGACAACAAAAAAAGTGATGCTTGACAAGACGATTTGCCGATGGTATACTTGGGCTATCACAGGGAACGATAACACTTTTGGAGAATAAAGATGAAGTTGGCAGATAGGACGATTGAGACTCACAGCGTTGGTGTTGCAAGTAGGAACCAATTCAATATCGCTCAGACGAGCAAGATGTTTAAAATCCTTTCAGACTCTCTTTATTCTGATAAGGTAATGGCAGCAATTCGTGAGCTTTCTACTAATGCTTATGATAGTCATATCTCTGCTGGGAATAGGAATCCTTTTAAGGTTACTTTGCCCACCGCTGCCAATCCTACCTTTATGGTGAGAGATTATGGTACTGGTCTTAGTCAGGCCGATATGGAGGACTTGTATACAACCTACGGAGCATCCAACAAGAATGATAGCAATGATTTTGTTGGTTGTCTTGGTCTAGGGTCTAAGAGTCCGTTTGCCTACACCAAGAGTTTCACCACTGCATCATATTACAACGGCAAGAAGTATACTTATATTGCTGCGATTGACGAAAGTGGTGTTCCTACTCTGAATCTTTTTAATACTTCCGAAACATCTGAGCCTAATGGTCTTGAGATTAGTTTTGCTGTTAAGCAGCATGACTTTCAAGAGTTCACCGATAAGGCTAAGAGAATTTTCCACTACTTCCGAATGAAACCCATCATTGAGGGTGGTGTTGGTGGAAATCTTATGGATCATAAGTATAGCAATACCAATATCGTTATTAGTGGTGAGGGTTGGAGAGTTTGCCGACTCAATAATGATAACAGTTATTTCCCCAGCAATTACCATCGAATTGATAGTGGTATTATAGCTATCATGGGCAATATTGCGTATCCTGTTCAGACTGCACAGATTGTTGGTCAGGAAAAGGAAGAAATGCCCGACCATATTCAGAAGTGGAATAGGGCTTTCCAAAAAGCAGACATTGATTCTTGGAAGAGTTTTGTGGGAGAGATTCTTAACTCTGGCCTTTATCTTGAACTGGATTTTGGTATCGGTGAACTTGAGATGGACGTTAGCCGCGAAGGTTTGCAGTATACCAAGGATGTAATTAAGGCTCTTCGTAAAAAGACCCAAGAAATTTACATGGAGATGAAGGAAGAATTCTCCAAGAAAATTCAAGCATCCAAGACCAAGGTAGAAGCAATTACTTCATATTATACTATGAATGAATTGGCTGGCGGCTGGGGTGTTGGTGCCACTTGGACTGATCCCAAGGGTAAAGATCATCCGATCAATTCTGGAAATGACTTGGAATATAAAATTCCGGCTGGCAAGAGTCTGTACGTTTTTAATTATAAGACTGCTGGCTATCGTTCTCGTCGCCAAGTTGCTCTGACAGATAAGATTCATCATGAAACTCTTACTGGTAAAGGTTCCTATTATTGGAATAACCAGAGGAAAAAAGGCACGATGGCTTTCTTTATCTGTGACGTTAAGGGAGAAGAAACAGCCAAGAAGATCATCACAAAGTATTGCAATAGTAATGATTGTTTTGCCTACTTGATGCTTGATACTAAAGACCACACCAAGAGTGGAGAAGGTTTTGATAAACTGATTGAAGATGTTGGTGCTGAAAATCTGCTAAAGGTTTCAGACTACAAACATCTTACTCAAAGTTCTGGCCCAAGAAAGTCTTACAATAGAAATTCTAATGGTAATGTTAGTGATCAAGACGTATTCTTTATTCATGGCTATGACAAAGATAGTAAGCAGATCACTAATCCTTATAATGATGCTACTTGTCTTAGAATTCTTTCAGAAGAACAACTGGAAGATTTTCTAGAGCAGGATGAGATAGTGTACGTTCCTATGCTTCGATATAAGACTGAGGCTGAATCCGGTCATCCTGAGATTAGTAATATTACCACTACTCTTGGTGATGATAGCTTGAAGTTTATAGTCAAGGATTTGCTGGGAAATAGTAAGATTTATGCTATCAAAAACGCTTTTGTTAAAAAGCTTCAAAATGATGGGTATAATCTTGTCAGTTTTAATGAATTTTTTAAGCGTCAGTTGAAGATTGTTACTCAGAAACATTTTTCAAGTTTGGCTTCTTTCAATGATCTTGTTGACTTCTGTAAGAAAGAATATGCAAGTGAAGAACATAAGAATAACCATTATAGATATTATAATCACGGAACTATGGACAAGCAGTTCATGTTTCATATGCTGAATATCTTTGGGTTGAATTATGAAAAGTTTATTGGTAGCAAGACTCTGGTTGAGTGCATAGACACTACTATGCTTATGGAATTCTTTGCTAATACTGTTCATGATAGTAACTTTAGGATTGAAAGATTTTCTCAATCAGATTATTTCTCTCATATCTCAAAGTTAATGGACAAAGCCAATATCAGATCAGTAGATAGTAAGGATATTCGTAAGGCTAGTTTGGCCTACAATGTCTTGACCAGTTTGATTAGTCGATCACTTTATACTGGATCTAATTCTGATAAGGCCGAAACTTATCTGAAAATTATTAAGGGCGAGTCTAAGGAAAGTTTTAAACTGCCAGCAATCTCTAAGATTAGAGAGAGTGTCAGAACTGAACTTGATAAGAATCCTATGCTAAAGTATATTCTTGGTAGTCATCAGATTACTGGAACTCTTAGTGATCTAAAAGCTAAAAAGAATCCAATTAACCAACTTGATGAACGTCACTCGTATTATAATAATGATGGTAAGGATTGGATCATGCAGATGAGCCAAGATAATATTGACCTATTTAGAATTCAGTTGAGTAGTTTAGTCAAGTAGTCAGAAATTTTTCAAGACCACTTGACAAGCTTGCCGATTAGTGTAAAATGAGAGTATCACAGGTATCGTAACTAGAAACTAGGAGTTTGGATTATGGCTGTTCCGTTTATGTTTGTGGATGGTAATTTGACGCTGGTTCTTAATAATCAGAGTTATCAGGTGTTGCCAGATCATATCAATTATAAGTTGATTCTGGAAAGACTTCCTACTGCTACGGCAGATGAACTACTGGAAGTTGTTGATGTTCAAAAGGCTGTTGCTACTTTTAGCGATGGTCTTGTGGAGATCAAGAATGGACAGGTTCTCTACGAGGGTGAGGAAGTTCATGGTAGTATTAGTAAGCGTATTCTGGAGTTCATGAGCAAGGGATTGCCTTTTCAGCCCCTTGTTAATTTCCTGAATAATCTTATGGAAAATCCAAGTATGCAGAGTCAAAAGGAACTGTATGACTTCTTGGAACATGAACATCTTCCCATTACTGAGGATGGTTTCTTCCTCGCTTATAAGGCTGTTCGTTCAGACTTTAAGGATAAGTATAGGGGAGTTTTTGACAACAGAGTTGGTCAGGTATGCGAGATGCAACGAGCAAAGGTTGACGATGATCGTGGTCGTGGTTGCTCTAATGGACTTCATGCTGGTGCATTGAATTATGTTGCCAACTATGGAAGTCTTGAGTCTGGAGACAAGATTGTTATTGTCAAGATTAATCCCAAGGATGTTGTGAGCGTTCCTAGTGATTGCAATTATGAAAAGCTTCGCACTTGTCGCTACGAGGTAGTTGGACAGTACGAGGGTGAATTGCTCAAGCCTCTTTATAAGGCTGATTTTAGTCAGGATGATTACGAGGACGATGACGATGATTATCTGAATGACTATGATGAGAACTATTGGGATCAGTTTGACGATGAAGATGAGGACGATGATCTTGTTGGTGATGAAGATGATTCAGATTTTGATAATGGACTCTACGGAACTCATTGAAATTAATTAGTTAAGGTGGTGTTTGGTAACTTGTAAGATAGCACCTATATAGTTTCTGCTATCGTGCAATAACGGTTCGATTCCGTTACCATCTTTTAGATATTGCTCTTGATAATGATGTTCATTATCCCAATATCAAAAATGTAGGTAGGAAGTTGGAAAAAGGAAAACAAATGTTTAGTGATACTTTGGCTTTTAATCCATTCGATAAGACTCATAGTGCTATTGGAACAAGAGATCAAATTACTTTGAGGAATAAGTTTTTTGATTCCTTGGGTAGTCAGCAGATTTTTTGCTATAATGGTGATCCTCGTAAGAAGATAAGTAGCATGAATCATACGGACAATCTTACTACTGTTGCTATTGCAAACGATAGTCAAGGTGCTGATGCTTACTTCTATGTTAATGGTGGACGCAAACAATATGCTATTAGCAGGATTCGTGCTTGTTTTGTTGATATGGACGCTGGACGAGATGAGCAGGGTAGCTATTTAAAGCCTAGCATTGTCATGCAAAAGAAGCGGGAGTTCTTAAATAAGATCAATAACTTTCCAGTAAAACCAAGCTGGGTTGTTGATACTCGTAATGGCTATCAGTGCTATTGGATTCTAAATAAAAATACCAATAGTCCTCATAAGACTTATTGGAGCGGTATTCAAAAGAAACTGGTAAATCATTTTGGTGGTGATGCCAGAGCTATTAAGATTAATCAGATTTATCGTATTCCTTATACTTGGTGGAGAAAAGGTTGGGAAGGTAAGCAACCTTACTTTACTAGTATTTTGTCAGGATCAACTGGCAATCCAGTAAATATTGAGCAACTGAAGCAGGCTCTTGATGGTGTTTCTGCTGTGGTCAATATTATTGCTAATAAGACTAGTGACGAATGGTTTAAGGAATATGCTAAGGCTTATAAGAGGTCTGATATTACTGGAGTTCCGGTATCAGTTAATGTTGCTGCAACTATTGCTGATCAGATGAAGTCTCTTAACCTTAAGAACAGCACCGTATTCTGTAATACATATACCAATAGTACAGATGATATCAATAACAAGTATGTTTATGCTGGTGGTAGTGTGTTCAATAAGGCTTATGGCGATCCAATGCCAGTACATCATGTAGATGAGGCTGGGTCTACGGACGTACAGGACGCTCTCCCTGACGAGGATATGAGTCTAGATGGTCAGCAGACCAAGCTTTTAAAGACGGTCGTGGAGTTCCTTAATCAAGTCTCAACGCCGCTCTACTTTAGTAATAATAGGTTCTTGTCTAATTCTGCTAAAGACCTTGCCTCTCAAATTAGTGACAAGTTTTGTATAGGGTGAGGGTTTTATGGGACAACAAGATGAAGATTACAACTACGATGATGACTATGAAGATAGTCAGGATAATTTAGAGAGTCAGCATAAAAATTATTTCAAGTTTGATCCTAGTGCATGGGATGCTTGGGGTAAAATGCTATACGAAGCTTTAAATGACATAGTTGAATATCCTTCTAATGTCTGGTATATTGGACATGGATTCGATAAAGGTTCGTTACCTGTGAATGATTACTTCTCCAAATCAGGGAACTTTAAAAACTCCCTGTTTTTGGGGAACAATCATTATAAAGAACCAGTCTATAAAACCAAATACTTTATACATAACAAGTTAGATGTGGCGTATAGAAATCATTTAGTATCACACGCGGTTCATTTCCTTTCGCAACCAAACTATTATATGGGTATGTTCGACATACTTAATTAGAGGACAAGGATGTTACCAGCAGCACTATTGTATGTGGCTATGTTCTTCAGTTCATTAACTGAAACTCCTTTTGTTGCATATGATCTAGCAACTCATATGAACAAAGCACAAAGGATAGAATGGACAAAAATGACAGATGATGATAATAATGTAAGATTTACTATTACATTTTATAAGATGCCAATATTAGCAGAGCTAGGTTTTGAAAGAACTTTTGTAGACAAACATAATAACTGTCAAACAGAGCTTAATAAAAAATGATGAGCACATATTTTGAAATCTACTTTAATGAATCGTCAGTCAGTAAAGTGTGCGAGGCAATGGCTGAAGTTATCATCTTCATTGAAAATTCCACAAATCAAGATAGGCGAATACCTCTCAAAATAGTCGAAAAAGATAAGAAAACCGATAGGATCGTAGTGGTGTACAAACCCGTCCTGTCTGCTAAACTTGAATGGGTCAGCATCCCAAAGTACGAAGGGGAAACATTAGTATAATGAAGAACGAAAAATGGTTTTTTATAAGTAACTTTGAAGAATTCGTTGATCACTCAAGAGCTTTGGTTTTTAATTTATTTGGACAAGTTAATGAAGTAGCAGCAGATTCTTTGACCGCTTCTTTATCAATAATGAGTAAAGAAGAAATAGAAGAGATGGATACTACTCTAAGTCATGAGGAAGCATCTGTCATCATTAAGAATCATGCTAGAAAACAAATTAATAAAAAAAGTAAAGAAATTCGATACTCTATTACTGATCAAATTTTAGGAGAGATTATAGAAGATTTGAACGGAAGAATGGTTAGCAATATTTTGAATACCTTGGTTAACAAGGGAGTTTTGGATAGTGGATACGATAGTGAAAAAAACGATTTCATTTTTTGGGTAAAAGAAGATGCCAACAATCAAACAGAAACGCCTGAGACCGATTGATCAAAATGTTCATCTAAAATATAGATGTCATAAATGTTCCTCAGATCATTGGATTTCCATGAAAGAGGCACAGACAAAAGGATATAGAATAGTCTGCGACTGCAATGAGATACTTAGGGTAAAACTAGTAGAAAAAAATGAGATTATCTATAGTCAGACTCAAAAGAAGTCATCTTTAGCAGCAGAAACAGAGAAAAAGAAAGAAACTATTCCTTTAGATCTTTTAACACAATCTTGTACAATTTTACTTGGATATGGTTTTGATATTAGTGAAGCTGAGAAACTAATAGTCTCAACCTTTGACAGAACACCTACTTATATTTGCGTTGATTTAATCAAACAGGCTTTGAAAAACTTTGGAGAAAAAAATGGCTAATGCAATTCGTCCCACGCGATTTAGTGAAATTATTGGACAGTCAGAAGTGATTACACGTTTAAACATCGTGGTTGCTGGTTGTAAAAATTCTGGTGGTGTGATGCCTCATCTTTTAATAGACGGCCCACCGGGGCTAGGAAAGACTACAATAGCCAGTGCTATAGCTACTGAGATGGGAGTCAACCTATATACCATCAATGCTGCCACTGTTCGTGGTATAAAAAATATTTTGCCCTACATTATGGGCATGGAAAAACATTCCGTTTTGTTTATTGACGAAATCCATCGTCTACCAAAAATTGTCGAAGAATTTCTATATCCTGTTATGGAAGATTTTGTTCTAAATATTACTGTTAAAGATGAACAAGACAAAGAAAAGCCAGAGACTATTGAGTTGCCAGTATTTACTTTGGTTGGAGCAACAACTAGTGGTGGATCTTTAAGTCAGCCATTTTATGACAGATTTCAAATTAAAGAACATTTGTCTTTCTATAATGAGATTGATCTAGCTAAACTAGCAGGATTGAACGCTAATAAGCTAGGTTTGCATATTAGTGATGAAGATTTGCTAGAAATTGCTAAAAGAAGCAAGGGAACTCCTAGAATTTTGAACGGTAGACTACAATGGTATAAGAATTGTAGTGCGTATTATACAGAGAAGGCGATGAGTGTGGATGAAATCTTTAATAGTCAGGGCATTGATAAGGACGGTTTGGATGTGTATGATAAGATGTATTTAAAGGTGCTTGCTAATTCTAAAGGTGCTGGATTGGGCCTAAAGAGTATTTCAGCTTTAACTGGAATTGCTATGGACACTATTGAGAATAGCATCGAACCATATCTAGTACGAAAAGGTTTTGCTGTAAGAACCCAAAAGGGAAGAGTGATAGGCTCATATAAACATGAATGAAATATCAGTATCAATAAACTTACCCACTATTATTTTCTTCTCAAGCACACTCCTAATCTTAGGGGTGTGTTTGTTTTTAATCGGCTATTTTGTTGGTAAGCAATCTAATGCTGGTGTATGTAATACTGTTATTAATAGTAAGCCAACAAGTTTTTTTCAAGAAACAAAAAAAGATAAAACGGTTGTGTCTATTGATGATACTAAATATGTGGTTGATATTAAGACATCTGGAATGGAAAAGAAGTACGAATCTTTGGGAGAAATCAATCAATCTGAAGAAGATATAAGTACTTCAATAAATAAACTTAAAAATATGAAGAGGTGAAATATGGCAGCTGGATTAGACGTTGGTACAAGCTATATAGTCTTGTCGAAAGAAAACAAAAATAGTATTGTTTATAAAGATTTTAGAGATGCTTTTTATGTTATCAAACCAACCACACCAGTTGCTACAAAGATGATAGAGAAAGGATTAGCAGGAAAAGTTTTTATTAAAGATACTGATGGATCATTTATCCTATTAGGTAAAGATGCTATTGAAAAAGCTATAGAAAGAAATGATACTGCTAAAAGACCAATGTATAAAGGCGTAGTATCTGCCAAAGAAAAAGATGCCAAAAAAATATTGGCTTTTATTTTAAAAGAAGTAGCGGGTAAAGCTAAAGAAGAAAATGAAAAGTTAGTATTCTGCGTCCCTGCTCAACCAGTAGATCAAGAAGATGAAGATTTTGATGTCGGATACCATGAAGATGTAGTCAAGACTATTCTAGCTGAATGTGGATATAGCGCTAAAGCTATTAATGAAGCAGAGGCTCTTTGTTATGCTGAATTAGAAGTTGAGGATTATACTGGTATTGCTGTTAGTTGTGGGGCTGGTATGACAAATGTTTGTGTTATGTTAAATGGCGAACCTACTGTAGTATTCAGCACAACCAAAAGTGGAGACTGGATTGATCGCATGAGTTCTGTTGCTACAGGAGAACCAGATAGTGTTGTGCAGGCAGAAAAAGAGGCTGGTGGTTTTACGATTGGTGAACCTAATGATAATCCGGTTTTAGGTGCGGTGTCAGCTTATTATGAGAGACTAATAGACTATACTACAAAACAATTAGCCCATGCTTTATCAAACCATAAATTATTACCAAAATTTAAAAATCCTTTGGTCATTGTGGTAGCTGGTGGTACTTCTCAAGCTAGTGGATATATTAAGGAGTTTGCTAAAAAATTAGAAGAGAATGGTTTTCCTTTACAAATTAAAGAAGTCAGACATGCGACAGACCCTTTACACGCTGTTGCTAAAGGATGTTTAATTGCTGCAAAGGTGTTGTGATGTTTAATTTCCTGAATAAAATCAGGTTTGCAGTACGATCTCCAAAATGGAGTAATGTAAGAAAACAACACTTAAAAGAAAATCCATATTGTATTGCTTGTGGTAGAGATAAAAAATTAGAAGTTCATCATAAAACCCCAGTTCATATTAGTCCAGAGCTAGAACTTGATCCTTCAAATCTTGTGACTTTGTGTGCAGACCCATGCCACTTTCTATTTGGTCATTTAATGAGCTTTAAGAGTTATAATAAATCGGTCATCGAAGATTGTTCGGTGTATTTAAATAAGGTTAAAAATAGACCTTAGTTTACATATCCGTCAAAGGAATGACCCATGAAAAGCTTAATTTTTCTTCTGGGTGTTTTTTTATTTCTTTCAAATTCTTTTGCTGGGACAATTGATCCCAATGTTGAAGACTCTAAATATATAGAATATGGATCTAAATTTAAACATACTGTTAAAATTGTTTGCTATGATGGTAATGGACAAGCAGCGGGTTCTGCTGTAATAGTAGATAATAATTGGATAATAACAGCAGCTCATGTTGTAAAAAATATGAAAGATCATCAAATAATTGTTGATGATAAAAAATACAATTTAGATTCTATTATTTGTCATGAAAAATATAGTGACAATGTTTTTGGATATTATGATATAGCAGTAGGTCACATCTCAGAACAAGTAGATATGTCTCCTTATCCAGAGTTATATGAGGATTCAGATGAAGTTGGGAAAATAGCTGCTATTGTTGGTGTTGGGCTTACCGGAAATTTTAATACTGGAGTAAATATTTCTGATGGTAAAAAAAGGGCTGGATCTAACTATGTTACCAAAATAGAAAGAGGAACATTAGTCTGCAATGCTTCCAAACCCAGTCAAAAAATCACAGAACTTGAATATTTAATTTGTAGTGGAGATAGTGGTGGTGGTCTTTTTATAGATGGAAAACTTGCTGGTATAAATTCTTCAGTATTGGGGTATGATGGTAAACCAGACTCAACATACAGTGATGAAAGTTGTCATACAAGAATTAGTATGTATATTCCATGGATTAGAAACATTATTAAGAAATAATTATGTTAAAAAAGAAACAATGTAAGCTTTTACCTCACACAAGAAAAGATATTTATGGTTTGTCGGTAGGTTCTAGTCAGTTTCATAGTTGGCCCATTGATAAATTCTCCATTCCTCAACAATGGAGACATTCTCAAGGAGAGGGTGTTACTGTAGCAGTAATAGATACTGGATGCGATTTAAATCATGAAGATATTAAAGATAATATTGTAGATGGATATAATTTTATTGATCCAGATCAACCACCACAAGATGATAATGGTCACGGTACTCACGTTGCTGGTACAATAGCTGCTGTTAACAATGGAGTAGGCATGGTAGGAGTCGCTCCGCAAGCCAAGATCATGCCTATTAAAGCACTTGGAGCCGATGGGTCAGGTATTAATAAAAATGTCGCTGAAGCTATTGTGTGGGCTGCTGACCACGGAGCAGATTTAATCACTATGTCTCTTGGTTCAGAATATCCTGCTATTCAGATAGAAAAAGCTATAGAATATGCTAAATACAAAAATGTAATAATTTTTTGTGCAGCAGGGAACAGTGGCATAGAATCAGGAATTCAGTATCCAGCAAAATATAATAACACAATTAGCGTTGGTGCAGTAGATGAGAGATTGAATATTTGTTCATTTAGTTGTTGTGGAGAAGAACTTGACTTCTTGGCACCGGGAGCAGATATTATTAGTGCTGTACCTGGAAATACCTATGCTTCTATGTCTGGAACTAGTATGGCAACACCATTTGCGGTAGGCTGTGCTGCTTTATTTTTATCGTTTGCTAAAAAAATTAAATTTGCTATGCTTGAGAATATGCTAAAATCATCTGACGATTATGTGGCGGTTTTTGCTAAAAAAGCCATGAAACTGCATCAGCAGAATTATACAGGAATAAAGAAATATGAAGGCTATGGTATCATTAGACCTGTACTCTAATTATTAATCACCCTCTGCATAAGATATAATATGATGATCGTTGTCTGTCAAGTTTTAAAAATTCTAAGCCTCAAGCTTGACTTGTCTCCAATGGGGCGTATGATTACTACGAAAGGTGTGCAATGAGCGATTCAGATTTTGATAAAAGAAAAACTTCCAGAAGAGAAAACATAGAACATAGGTTTTTGAATAAGAAAGCCGATTCCTATGATTCTCGTGATATTAACAAAATAAAGAAACAACTCAAGAAACAAAAAGAAAATATAAGAGCAGAAGAGTTGTGGGAAGATTGGGAAAATGAAATATCTTGAAGAATTAAAACCGGGCGATTTATTTTTAATAGATAAGAAGAGGTTTATTCTTACTGGTGATTTCAAATCTACCAAGGATCAAAAAACTAAAAAAATGTCAATAGACATTGAAACAGGTTTTGCTAGTTGGTTAGTTGAAGATTCTGTAGTAGAATCATTGGACCTATATTATAGAGACAAAGATGGCAATATATTGGCTCTAAAGGAACATAAGAATGAGTATACGGACAAAACTCCTAACATTTCTTAAGTCTTTACTATTTCATATAGGTGCTGGATTTCCAAAATCTACCCAAGAGGAAATAGATAAAAGATTTGCAATTTGCCAAACCTGCGAAATGTTTCATAATACCTCTAGTCAATGCTTGGCTTGTGGTTGTAATCTTAGTAAGAAAAAAATATTCTTAAATAAGCTGGCATGGGCTGATCAACAGTGTCCACTAAATAAGTGGTTAAAAATAAAAAGGTAAAACTATGCCAACTCAAATAAACAAAAATACAGCTAATGCTTTTAGCTTTGTTAAGAATCAAAATATATTTGAGCTTATCAATACCAGAATTTCTGCTGGAGTTAATGGTAGCACGGTTATTGTTCCTCATGTGTGTAATAATAGCAATGCTTTTGGTGCTGGATTTGCTGGTGAAGTGGCTAATATTTATCCAGAAGTAAAAGCTAATTTTCATATGCTTGGTCAACAAGCTAAATTAGGACATACTCAGTTTATTACTGTCAGGACAGATTCAAAATATCGTCATAAAATTATCTTTGCAAATATGATAGCACAGAATAAACTTATTAATAATCAAAATAAAAGACCATTAAACTACGCTGCTCTTGTATATTGTATGAATCAGGTCAGGACAGTATGCAAGAATACTCAGGATGGAACAGAAAAAAGTAAGGTGGAAATACATGCGCCAAAGTTTGGTAGCGGTTTGGCTGGAGGTAACTGGAATTTTATTTCTGATCTAATTAATGATATTTGGTTTGATTTACCCGTTTACATATATTCAAAGTGAGACTATGTATTCTTTTTTATTGTTATTTTGTTTGGTCTTGGGATGGATGGATGGAAGTAGGAAATTAAATAATTCTAGAGAAAAATATTCCTCTAAAAATCTTTTTGACTTTTTATTCCCTAGCTTATAATTAGAAATATGAAACTTGTTATTAATTCAAATCTATTTTATAGAAAAGCCTTAAATCTTCTATTTAGATCTTTAAAAAAGGTTAATTTTACAAGATTTGAAGATATTATTTTAGTTATTTCTCAATATGAAAATTTTAGTCCTCGTATCAAAAAAATTAAAGAAGTAACTGATCTTAGTTTTGATGATGAAATTACAGTTGTTGGCATGGCTATGAATAATTTCGATTATACAGCATATCATGCTTTATATACTTGGAGATATCATCGTTTAATCATAGATAAATCATATTTGTATATATTAGATACTACAACTTTTGATTATTCTTTTAATGATACATATAATATTCTTAATAATACCATAGAAGGTCATGAATTACATATTGTAAAAGGACCACACTCTAATATCTGCGCTTTTGGAGGTCATGTCATAGATAAATATGCTGATAATTTTAAGACTATATTAAACAAAGCAGAAGCAATAGCCTTGGAGTGTGTGTATGACTCGAATTGTATTAATAAAGAAAATACAATAATAAGTAACATTAAAAATTTTGGACATATAAGATATTATAATCAAAGAACTTTTGCAATCAAAAAAGATATCTATAACAATGGAATTGAAAGATCAGCATATTACTATAAAGATTTTGGCTTATACAAATGGATACTTTTGGATCAAAATGGTGATTTTTTTGGTAAAATAGTAAACAATTTTTAAAAACAATAATTATGAATAGATTACATAGTCAAAGAGTATATTTAGCTGGTGCAATGGACAGAGTTGCTGATAGGGGGTCTACATGGAGAGACAATATAACTCCGTTCTTACAAAATTTAGGTATAGAAGTTTTTAATCCTATCAGTAAGCCTTCAAACATAGGACTAGAAGATTCAGATGTCCACACTATAAAAACTAAATTAAAAGCTAAAGAAAGCTATGATGATTTATCTTCCATGATGAAGACTATACGCTCAGTAGACCTTAGACTAGTTGATATTAGTGATTTTTTGATTGTAAATTTGAATTTAGATATTCATCCTTGTGGAACTTATGAAGAAATTTTTTGGGCCAATAGACAAAAAAAACCTATTATAATTCACATGGAACAAGGAAAGAAACACGCACCAGATTGGTTATTTGGTACTATTCCACATCAAACTATTTTTTCTACATGGGATGAGATTAAAGATTATCTTATTCACATAGATTCATCTGAGAACATAGACACCCATAAAAGATGGTATTTTTTTACCATACATTCATCATGCCCAAATACTATGTCAAATCTGGACAAGTGAAATATATAATAGACAGACCTGATTATCTTATTGCTATCAATGACACATTAAAAGCATTCAAAGGAAAAGGATTAAGTACGGCTCTTAAAATATGTATTAGTGAAGTTGGTTGGAATAAAGAAACAACTTGCTATGATACAGATGAATTCTTGAAAAAACTCTAGATTGATTATGACAAAACACATTATAAGACCTGACGATCCTACAAAACTAAATTATCTTCCACCATATAAGATTATTGCAGGTGATTCATCTGTGCATGGTCGTGGAGTTTTTGCTACTACCAGAATTACCAAGGGAGAAATTATTGAAAGATGTCCATTGATTCAGATGGACTATAGATCAAATTATCAATCAGATCCTAAAATTTTTGCTTATATGTATGCCCAGCCCCCATGTTCTTGTGAAGACTGTGAAAAACATGGGGTTATTTTACATATGGTTTTAGGTTATGGGATGTTATATAATCATCAAGATATCTCTAATGCTGTTTGGAAATTCAATTATTCTCAGCTATTTGCGGATGTAATTGCTATTACTGACATTAAGATCAAAGAAGAAATTTTTGTAGGGTATGGTAATTGTTATTTTGATTCAGATAACGTAAAAACAGGTAAAACTAAAATTACAAAATAATATGAACATAAAATTTTTAAATAACTTTCCTATTAAGATTGGACTTTCAACTATAGAAGGTCGTGGTGTTTTTGCAACTAGAGATATTAAAGAGGGAGAGATAATAGAAAGATGTCCAATGGTCCCTTTATCTTTTAGGTCTAAATACCATTCTGATCCACAACTCTATAGGTATCTATATACTCAGCCAACCTGTCCATGCAATGAATGTAAAAATCATGGATTTATATTTCATATGGTTTTAGGCTATGGAATGATTTATAATCATCAAGACAATGCTAATACTCAATGGAAATTTGATTATCCTAATCTGATAGCCGATGTAGTATCTATTAAAGATATTCAAGCAGAAGATGAGATATTTGTAGATTATGGAAATAAATATTTTAATGACAAACCTAAAATAGAGTTGGATAATGCAAAAAATAATTAATGAGATAAAACTAGATTTTGATGATGTTTTAATCAAGCCCAAAAGATCTTCATTAAGTAGTCGATCTGATGTTAGTTTAGTTAGAGAATTTAATTTTGCTCACTCTCCAAGGAAACTTTCTTGTATTCCTATTATGGTGGCAAATATGGACACTACTGGAACATTTGGTATGACTAATCCAGTGTGTTCAGCTAAAAGTATAGTTTGCTTACATAAGCACTATTCTATAGAAGATCTAGTCAAATTTTATTCTGCTGAAAATGATATAAATAAAGACCTTGTTTTTTATTCTACAGGAACATCTGTAAAAGATATTGAAAAACTAGTAACAGTTTTTAACTCATTATTTTCTATTGGAAAAAAAATTCCTAATATTTGTATTGATGTTGCAAATGGTTATAGCGAAAAATTTGTAAAAACAACTAGTCATATTCGTGGACTATATCCAGATGTCATAATTATGGCCGGAAATGTTGTAACTCCAGAGATGGTTGAAGAACTAATTCTTCATGGTAAAGTAGATATTGTTAAAGTAGGAATAGGATCAGGATCTGTTTGCACCACAAGACTTAAAACAGGAATAGGCTATCCTCAATTGGCAGCAGTCATGGAATGTACTGATGCTGCTCATGGATTAGGTGGTCATATTTGTTCTGATGGTGGATGCAAAATAGTCGGAGATGTTTGCAAAGCATTTGGTGCTAATGCTGATTTTGTAATGTTGGGTAGTATGTTTGCTGGTTCTGATGAATGTGAAGGAGAATGGGAATACGAATTCCTATGCAAAAGAGCTGGCTTAACATCCGAATTTTGGCAACCATTTAATCCCGGCTATGAAACAGAAAAAAAGAAAACTAAACTTAAATTTTATGGCATGAGTTCCAAAAACGCTATGGATAAATATCATAATGGAGTAGCAAACTACAGAACTAGCGAAGGAAAGTGTGTTACTATTCCATATAAAGATAAAGCAGAAATTATTTTACAAGATATTCTTGGAGGAATAAGAAGTGCTTGTACTTATATAGGGGCATCTAAGATTAAAGACTTTGGTAAAAAAACTACTTTTATTCAAGTTAACAATACTCATAATAGGATTTTTGAATGAATATTAATTTACACGCTCCAATAGGAGTAACAGGCTATGGTAATGTTGCTTTCAATTTATTGAAAGAGTTGACTAAAGATAAAAAACATAAAGTTTCCTTGACTCCAATAGGTAATCCTAAAGTAGAGTCACCACTAGATTCGGCATTGATTAATCATGCTATGGATCTCAATATAGGTATGGACTATGACGCCACTTGTTTAAAAATATGGCATCAATTTGATTTGCTAACTAAACCTGGAAGAGGACAATATTTAGCATATCCCTTTTTTGAAATAGACACATTCAATAGTTTAGAAAAATATCATTTAAATTTTCCAGATAAACTAATAGCTAGTAGTCAATGGGCTAAACAAGTTTTATTAGATAATAATATCAAAAAAGATATTGAGATAGTACATCTTGGTGTAGATAGTTCAATTTTCTACCCAAGAGAAATGAAAAGCAGACCAGAGAATTTTATTTTTATCACAGTTGGAAAATGGGAAATCCGTAAGTCTCATGATATTGTGATAGAATGTTTTAATAAAGTATTTTCTAATGATGACAATGTTGAGCTATGGATGATAACACATAATCCATTTTTAAATGAACAACAAGAACATGAATGGCTATCTTTAGTAAATAGATCTAAGCTAAAAAACAAAATCAAAGTTTTTCCAAGACTACAAACACAAAGTAATGTAGCAGAAGCGATGGCTTATGCTGATTGTGGTCTTTATTTATCTAGAGCAGAAGGCTGGAATTTAGAATTATTAGAAACTATGGCCATGAATAAGCCAGTTATTGCTACAAACTATTCTGCTCATACAGAATATTGCAATAGTAAAAATTCTTATTTGGTAGATATTACAGAAAAAGAATTAGCAGAAGATGGTAAATGGTTTCACGGAGACGGTAATTGGGCTAAAATTGGAGAGAAAGAAAAAGATCAAATTATTGACTATATGAAATATGTATATACTAATAAAATTAGTTCAAATCCAGAAGGATTAGACACTGCTCAAAAGTTTACATGGGAAAATTCGGCCAAGCAATTGGTTAGGTGTATAGAAAAATAAGGAGATAACTTTATGCCAATACCAACACCAAATCAAAATGAAGATAGTAAAAAATTTCTTAGTCGTTGCATGAGCGACGATATAATGAAAAAAGATTACCCAGAAAATCAACAAAGAATAGCTATTTGTTTGGGTCAAACTAAAAAATCAAAAAATAGTCTATTAGATAATGTTTTAGCTATTTTGGGTTTTACATATGATTTTGATTGTGATGAGTGTGGTAATTCTGAAGAATTGACAATATCAAATTTAGTTATCCCTAAAGAAGAAGACTATATGGATGTTGAAGATGAAACTGAAGAATATGATATTTCTCATATAATAGCATCAGAATATCAAGGAAGAAAAATAACTTTAAACAAACCATTCAGAACACCAGATGGTCCTAAAAAATCCAGCGTTTATGTTAAGAATGAAAAAGGTAATGTTGTTAAAGTAAATTTTGGTGATCCAAATATGAAAATAAAAAAAGATATTCCTGCAAGAAGAAAAAGCTTTAGAGCTAGAATGAGATGTGATAGTCCCGGACCAAAATGGAAAGCTAGATATTGGGCCTGTAAGAGTTGGTGATATATAAACTACAAAAAATGGATTAATAATCATGATTAAACCGATTAATGAACTACTAAAAGATCAAGATGATTCAACAAAAGAAATAGCTGAAGCTCAAAACATTGAAGAGCAACATATTGAAGCACAACAGGTCGAGGGATACTCATCAAATACTGTTATTGAACTGATTAAAAAATCTCTTAATATTCACTGGCAACAAACCACTGTTTTAACAGCCCAAGCAGAACATCTTCAAAGGTGGGGTTATAAGAAATTAGCAGCAATTATTAAAGAAGATGCAATTCAAGAACAAACACATGCTGCGATTAATATTAAAAGACTAGAATTTTTTGATGCTGATTATCAACCATTAATACTAAATCCCCCAGTTTGGAAACGTCATGATATGGTTGCAATGATAGAATACAATCTTGCTTCTGTAAGAGAAGCATCGGCAGCAGAAAGATCAACAATAGTTGCTGCCAGAGCAGTTGGTGATGAAATTACAGCCAATATGTTTATTGAGCTATTACAAGGTAGTGAAGATGGAATTGAGCTTTATGAAGGATTTCTAAAGCTAATTGAACAGATGGGCATTGATAATTTCTTAACACTACAAGTTTAATTATTATTCAAATTTTAAAGGGGAGTTAAAATGGAAAGAATTCATGATATCCTTAACAAGATAGGCTCTACTATTATAGATAGTCAAATGATAGAAAATACAGAAGATGATAGTATGGTTGAATTGGAGGATTATCAAGCTGAATTTTTAGAGATGTCAATAGCATCTCTTAAGAATATTTTCCATAATGTGTCAAGTATTCTGGACCATATCGACCATGATCGTGTAAAAGAAAATTTGACAGAGCCCTGGTTGCAGGGTATGATCGCTATAACTGAGAACAATATGAGTACGATCCGAGATTTCGTCATCCTTGCTGATGAGACTGACGATAACTCTTCTGAGGGAGCATCCAAAAATTTACCCGGACTTTGGGAAAATATTCGCAAGAAAAAAGAGCGAGAAGGCAAAAATTATAAGCCAGCCAAACGTGGTAACAAGGATAGACCAGATCCAAAAACTTGGAAAAAGTTAACTGACGAAGAAAATAAGAAGAAGAACTAAGTAAATAGTTCGGACATTAGGAATCTAACTTAAAGGAAATAAATAATGGAAAAAGAGTTTGATAGTCTGTCTACATATATTACTCTAGCTAAAAAGATTATATCTAAGTTTGCCCCAACCTTCTATTCTGCTCTGAGACAAGAGCTATTATCGAATGAAGATGCTATTGCAGATATTGCTTCTGCTATTATGATAGGAGATTGGAGATGGGACAAGGATCGTTCTGGTTTTAATGGTAAATCAAAGACTAAATATTCCTACAGGAATCAATGTGGAATTTGGGCTATTAAAACATATTTGTCAAATAAGTATCGTAAGCAGAATACTCATTATTCACTAAATAACATTAATGAAAATGATGTTTCTTTTGCTGATAATATCCCAGACAAAGAGGAATATGATCCCTACATAGTTGTTGAAAATAATGAATATGAAGAATCCCTGAAAAAGAATATTGAAAATATCCTCTCTTCTGGAATCATATCTGATAAACAAAAAGATCAAATCAAACAGTATTATTTTGAACAGAAAACTTTATCTGAAATAGGTAAAGAATTTGGAGTAACTAGAGAAGCAGTACGACAAAATATTCAGAAAGGTCTAGCAAGGATTAGAGCCTATGTTTAAAGTAACAACAAGTATATTTATCTCATCTTTTGATTTAAACAAGAACGAGAGATGCGTTGTTTCTTCTAATCCAGAAATTTATGTACCTCTGGTATTAGAATTAGAACAAGAAGATGAATCTATTCGTTCTGTGGCGGCTAAAGTTTTTGAAAAGTATGTGTCTATGGAATATGATAAAGTTAAAGTTATGTTGGTCGATGTACTAAAGAAAGACAACCACATAAATATTTTCTTTGCTTGCTCAATTCCTCCTGAGACAGAACTTAAATCTGGTTATTATGTAAACTTAAATTTAGCTCTGATAGATCCTATTTCAAGAAAGTGTTTACTATATGTTTAAGTGGTGGAAAAATTTATTAGAAAGAATTTATCCAAAACCTATTATAGTTATACCTCAAACCAAAGGAGAAAAAAAAGATTTTTTATGCAGTGTCAACTTTGAATTAAATTTTGATAATACCGTTAATATTGTTTGTTATTGGCCAGATTTAGATAAACTTGATGAAATAATGATTACTAATATAGCTAATCAATATGGAGCTTTAATGTTTATTTTAGAAAATGGTTCTCTTAGAGAAGATATTGTTAGTAGTCTAACATCTATTGCTGATCAAAATAATGTTTCAGACTCATTTTTTGTGGAAAAAGTGTTAGGGGCATGGATAGAGCTAAAGAAAAAGGGCCTATTTAATAGCTCTTATGACCCAGTAATTAAGCCTTCTAGTGTATTTAAAAACTATACTAAGTAAGGAATGGATATAATTAATGAGAAATATTTATGGGACAGCTAATTTAATAGTATGGCAAAAATGGTTCGATCCATTTGGTGAGGATGATGCTATAGAGCATGACAAGTTGGACGATGACCATTATGATAAGGAAGAAGATCTTGATGGTGAATATGTTGATGAAATGCAAAATGTCAAACAACCATTAAGAGCAATTGCTACTCCAATGGGATTAATTCCTTATACAGAAAATACTGCATCTGGTAAAATCTTTAATTTTTGGGTTGGTCATACAAACTTTAATATTAATAATCAGATAGTAAATATTATAGATCAAATAGATGGAGTAGAAACTCTTGATATTTTTACTAGATATCGATTTAGAATATCTATAGGAAAAGTTTTTGATGATGCTAGAGTAATGAAAGAAATTAATGATCAGATATATGAATACCTAGGTAATTAATATGGTAGTCAATTCACCAAATAATGATAGTGAACTTAATGAAATTCATAATTTTAATATAGACATCAAAAATAGAGAAGTATACTTGCATTCCCACATAGATGGTGCAGATGAGGGAGGGGTTGATTATAGGTCAGCGGTCATATTTGAAAAAAATATTAGATATCTAAACACTCTATCTAGTGAGCCTATTTTGGTTCACATGCACTTGCCGGGTGGAGAGTGGCAAGATTGTTTAGGTATTTATGATACCATACGATTTTCAAAATCAAGAATTATTATTCTGGCTTATGCTAAAGTAGAATCATCAAGCAGCGTAATTTTTCAAGCTGCACCACTAAGGATTCTGACTCCTAATGCTACCATGCTTATTCACTATGGATCATTCAGTATGGATAGCGAACACTCCAAGGCTGCTGCTAGTTCTATTAAATGGAATGAACAAGAGTGTGATAAGATGATTGAAATTTTTACCGATAGATGTATGGAAAGTGAACTAGCTAAACAAAAAAATTGGAAGAAAATGATGGCCAGAAAACACATCACTTCACAATTAGCAAATAAGTGTGATTGGATTTTAACATCAAATGAAGCTGTAGAATATGGGTTTGCTGACGGTGTATTAGGTAGTAAGAAATACCCTAGTATTGAACTACTTAAAACATATAAAGCAAAAAAATGATCATAGAATATTCTAATTATGATATTTCTTTATCTGATGAAGAATTAAAAAAAAGTCTTCAATCAGCTATTCACTATAGTCCATCTACAATTTCAGTATTTCTCAATCATATCAAGATAGCAAAGAATATTATTGCTCAAACAGATACTTTAATTTCTACTCCTATCGATTATCCTCTTGGTATTTTAGATACAAAAAGTAGAGGAATTGCAATAGAAGCAGCTATTAAAGCTGGAACTCACATAGTCAATATAGTCGCCCAACCCTCTCATTTCTGTAACAGAAAATATGACAAGTTTAGGGAAGATATCAAAACTAATTTAGAACTTTGTAATAAATCATCTGTTGAATTAAGATATACTTTAGAATATAGAGTTTTCTCTTATGAGCTTCTATATAAAGTTTCTCAAATTTTAATGGATTTTGGTATCAATACTATATATCCATCTTCTGGATATCTTCTTGATGATATCAATGATAATATCTTAGCAGCAGCTCTAATCAATAAAAAAGTACCCATTAATATTATTTGTAATGGTAATGTTTGGAATATTAGCCAAATTAATAATATCAATCGAACTAAATTATATGGTATTAAGGTCAATTCTATTAATGGATTAGAATTATTATCCAAAAATAACCAAAGTTCTTAGGGTTTAGGGTATAGTATAATTAGCATTTCCGTCAACCATGGGAGAATAAAATGGCTATAGCAAAAACATCTGGTTCTGATTATACAGTACCTCCAAACGTAAAGTCTAGTGGCTCAGTTAATAACAGAGGCACAGTAGCCCGTGGTGGCTCAGTTGCTTCTGGTAAGCTCACAAACGTAGGTGTTAGTAGATACAACACAACAGTATTTGCTTCAACAGTTCTTGATAATGGTTTTGCCGACAAGGCTCTAAGTAGTGGCACTTTTGCTTATAATGATAAGAATGGTGTTGCTATAAGAACCACATCAGAATTAGCTGGTGTTGCTAATACTTCATTGTTAAGTGGTGCTAATGTTCCAAGTCTCACTCGTAGTATTCACAAGCTTGAGACCCTCAGAACTCGTAGATTTACAACAGCTATTAGAGCTAACAAGTACAATCGTTATACAGGAACATTCGACAGTGGTTATCCTGTTGTAGCTGTTGACACATTAGCTACAGATAATACTGCAAATCCAACTCGTTCTGCTCCTGGTCAGCTTACTTACAAGCTTGGTGGCGTAGTACCAGTTATGAATAATGATTACAAGGCTAAGACTGGCTGAGTATAACTAATCAATTTTACTATACAACTAAAGCCAGCGATGCCTTGAGTGTCGTTGGCTTTTAGTTATTACTTAGAAGGTAAATCTCATGAGCGAAACAATTATTCATTTCTGGGAAAATATTGCTACAACCAGTATTGGCATTATTGTTACTATGGTAGGGTTTTGGGTGGCTATAGGACGAAATATGACTACTAAAGCAGAAGTTTTAGTAATGATTGAGACACAATCTCCATATATTCATGATCGTCAATTTATTATGGAAAGATTAAATACTAATAAAGAAACTCAAGCAGCTTTTGCTAATGCTTTACAAAGAAACACTGAAGTTATGACAGAATTAAAAATTCAAATAGCAACACTTGGTAAAACGCTAGAGGCTCTAGAAGACCGCATCGAAAAATAGTGTATATAATTACAACCCTTTATTCTGGAGAATCAAACAATGGCTAGACCATATACAGACATTCAAGCTGCAATCAGTGGCAATGTAGTTAAGAATGGCACAGCAGTCGTATCAACAACATTTACTGGTAAATATTCAACCAACAACAATTACGTCAAAAACACACCAGCAATCAGTACCATTTACAATAAATATGGCAATAAGTTCTATAATGGCATATTTGTTAAAGTATTACCTAGCGGCACATGATATTTTTTTTGGCAATTTAAAATGGGAGTTTAATATTCATGATCAAACCCGGCTATAGAACTAGCGAATTTTGGTTCACTATGGTCAGCTTTGTTTTTAGTGGACTATATTTAATGGGAATCATTGGAGAGAATAGTCAGAAAGAAGATTTGATTCAAGAAACAAGTAGAGGTCTAGAAGCTACAATACTTATTATAGGACAATTAACAGTTCTATTTAAGTATGTATCAAGTAGAGCTGAACTAAAAAAAACTTGGTGGAGCACAGCTAATCCAGAAGAAAGAAAAGTAGCAAATAGAGCTAATAGTAGAAAAAAGAAAAAACCCAAGAGTACCACAGGAAAAACCAATGCCAAATCCGATAGTCCTATTACAGATCAATAATATTGTAGACTCTGCTAAAGCTATACTTAAACAAGCCCAATCAGTAGCTGTTCCTCAAGCATGGAATGTATTACAGTTAGCAGTAGCAGATATAGTCCAACAAATTCAATTAACTCATCCAGAACTAAAAGGATCTAATAAAAAAGAAATAGCCATGAATGCCGTTTCTAGTTTTTATGATCAGGTTTTTTTAGTAGTAGAATTTCCCTTTCTACCACACTTCCTACAACCTATTATACAAAGGTACGTTAAACAACTGTTGATGATTTTGGTAGGAGCTTCCATAGATGCTATGGTTACCACCTTTAAAAACACTGGTGTTTTCAGTACTCCAACAGTTGATAACACAGTCGATAATATTCCCAAAGTTTCAGATAAATGAGAAAGAGAGATTCCAATGAATTTCACAGAAAGTTTTCAAGAGTTTAGTAGTCGTTTGAGCACAATGGATTTGGCTCTTTATGCTGGTGCTGGTCTTGTACTATGGGTTTTATTTAAGGATAAGTTGAGTCCTGTACAAACATTCTTGGGTGGTCTATTAGCTAAAATGAAAGGCTCTACTCCTTCTTCTGTTGTACCAATTGTTGTACCATCAGTTGATGCTGTTGTTGTTCCAAAGTTAGTAGCTAATCAACCAGATGATACTTTTTTTAAGTTAGTTGTATCATGGAAGCAAACCAGAGATTTGGCTGTTCAAAGCGGTTGCGGCGAAGCAGTTAAGGTTGCTGACCAAATGTTTCCTTTCCTAAGTCCCAATGTTTGCAAAAAAGAGGATAAAGTATCATGAGCATGGATAAAAAAGTATTATTAGCACTAGGTGGTTTACTCATTTTAGTAGGCCTACTTAAGCCAGAGTTTCCTGATATGTTTAAGCCTAGACCAGCTGTAGTAGATGTTCTTGAATTATCAGTACCAACAGATGAAGCTGTAAAAAAAGAAGCTGATGACGTTGTAATAGTTCTAAAAGAAGCTGGCATCAAGTCAGAAGCTAGGAAGCTAAGAGATTTATATATTGATTTAGCCAAGCTAGTTGAACTTGACGGTGAAGACGAAGTAATTAAAAGTACTGAAGAAATTCGTCAAGCTAATAGTCTAGCTGGTATTATGCTAAGATTGGATATGAAAGGTAAATATCCAAATCTAGCTAAAGAAGCAAAAGAAGTAGTAGTTGCTTCTATTGGTGATGATCAAATTCTTTTATCAAAAGAGCTAAGAGTTAAAGCTGTAGAAGGTCTTAATGCTTTAGCTTGGGCTTGCAACGAAGGGTCAAAATAATGCCACGGTATTCTCCAAAAGAACTTTACGATAACTATCGTCAAGGATTTAGTGGTTGCATATGGGAGCAACACGTATACGACCATTTTATGGAGAATGCAAAATATCCATTGTTTGGTGATGCTAGTAAAAAAATTAAAAATTCTGGTAAAGGAAAGCTTTCAACACCATATAAGAGTGTGTTGAAGTTTGAGAAGAATCCTTATAATGAACGACAAACTGTCGGAGATTGTGTTAGTCATGGAACACGAAATGCTTGTGATGTTACCCGAGCAGTTGAAATAGATGTGAATAACGAAAGAGAAGATTGGGTAACCAAAGGTGCAACAGAAGCTATTTATGGTGCTAGAGGTTTTTCTGGTGAAGGCATGAGTTGCGCTAGGGCTGCTGAGTTTGTTAGTAAAATTGGTGGAATAGTTCTTAGAAAGAATTATCCAGGCATTGCTGACTTCAGTAAATATAATGGTAATCTAGGTGCTGGCTGGGGAGGTAGAGGACTTCCAGATAAAGTATTAGATTTAGCTAATGATCATCAAATTAAGACTGCTTCATTAATACGAACAGTAGAAGAGGCTCGTGATGCTCTATCTAATGGTTATGGAGTAGCAGTATGTTCTAATTATGGTTTTAGTAACACAAGAGATAAAAAGGGATTTGCTAGACAATCTGGTAGTTGGGGACATTGCATGGCTTGGATAGCATGTGATGATACTGGTAGTGAGCCAGCCTTTTTAGTCCAAAATAGCTGGGGTAAGTGGAATGATGGAGGACATCCAGAATGGGGTCCAATTCCAGATGGCTCATTTTTAATTCATGCTGACGTAGCTGCTGGTATGCTCGCCATGAATGGTTCATATACATTTAGCAGTTTTGACGGTTTTCCTCTTCAAAAGCTACCAAGCTATGGATTTGAAGACTATCTCTAAAATTCGCAATTAGCTATTTTAAACCATCATCTCTATTAGGTGTATATAATTTATATATCTAAATTTCTAGGAATATTTTATGAACCTAAGAGAAAGATTAGAACTTCGCGCTGTTATTAACATGATCATTGGCGTTATTGAAACTCTGGTGAATTTATTTACCAAAGCTCAAGAAAAGTTTGGACCAAAACCCAAAATTAATCCAGACTCTCCAGTGAAACCTAATAGACCACGACCCTTAAAAAGAGTTGTAGATACTATTAATAATATTATACCTCTTCCATGGAGAGATAAGAAATGAATAAATTATTTGTTGGTTTATTTTGCGTTAGTTTATTGTTTACCCAATCTCACTACTATGGCTCAACAACGGCTCCAGTAACTCTTGCTGGGGGCATTATTAAAGCCAAGCATGTGCAAGAAGTCACACAAAAGTATAAAAGAAAAGATTGTCCAGTTTGCAAGGGCAAGGGTTGGTATATGAGTGGTGATGGTATTCTTAAAATTGATTGCACATATTGTGAGGCAGATAAAGGGTCTATCTCTATAGGTCCAATTAAGTCATTTAACCCACAAGCCCCCTCTCCAAAAGTATATTCAGCACCAATAAATTGCCCAGATGGTAACTGCCCTCTTCCTAAAATACCAAGGAGATAACTATGGCTGATAATGATAAGCTTAAGGCTATAGCTATTAAAATTTTAGAAAAATCTACTGTACCCAAGGATGAGGTATATGGATTTGCTATTGTTACTATCTTAATGATTATTAGCATAGTCCTCACCTGTGTAAGAATTTTACAAGAATGTAATAAAAATAAACTATCTGCTAATTCAACAGCTCAAGATAAATACTCTATGTATAGCGAACAGTTACACACTTTTAGTGAGCGTAGGGGCTGGTTTACAAAAATGAGAATAAAGAAAATTCTTCGTAGAGAAATGAACAGAGAAGATTACGAGAAGTATTCATTGAGCATTTTGAATGCTTTGTTAGAAACAGGAGAAGTTCTCACGGATGATGAGATTCAAACCCTAGTGGAGAATGCCAATGTTTAATATTTTAGTATGGTGTGTTTATGGTTTATTTGTAGGGTCTATTGCCAAAAGCTTAGTTCCTGGTGAAGAAAATTTTGGTTTTGTTAAAACAGTAGCTCTTGGAGTAGCTGGTTCTTATTTAGGCGGAGCTATAATGTATTTAATGGGACAATATAGTAGTATGAGTCCAGCGGGTATATTTATGGGTGTTGCTGGTGGCACTTTAGCTCTTGTGGTTTATAATAAGCTAAATCAGACTAAATAAAGTTAGCTTAATTAGACCAATATATGTTTACTCCCACTCAACTATATAATGAATACTCTGCAAATATTTGTGATGGTACCCCATACGACTTGATTCGTTTGGTTAAATTTGTAAAACATTTAAATAGGCCTTGTTATGATCCAATAACTTCTGGAGTGCCAAATATTTCTCCAGCTCTTACTGGTAATATTAGCGGCACTGGCGCTAATAAACTAGGTATGCCTTTTAAATTTTTAATGAGATTAGATGCTGAAGCATTTACAGAAATCCAATCTGATATTAAAAGCGGAACTGCTTATGGTATAAGAAATGCTTGTGATATTACACGAGCCTGCGATATAGAGGTTAGTGGTAATTATCAAGATTGGGAAGCCAGAATGTCTACAGAATATCTCCAATATTTTGCTGGCAACTCTCTACCAGACTGTTTAATGATGCTTGGTCCAGATGTAGTTTCTGGTATTTTATTAGATCAAAATGGAAATGCAATAACTAATTCTATTGGTAGATATACATATCCTGATATAGAAAGAACAATAGGTTGCGATCAAGAATTATCTTGTTTTGTTACTTCAGTGCCCGGTTCTTTAGGGGCTCCACATTCTTGTCAATTAAATTTATTGACTATGAAAAGTACATGTGATAGTTGTAGCCCATGTACAAGAGAAGCAGATGATCCGGGTTATGCTACAGACCCATGCTGCGCTGGTAATTGTAGAGATAAAATGAATCTTTGTTGTGGACAACCACAAACAAGCAGATTTGATTTTCAATATCTAGTACCATCAGAAGATAGTTCTTTTGGAGGAAATATTTTAACTGGTTGGATTGATGAAGTTTTCAAACATATAGGAGTAGTTAAAAGAAAAAGATATGATGGGTATGCTAACTTTTTAGATCCAGTTGTATCTTCTAGTATGAATATTTGTAAAAATGATTTATTTTTAAAATATTTTCAAAATAATAATGGCTATGACTATATAAAAAATACTGGAATATCAAACAATATTGTTCCAAGAATGAGAACTATTAGTTTTATTCAAAAAGATCAAACTAGTAGTGTCAAAGATTTATTATACAATGGTTACGGAGTTGTATTATTTACTAATGTTGGATTTCCTAATACTAGAGATTCTACCGGATTAACCTATCCTGATCGTAATCATTATCATACATACTCCATTATAGGATATGATGATCGTAAGATAGAATATCCAGAGTGTGTATTCTTAATTGCCAATAGTTGGGGAAATTGGAATACTGGTGGTGGTCCTAGTTGGGGACCAATACCAGATGGTAGTTTTTTAGTTACAGAAACCCACCTAAGTAAGATGGTAAAATTTAATCAAAATCCAGATTTAATAGGATGTCGTAAAAAAGAATGTCCTGAACCATGCGACAGTATAACAAGAGCAATGACTAATGCTTGTACGGAAGATGATTCTTGCGTTCCTTTTTCTTGTACAGATCATCAAAGTGCTTTTGGTTTAATTATAGGATTATCAACAAATAGCGGTTTTCCTCCTAGGAATCTAGACTATAAACAATTTTATCCTATCCACAAGTTTAAAAACCAAGAAACCACCTCTACTCTGTATTTTAATTAAAGTGAGAGGATATAACTATGACATCTGAGTGGTGCGATTCTCATCATTGGTGGAAAGATGCTAAGTTTAGTAATCAAAGTATAGCTATTCCAAGAAATCAGATCGATGAGGTAGAGATCGATTCTTCTTTTTTCGCTTATTCTATAATAGATAATGCTCAATGTTATTCTCAAATCCCATTTCTACAATGCAATAATATTAATATTGTTTTAAGCACAGGAGGAGGAGTTACTAATGTAGGAAATACTAGAGGATACTTTACTTGTGCAGAATTAGTTGCTGAAAATGTTTTGGCAGGAGATAATATTATTTTTTCTCATTGGTCTCCAAATACATATTGCCAGTGGAATATTAATTCTTTTTCTGGTGGATCAAATGATATTAAACAAATTATATTTGAAAGACTAAATTCTTTTATTTTAACTAGTAAATTTTCATCAATTAATAATTCCTATATAACGTCAAATACCATTAATTTAAGTGGTGTAACTTTAAATAGTCAAATTCCATATTTTACAACTCTTAGAGCTACAAAAAGTGATCTGTTTTCTACACTAGTGGATGTTTCTGGTTTAGGAGATAGAATTAAATATGATGGTTGTTTTTTATTAGATAATTGTTATATCGAAGGAAGTGGTAACGGTAAATTTATATTTCAAAATCAATCAATTAATAAAGCATCGTTAACTGGATCATTTTTATTTCAAGAGTCTTTCAATGTTGGTAACTTATATGGTCAAAATATCTTCTTTGTTTCAACTGGAACAAAAACATGTATTAATAGCGGAACAATATATGGAGATGTAATTTTTAGTGGTGCAGGATCAATTAACGCTGGGGTTGTTTCTGGGACTACTACTTTTGTAAGTGGAGCAATCAACAAAGGTATTATTTTAGAACCAGCAATTTTCTATTCGGGCACTTTGAATAAAGGATTATTAACAAAATATTCTTGGTTTGATTATGCTATTAATGATGGTCCATTAGTCAGTGGCTCTAAATTTACTTTTTCTAAGAATCAATACAAAATTGGTGATGGTTCTGGAAATTTTTTATTCTTAAGTAATTCTGAAAATCATGGATCTATTGGAAACTCCGGAATAATTTCTTTTGTTAGTGGTTCCACTAATTATGATCAATTAATTGCCCCAGCTGCTACAGTTCTCTTTGATTCTGCTTCATCTAATAGATCTGTAGTAACTGGAATAGCATCTTTTGGATCTGGTTGTGTTAATTATGGTAGTTTAGTTACTGGTATATTTAATAAAGATTCAATAAATAGTGGAAATATTGTTTCTTTAGGTATCTTTAACAATACCTCAATCAATATGGGTAATGCTACTGGGGCTATATTTTATGGTCAATCTGCTAATAGTGGACAAGTTGGAAGCGGAAGATTTGAAAGTTTTTCTCATAACGGAAGCAATGTTACATATGGGTCTTTTTATGGTCATAGTCAAAATATTTCTGGAGCTATGATACAAAAAGATGCGATATTTTGTAATCAATCTATCAACATGAGCGGTTCTAGGATTGGCAATTTAGCAGAATTTGGACAAAACTCTATTAATTATGCTTCTGGAAATAATGATTTTAACTTTTTTGAAAATACTATCAATTATGGATATATAGAAAATAAAAATCAACCAGTTTTCTTTTCTGGTTATTCCATTAATAAAAACTATGCTAAAGGAGCAGTTTTTTTTGATAATACGTTAAATGATAAAATGGCTATAATAAATAGTGGATATTTTTTAAACAATTCTACAAATTATGGATATGTACAATCTGGAAATTTTTTCCATAGATCAAAAAATCAAAATTTGGGAGTATTAGAAATAGCAAATTTTCATGATTTTTCTATAAATAATAGCTCCATGAGAAGACCATTTGTTTCTGGACAAGATCGTATATTTAAAGATGGTTATCGTCAAATAGAAATATTAGATAGTGGTATCAATAATGCTTCTTTAGAAAATGTTGTTATAAATTTTAAAAATTCAGGAATAAATAATGGAAGACTTACTTGGACTCCAATAGAACATGAAAAGTTTGTATTTACTTCAAGTGGAATATTAACAATAGATAGTTCCTATGACGTACAATCAAATACTTTTATTTATTATACTGGTAATATAACTAATGAATATTTTTTAACTTTATTTAATAAAAGCCCATCTATAAAATTTCAAGACAATACTCTAAATAGAGGAAATATTTTTGGATATAAACAAGTAATATTTGAAACTACTGGAATTAATTATGGAAATATTTCTATATATCCAGTTTTTCCTAGTAGTCATATTACTGCCATTTTTAGTGGTGTTACTGGAACAGGAACAGTTTGTTCAAATTATGGAAATATTGAACATATAGTAAATTTTAAAAACTCTATTAATTATGGAACTATTAATTTAGGATCATTTGATAGATCAATTAATTCTGGTAATATTTTAGATACTAGTGGAACTTTGAATTTCATCAATAATTCAAAAAATTTTGGTGCATTATCAACATTTGCAATATTTAATAATTCCAAAAACTTTAACAATATTAATAGTAGTGGTAATTTTAGTGGTTCTGTTAATTTTGGAGATATAACTAGAGATGCTATTTTTACTAATTCAGATAATTATGGTGATATAGGTGGTAATCTTACCATGGAAAATTGTTTATGTTTCGGATCAAATGTTGTTGGCACCGCAAGTTTTAATAAATCTGAATATGTAAGTTCTATTTTTGCTAATGGAGCACCTTTTACAGATGGTGCTTTATTTGGTGGTAATGCTTTCAATATATCAAACTCTTATTTTCATCGCCGTGCTAATTCTTCTGGTATTGATATTGATGAAATTATAGCACAAAATAGAATAATTATTAAAAATAGTGTTATTTCTAATACTGGATTTTTTAATCAAAGCACAAATTATGGTGGATATCTTGCAAATGGTGGCAGTTTCAATGATAGTATAAATTTTGGAAATATAGATGGTTTATCTTTTTTTAATAAATCTACTAATGCTTATTTAGCAACATTAAATGGACTTTGTTCTTTTGGTAATAATTCAATTAATTATGGAAATATTATTAATGGTAGAAATGATGATATTAAAAATAATATAGATCCAACAATACTTTATTTTTATGGGCAACCATATGTTTCTGGATTTATACAAGATAATATTTGTTCTATTGTTTTTATTAATTCAACAAATAAAGGCACAATCAATGGAGTATCAATATTTTCTAACTCAAAAAATTCTCATTTTATTACAGGTAAAACTCTTTTTTTGAGTTCTACTAATGATAATTCTGATACTATAGAAAGAATAGAATACGTTCCACCATATCCAATTAATCCTAATCCTATTATACAAAGAGTTGGAAAAAATACATATATTTGGAGCAATGATCATATTCTTCAAAGTGATCATGGATATATTTTTGGAGATTACATTTTTTATTATAGCACAAATAATGGCTCAATTGAAAATGGTGGTGGTCTTTTTGATCATTCTGAGAATTCGTACAAAGGTGTCATTAATACTAATTCTGATAGTCTATTTATAAATTATTCTACTAATAAAGGAATGGCTATAAATCATAATACTACATTTAAGTATAGTAAAAATGAGGGTACAGTTATTGGAAATGCCACATTTATTTCTGGACAAAACTATAATTTAGTAAGCGGTGATGCTGTTTTTATATCAGGGTCTTGTTATGATATATTCTCCAGAGTTATAGGAACAATTACCGAAGATGGCACTTTAACTAAATGTAAATCTTGACCAGATGAAAAAAGTATCTATCATACAGTTATGTTTAGACCAAACTGGCAAGAATATTTTATAGGATTAGCACACGCCGTGGCTGTTCGTAGTCATGACATACAAACCCAACATGGCTGTGTTATAACAGATCATCATAATAGGATTTTAGGATTAGGATATAATGGTTTTCCTAAAGGACTTGATGATAGTAAACTGCCTAATATTCGACCAGAAAAGTATCCTTGGATGATTCATGCGGAACGTAATGCTCTATCTAATTGTACAATCAGACCCGAAAATGGAATAGCGTATGTTACAGGCCAATCCTGCAATGATTGCATAATGGCTTTATGGCAAGAAGGAATAACAAAAGTCTATATGAGAGAAAATCATGGAACTCATCTTTTTGATGAAGAACAAAAGAAAAGATTTGATCTATTTATCAAAATGAGTGGAATGACTGTTGAATATATAAACCCAGACCTATCGTGGATTAATAATCTTAAAGTTTAAAGGAAAAATATGGTTACAGAAATTAATGTTTGTGGAATATGGAGAGATTCTGAAACTTATATAGAGCGAACTCTTGCGTGTCTAGAAAAATTATCAAATCTAGAAAATTTCAAGTTCAATTTTTATTTTTATGAAAATGATTCTTCAGACAATACTCAACAAATATTGAGCAAATGGCTTGACAATAAATCTGGTGAATTAGTACATGAAGATCTTGGAGTTCCTAAACTAGAAAGTTTGGAACCTTTGCATAGATTTATGTTATTTTCATACTGTAGAAATAAATTAAATCAGTTGACAATGGCTGAAACAGAATATACTTTATTACTTAATACAGATGTTGTATTTGATCATATAGATTTTATAAAACTATTTGAAAAAGCCAAGACTATTCCTGCGGCAGTAATGTTAGTTGCTAATACACGGGATTTTCAAACCAAAGATCTTATGGAAGAAGTTACAGAAGATAGTTTCTATGATATATTAACATTCAGAGACAAATATTTTCATCATGGATTACCATTCACAGACTGCCCATTCTTATTGAAAGAAGATAGAGAAGCCTGGAATAAAAATTCTCCAATTTCCATAAGTGCTGGTTATGGTGGATTTAGCTTGGTTAGAACACCAATATTGAAACAATGTTTTTGGTCAACTGTGGGTCAACCAGAATATGTTAATTTCTGTTCTGAAATTTCTAAATTTGGCAATATAGTCATGATACCAGACTGTAAGCCTAAAGCAGTTTTGGATTTATCAAATGTTCCTCCAGAGACTTGTAGCAAAATAGCTAAAGAACAAGTAGAAAAAATGGAACAGATTAATCAAATTTTTTATACCTCTTTATCATCAGAAATAACAAAAAAAGATGACAATGAATAAACCAGTTATATTTACTACTTATTTTTCACAAAAAAAACATCCCAATGATCCTTCCGATGATGCTGTGATAGGAAGAGATAAAGATGGAAGAGTATTACAAAATAATTTTGACTATATTAAAAACTGGTATAACTCTATTGTTTTTCTGGGGCTAGAAGCTAGAATTTTTTATGATAATTTATCTGATGAATTTTTGAGAACATATGAAACAGATAAAATAAAATTCGTTTATACTGCACCATCAGAATACTCAAATAATGACTGGAGATTCTTTGCTTATAAAAAATATCTATTAGCTAATAAATTCGACTCTGTTTTTTTGACTGATGGCTCTGATGTTACGGTTGTAAAAGATCCCTCTCAAATATTAATAGATTTTCCTGATATAAACTATTTTATCTGTAAAGATAGTATTAAACTATCTGAATTCCCATATCTTTGGATTCATAGAGATCTTAAATGGGATAATCTAGAATTCTTTACAGAAAATGCTAAAGAATGGGATTTAATTAATATGGGGGTTATAGGAGGTTCATATGACAATATGCTTGAATTTTTAAAAACATTCTGTCAAGCAAGAGAAGATATGAAATATGAATATTTTAATGCTGATATGTGGGTTGGTCAATATGTATTCAGATACTTATTACCTAATAAAAAACTATTAATTGGAGAACCTTTTACTAGTAATTTTAAGAAATATGAACACTCTAGAAAGGATATCTATTTTATTCACAAATGAAATTTCATCTTATTAGTGATGGCTCAATACCCGTCCCTCCTGTTCTAGGTTGGGGAGCATTAGAAAGGGTTGTATGGGCCTATAAAACAGAATTAGAAAAAGCTGGGCACGATGTTTTAATATCTAATCATATAGAAGATTTTATGGTTCTAGAAGACTATAAAAGATTTAAACCAGAAGTTGTACATAACCATCTTGGTAAACATTGGATACCATTCAGCAGGATGGATGCCAAATATAAAATTTTTACCAATCATGGAGGAGGATTTAGATATTCAATACCTTTTTGGAAAAGTATTTTACCATATTTACAACAATCAAAAGCTTTTATCTTATCTAATATAGAAGAATCATTTTTTTTAGCTCATAATATGAACGTTAAAATTATACCCAATGGAGTATTTTGTAATGATATATCATTTGATAATCAACCAGAACACTCTACTTCTATATATTTAGGCAAAATAATGTCTCTAAAAAGACAGGCAATATTTCAAAAACTAGGTTTAGATGTAGTATATGTAGGAAATAAAGAGGATAATCATTTTGATTACTCATCAGATAAATATCTTGGTTCCTGGAATTATGACGAGGTAAAAGAGAATTTGACTAAATTTAGTAATCTTGTATTACTCAGTCAAGATGAACTTCAACCCTTGGTGTGTTTAGAGGCTATGTCTGCTGGTCTTGGATTAGTATTATCTGAACCGGCGAGTCAATCATTAGACAAAAGCAAGCCTTGGATAACAGTAATACCAGAGCAAAAAATACAAGATATAGATTATGTTAATGATGTTATATCTAAAAATAGACAAGTCAGTAATCTAATGAGAACAGAAATTAGAGAATATGCAAAAACTTTTGATTGGTCTAATATTGTAAAAAATTATTTATCAGAGATTGTTTTATGAATATACAAGCTATATTATTTATGCGAAATGATTTTGAAAGAGCTTTCTTTACATTACATTCTTTTCGTAGACATCATCCAAATACTCCAATAAGAGTTATTAACGCTGGTGGTAAAGACCCATCTAAATATTTATCATCTATTGGAGCCGAAATAATACATACAGATAATTTATGGCATAAACAAACACATTGCGGAGTTGGTTCTTTTGGACCAAGATTTGCTGATTACTTTTTTGAATTTGGATTAAATAATACTTTTACACATACATTATTATTAGAAACAGATGTGCTAACAAATAGAACTATTAGTATAGAACCCAAATTTGATATAGCTGGCCCTAACAATCCTTGCGGACCACAAGAAGTTGGACTATATGATGTATTAGATATTAAAGAACCTAAAATACACACTGGTTGTGGTGGAACTATTTTTTCTAGTAAATATTTTACCACTATTAAAGAAAAAAATATGTTTGTATTATTTCAAGAATTATTTGATAAATTTCCACAAAATTATTTTATGGATATGATTTTAACTTTAATTGGACGAAAAGCAGGACTTTCTTTTGGTCATTGGGAGGAAGTATCTAATATTCCTATTCATGTTGTTGATGGTAAATTTGTTAATGCTGATATGAACGCTACTTTACTACATAATTTTAAGGTGTAATCATGGGATTAGTTTTAGTATCACAAGATCTTCAAAAAATAGAAACAAGACTTTTCAATAATTATGAAACCAGAGGAGAATCAGTTAGAGATCTAATATATAATTCTATTCATTATGGAATTAAAAAATACAATAATTATCCTGGGAAAGAATTTGAAATGGCTATATGGACCGGTGATCGTCCATCAGATAGTCATCATTTTTCTTTTTCAACTATAACACAAAATTATGCAAAAACATTTCCTTGTTTTGCTTATGACTCCTGGCCAGCTTGTAACATTCAAAATTATCAAGAATTGATTAGCTCTTTTGACGATACTATTCCATTAAGCAACAAAATAGGATGGATAGGAGCTATAACTGGAGAGAAAAGAAGAGACTATATTAATAAATATCAAGATACTTCTTTTACAGAAGCTATAACGCTAGAATGGAATCGTGAAGATCCAGATAATTTATGGAAAAATACTGCAAAATATTTGTCTTTCCAGCAACAAATAAATAAATGGAAATATTTATTAGATATTGAAGGAGCAGGTTATTCTGCTAGATTAAAAATATTAGTATCTTCTCCAAGAATTGTTTTTATAATTGATAATCCTTATAAAGAATGGTGGCATGAATTTTTTGTTCCTTGGAAACATTATATTCCTATTAAAGAAGATCTTAGTGATTTAGAACAAAACTATAGTATCATTGAAAATGACCCAGCTATGCAAAAATATATCAAAGAAGAACAAAAAAAGTTTGCCCTAAAATATTTAACTAAAGAAGCAGCATACGAAAAAATCTATAATATTCTTTTATCCTTTCAAGACAAAAATATACATGATGAAAATATTAAAAGCTAAAGTAATAGGCTGCGGACTATCTGGCATAACCTCTGCTATTTTACTACAAGAAAGAGGATATCATGTAACTATTTTTGATAAAAGAAATCATATTGGAGGCAACTGTTTTGATAGTAATGTGTGCGGAACAATGCTACATAATTATGGACCACACATATTTCATACAGATGATGACGAAGTTTTTGAGTTTTTAAGCAGATATACCGAGTGGGTACCATTTAAATTACAACCCAAAGGCAATTCAAAATTAGGTCTCATCTCTTTGCCATATAGTAAAAAAACAGAAAAAGAAATTGGTAGAGAATTATCTCAAGAAGAAATACTAGAATTTATCTTTAAAGATTATTCAGAAAAACAATGGGGTGTTCCTTTTGATTCTATACCACGAACTATAACAAACAGAATACCCAAAACAAAAGATTGTGAAGATCCTACTTGGTTTGAGGGACAAAAGTATCAGTGTTTGCCTAAACACGGATATACTAAAATGATGGAAAATATGCTTAAAGGGTTTGATATCAGACTATCATGCTCCAATGAAGACTGGAAAAATTTTAATACTGATCTTACTGTATATACTGGTAAGATAGATGAATACTATAATTATATCTACGGCGAGCTTCCATATAGATCATTAGAATTTAAGCACACAGTTACAGACAAAAAAATGCCATATTTTATAGAGAATCAAAACAATAATATTGTAGAATATACTAGAAAATACGACCACAGCTACTTGCAACATAATCATTCTCACTCCACAACAGTTATTACTGAAGAATATCCAGTTAAATATAACCAAAATAATATTCCTTACTACCCAATACCATTTGGTGACGGTGTTGAGATAGCAAAGAAATATATTCAATTATCTAAAAATGAACAGAATACTATTTTTCTAGGAAGATTAGCCACTTACCAATATTTAGATATGTGGATGGCTATAAAGCAAGTTATGTTGAAATTCAAACATTCTGACTGGTGAGACAAATAAAAAACAATGCGCTGGTGTTTTTTTCGTGTGGAGATATGATAAATTCATCGCTCACAGAGATCGAATTCTTTTTCATTCGATAGTGTATTACCAAGAACCAAAGCTGTGTCAGAACAATTTATAGGAGTATTATTTATACATCATGTCAGCTCTACAAGAACTTCAAAATTATACCTTCGTTAGTAAGTATGCCAGATGGTTAAGTGATCAAAATAGAAGGGAAACTTGGAAAGAAGCTGTAGACAGAGTTAGAGAAATGATGCACTCTCGTTATGATACATTTGGAATCTCAGAAGAGATCGATTGGGCTTACGATATGATGTATAAGAAGAAAGTATTAGGTAGTCAGAGAGCATTACAGTTTGGTGGAGATCCTATTCTCAAACGACATGCCAAAATATATAATTGCACAGCTTCTTATTGTGATAGATTACGATTTTTCCAAGAGTGTTTTTGGTTACTATTGTGTGGATCAGGAACTGGCTTTAGTGTTCAAAAGCACCATGTTGCTAAACTTCCATCATTAGAGCATGAAGTGGAAAAAGGACAATCAACTAAGTATGTTATTGATGATAGCATTGAAGGCTGGTCCAATGCTTTGGGTGTTCTGTTAAGTTCTTATTTCAGCAAGCCTGTAGAAGAATTTAAACAATACAAAAATAGTCATATTTCATTTGATTATTCTAATATCAGACCAAAGGGAGCAGCACTAGCTTCTGGAGTAGGCAAAGCCCCAGGATATGAGCCTCTTGCTAATGGTCTTGAAAAAATTCGTACTTTACTAGACCGATGTTTGGCAAATGGACAAAAGAAACTTAGACCTATTGATGCATATGATATTGTTATGCATAGCAGTGATGCTGTATTATCTGGTGGTGTTCGACGAAGTGCATCTCTAGCTTTATTTAGTCATAATGATGAAGAAATGGCTAAAGCTAAAACTGGAAACTGGTATATGGAGAATCCACAAAGAGCACGAAGCAATAATTCTGCCTTACTCTTAAAAAGCGAAACTACTTTTGAAGAATTTTCTTTATTGATGCAATCGGTTAAAGAATTTGGAGAACCCGGATTTATCTGGAGTGAATCCACAGAAATGATTTTTAATCCTTGTGTAGAAATTGGTATGTGGCCTATTGAAGAAGAATCTGGTAAGTCTGGATGGCAAGGCTGCAATCTTTCAACAATCAATTGTTCTAGTGTTGATGACGAAGAAGATTTTTATGAGAGATGCAAAGCAGCAGCTATTATTGGTACATTACAAGCTGGTTTTACAAAACTAGACTATCTTGGACAAACTAGCGAAAAGATTTTTGCAAGAGAAGCTCTTTTGGGAGTGTCTTTAACTGGCACTATGGAAAAGCATGATCTTGTTCTTACAGAAAAGACATTAACTAAGGGCGCTAAGATTGCTGTTGATACCAATAAGCAGATTTCCCAAAGGATCAATATTAATCAAGCGGCTAGAGTTACATGCCTAAAACCAGAAGGAACATCATCAAGTATGCTTGGTACTAGCTCTGGTATCCACCCACACCATGCCAAACGCTATATACGCCACGTACAAGCCAATATTTTAGAAGCACCATATCAACACTTCAAGAAAGTTAATCCACAAGCCTGTGAGAAATCATCATGGTCTGCAAATAATACTGATGAAGTAGTTAAGTTTCCAATAGAAGTACCAGATGGAGCTAAATTAAGAAATCAATTACCAGCAGTAGAAATGCTTTCTGTTGTAAAAGATACACAAAAGAATTGGGTTCATTCTGGCAAAAATAGATCATTATGTACACAAGAATATTTGAGTCATAATGTTAGTAATACTGTAACAGTGAAACCCGATGAATGGGATTCTGTAACAAAATATATCTATGATAATAGAAAGTATTTTGCAGGTATATCTTTAATTCCTCAAAGTGGAGACAAAGATTATCCACAAGCTCCTTTTACTACTGTTTATACTAGTAGAGAGATTGTTAAAGAATATGGAGATGCTGCATTGTGGTGTTCTGGTTTGATTGAGCTTGGTCTAAATGCTTTTAACAATAATCTATGGGCAGCTTGTGATTATGTTAGTTTAAATCAAGCCAAAGATGGAGATGATGAAAATAAAGTTAGGTTTATTAATAAGATGAAAAACTTTGCTACTAAGTATTTTAATGGAGATAACAGGAGACTGACTTATTGCATGAAGGATGTCTACAACTGGAAGTTATACTGTGATCTTTATGATAGTTTTGAGAAGGTGGATTATACTCAATTACTAGAAACAGAAGACAATACTGCGGGTATTGAGGAGATCAGCTGTGCTGGTGGAGCTTGTTTACTCTAATAGAGTTAACGGTCAATTAACTAGCAAGTGCTAATTGTTTACGATAATAATACTTCTTATATGGTGTATTATAAGAATAACTTGGGATCTCTACTCCATATATTAGCTAAAGGGTAAGCCTTGAGAAAAAATAAAACCACCAAGAAAAGGTCCAAGGTCATCGATGCTACTAAAGAACTCCCCATCCCAGAAATTTACAGAAATAGGCTAAAACCCAGATCAGAAAACCAAAAACAATATATCAGAGATATAGCAGAAAATGTTATTACATTCTGTCAAGGAGTTGCTGGTAGTGGTAAAACACATATTGCTGTTGGTATGGCTTTAGAATATTTACTGGACGACAAGGTAAAAAAGATTATTATTACCAGACCAGTAGTTGAATCAGGAGAAAAGATTGGATATTTGCCCGGAACAGCAGAAGAAAAATTACATCCTTATCTATTACCATTATTAGATGAAGTAAATCATTTCATACCTAGTGCTAAATACGCTAGTCTTAAAACTAATAATAAAATAGAAATTGTTCCTCTTGGATTAATGAGAGGTCGTAATTTTCATAATGCTTTTATCGTAGCAGATGAATGTCAAAATGCTTCATATGATCAACTTAAAATGTTGCTCACAAGAATTGGAACTAATAGTAAAATGGTATTAACTGGTGACGTTAGTCAATCAGATTTACATAGACATATGCAGGGCGGCTTTTGGTCAATGACAAATGCTCTAGCTGACATTGAAGGTATTGCTGTTGCTAGACTAGAAGCATCAGACATTGTGAGAAATCCAATCATCGGGAAAATTATCGGAAGACTAGACAACTACGAAAAAGATGCAAACTCAAAATAGTAGATGCTTAATTTTGAATGCTGATTACACCCCACTAGGTATCATCTCTTGGAAAAGAGCATTGGTATGGGCTTATAGGCACGAAGAAAATTCTCGTGTCGGAGTAGAGATCATAGACTTTTATAAAAACGATTATATTTGTGGGGCTAATAATAAAAAAATACCCATACCAGCTGTTGTGAAAACAGCAAAATATTTTCGTTTAAATCATCAGAGTGTCAATTTTTCTAGAAAAAATCTATTCATTAGAGATAATTATAGCTGTCAATATTGTGGTTGTGAAAAAGAAATCAATCAATTGACTTATGACCATGTTATTCCTAAGTCTATTTGGAAAAAAAATATAGGGTCACCTACTTGTTGGACAAATATTGTTACAGCTTGTATAGAATGTAATCGTAAGAAGGGTAATAGAACACCAAAAGAGGCCAATATGCCTCTTAAAAATCTTCCAGTAGTTCCAAATAAAAGCGCAAAGTACTTGCCAGTAAGAGGACTTCTTCTTAAGATAAGGTCAGACATTCCCAAAGAATGGACGATTTACCTTCCAGAGTCTTATTTATAATGCCGTGCTATACATATTGTTGTGAGAAGTGTGATGCTAAATTTGAATTAGTAGTCCCTATCAAAGACTATATTGCTCAACCAAAGTGTGAGAATTGCAATAGCAAGAAAACGCATAGGCTATATATGGAAGATATTAAAACTCTTAATACTTCTATTAAAAAATCAGATAGTGAACTGAAGACACTTGGAGATTTGGCTAATCGTAATAGAGATAGGCTTAGTCAAGACCATAAAATAAGCTTAGAACAAAAACATAACGACTATAAAGAAGAACCATCTCAAAAAGAACTACCCAAAGGTATGTCTAGAATACAAAAACCTAAATCCAAAACCAAATGGACTTCCTAAAAAGGATCAGAAACTATGGATAATTTTATTTTTAATCCTGAAAGCAAGTATTCATCAGAGAATATTGATGAAGAAATTATTGCTGAATTTTTTACACTATCGGGTATGGAAGATTTTTTAGGTTCAGATGATCTTCCTCAAACAAAAACTGAAACAGATTCTGTTTTTGCTAAAAGAACAAAAAGAAAAAATGGAACAACCAAATATACTATTAGACTAAGTAATAATGGTAAACTATATAATCCAGTATCTATTTTGGGTCAAGAAACTAATAATAGTTTTTTGAATAGAGTTTGTCGATCAAATAATAAATTTGCTGAAGTAAACCAAAAGGTGTTTAATTGGTATGTCAAATTTTTAAAAACCAAAAATGTCGCATGGCTTCACAATGCTGAAAGAGAGAAAGAATAATGGCTAGAATTAATAAGATTCAAAAGTATGCTGCTCTATGGCTGAATAGTCAGGGGTGGGATTCTCCAAAGATTGCTAACGAACTATCTCTTACTGATAGTCAGGTTAAGAATGTTATAGATAGTCCATCTACTACCCCTCAAGCTTCTATCAAAACTGTTTCTTCTCCTATGGGAAAATCTCCATCAAAAAACCTTATGATTAATGAAAGTGCTGGAGGTACTCGTAAAGTATCTATTATGACTAAAGAAGCTTCTGCTATGAATGACGATCTAAAGAAAGCTAGTCCTCCAGAAGGACGCAAGAATCAAAAAGGTATTTTCAGGCCATTTAATAATTAATTATTATGATAGAATCATTTGCAAGTATATATGAACAATTGACAGAAGAAGAAAAACAGCTTCTATCTACTATAGAAAATAAGCTGAATGCTGCTATAGAAGAAATTAAAGATAATCGTTTTACAGATATTGATATTAATAATCCTAATGGTGTTCCAGACTTTTCAGAAAAACACCCAGATGTAATACATTCTAAGCATGTTACAACAGCTCCTCATGAAATTACATTTTTTATTAAAGCAGAAGTATCTGAGATAGACGATAAAGGATATCTTGGGGAGATTAAAGAGATCGTAGAAAAATATTATCATGTTCCGGTCAAAGCTAAGGATGATTGGAAAATACATATGGATAAGTTTTTTGAAAAATTTCATAATTCTTTGGAAAATGTTTGTCAGGAACTAAATCAGTTTAAAAAGTAATGTGCGACAAATACATATCTAAGTACTCAAATGGGAAAGAAGTGTCCCAGGCTCAGTTTATTACAGAGATTATCTGTGAACGAAAAGCCCAAAAAGACAAACTAGATTTACATTATCGTTTCTGGGTACATAATAAGTGGGCAACTTTTTTTAGAAATCAAATAGGTTCTGCTCATAAATTACTTAAGACATATTCAGCTAAAGCAATCATAAGGGCTCTCAATACTGATCAAGGCAAGAAAATCTATTCTTTGCGAGCACCCCATCTTCCTGCTATTATAGAACAACAAGAAATTAATATTAAACAAGAAAACACAACTCTTAGTTTAACTATTGAAAGAAAAGATAATATCACTTTTGGTATAAAATCACCAGTTTCTAAAAATATTATTTCCAAACTTAAGGATTTAGATCAATGAGTCTCAAAGAAGACGTAATTAAAAATTTCGGTAATGAAATCATGCTCACAGCAAGTGCTGTTGTTGACAAAAAACTCATTACAATTCCTGTGAGCCCTTCTCTGGACATTATTTTAAATGGTGGTGTCCCAGAAGGAAGTTTTATGATTTTAACCGGACAACCGAAATGTGGAAAGACCACGACCTCTTTAGACTTTGCTGCCACAGCACAAAGACCCGAATATGCTTATCAGGGATTCAAAGAGGGTAGAGAAGTGTACTACCTTAACATTGAAGGTAGATTAAAGAAAAGGGATTTAGAAGGAATTCCAGGATTAGATCTAGATAGATTTCATATTATAGGTTCTCAGCAAGGTAAGATTTTACATGCAGAAGAATATCTCCAGATTGGAGAGAGAATTATTAATGAAATTCCTGGATGTGTTCTTATCATAGACTCCTACTCTGCATTATGTACTGAAACAGAAATCACTAGCGATATGAACAAAATGCAAAGAGCGGATGGGGCTAAACTATTGGCTAAGTTTTGCAGGAAGGTGGCGAATGTTATTCCTGTGAATAGAAATATTGTTATTGGTATTACTCACTTAATGGGTAATCCAGGTACTGGTCATGTTGAATGGAAAGAAAAGAGTGGTCAGGCTATTGCTTATCAAACAGATATTAAACTAAGAGCTAAGTTCCACACCGCTTGGAAAATTGGATCAGCAGAAGATGGTCAACAAATTGGTCAAGAAATTCAATGGCAAGTAATGTGCTCTGCATTAGGCGCTCCCGGCGGAACTATTACTAGCTATATTCGATATGGTCAGGGCATAGATAAGCAAATGGAATTGCTCATGCTTGCAGTTGATATTGGTATTATACAAAAGGGTGGCGCTTGGTATACTCTAACATCAGTTACAGACAAGCCTAAATTTCAAGGAACAGAAAAACTAAGACAGTATATAGTAGATAATCCTGCTGTCTACGATAGTTTACTAGCACAAGTCAAGGAAACAATGGGCATTAAATGCAAGTAAAAGATCTTGATGGTAACATGTGTAATTGGCAACTTATTGGAGGCATTGCGCATGGGAAAGCTAAAAACAAATCGTCCTTGCACTTGGTTGCTAGGGACTTACTACATAAATGCTTCCCCACGATGCAAATTCTGGAAGAAGTGGCAATTCCTCTAAGAAGATCAGAAACTTTATACTTAGATTTTTATATCCCTCTATTAAAGAAAACAATAGAGGTGCATGGAGAGCAACATTATAAATTTGTGCCATTCTATCATAACACTTTGCTAGGATTTGTTAGACACAAGAAGAGAGATCAGGAAAAACAGGAATGGTGTGATATAAATGGTATAACTTATATTGAGTTGCCATTTCATGAAGATGTAGAACTTTGGTCTAATAGGATTAAAAATGAGCAATAAAACTGCTAAAGAAGAATTACAAGATTGGGATAATCTTCTAGATGAATATGAAAATAATCTAGGTCTTCCTAGATATTCTGCTGGAGGTTTGCCAGAAGCAGAACTAAATAGCTATCTATCTATGAATAGAGATGAATTAGAAAAATTAACTCCAGAAGATTGTGGTCAGATATCTTATAGATTAGCACAGTTCTCTTTTCATGTTCAACGAACTATTAATAGAGAAATAGCTAGATATAATTGGGCAGAAGATACTACTAAGATAGTAATAGCAGATGATATCAATAATTATAAAGGTTATGGATACGTTGAAAAATCTAATCAGGCAATTAAACATAATGATAAAGCTCAATCCTTAAATAAAATTAAGATTTATGCTAAACAAAGAACTGATCGTTTATCATATATAGCTAACTCTATTAAGAATTTATCAGATATTTTAATTGCTATTCAAAGAATGAAAGTGACTAAACATGGACAATAATATGAACTTAGATCCTCAGCAAATACAGCAGATGATTTTAATGCTTCAGTCTATGCTGCCAAAGCAGGACAATGCTTCGTCAGAGCAGAATGACTTGAAGACTAAGAAGAAAACTCCTCGTACCAATAACAAGAGTAAACCTTCAACATCAAAGTCTTCAAATAATAAGTTTGATGCTATGATGGAAAAAAGAATGCATATGGAAGACATTGAAATAGATAAGAAATTAATAGTTCAGCCCCCAGTACCAAGAGCTAGACCATTCAATTTGGTCACTGCTATTTGTAGAGTTTGTGGAAAGAAAGAGACTGTTAATCCAGTGCTAATTACAGACTCAATAGACAGATATAAGTGTAACAAATGTTCCGGAGCAGCAGGCTAATATGATACTTTGTGACGTTGCAGCAGAACGTGCTGTTTTATCTGGAATATGTAATTATGGCGAAGATGCTTATTTAGATATTGCTGATATTATTCAGGATACATCATTTACTATTGATAGTAATTCTATCATTTACAAATGTCTTAAAACTGTTTGTGAAAGAGAACAAAAGCCTAATATCGATGTGGCTACTATTTTTTCAGTAGCAGAAGAATTGGGTTATGGACATATCTTAAGCAAAAAGGAAGAGGTTCAACATCTTAGAGCTATCATTGATTTTCCAGTAGCTTTAGATAATGTTCGTAAATTTGCTGCTAAGATTCGCAAACTAGAGATTGCTAGACTTTTACGAAAACAACTTGAATTAGCTCAAGAAAAAATTCTAGACGTTAATGGTACAGAGCCTATTGGTTCTATTCTTGGTATTGCAGAAGAAACGATATTCAATTTTACTTCTTTGCTAAATGATAGTGATAATAATCCTGTCACTATTGGTAAAGATCTAGATGCCTATATTCGTAATCTTGAAGAGAACAAAACTGATCAGATTGGTATTCCTACTGGTTTTCCAGCATATGATCAAGCTATTGGTGGTGGTTTAAGAAAAGGCACGGTTAATGTTATAGCTGCTCGTCCTAAGACTGGTAAAACTCTACTATCAGATAATATTGGTCGTAATGTAGCCAAGCTAGGAGTTCCCGTATTGAATATGGATACGGAAATGAATAAAGAAGATCATATTAACAGAATCTTAGCAATGATGACCGAAATTGAGATCAATGCAATTGAAACTGGTAAGTTTGCAGAATCACCAGATAAGAAAACTAAATTACTACAAGCAGTAGAAGAAATTAAGAAAACACCATTCTTTCATAAAAGTATTGCTGGTAAACCATTTGAAGATCAGCTAGCTATTATGAGACGTTGGGTTTTAAAAGAAGTTGGTCTTAATGATGATGGCACAGCAAAAGATTGTGTCATTTTCTATGACTATTTAAAACTAATGGATAGTGCTGGTATGAGCCAAGACCTAAAAGAATATCAGGTTCTTGGTTTTATGATGACCTCTCTGCATAACTTTGCTGTTAGATATAAGGTTCCTATTGTTGCATTTATCCAATTAAATAGAGATGGTATTACAAAGGAAAGCACAGATACAGCAAGTGGTTCAGATAGAATCATTTGGTTGTGTAGTAACTTTAGTATTTTTAAGAGAAAAACTCCTGAAGAGATTGCTGAAGATGGTCCAGATAATGGCAATCGTAAACTAGTTCCTTTAATTAGCAGACATGGAGGTGGACTAGACGATAATGATTACATTAACTGCCACATGAAGGGTTGGTGTGCAAAGATTACTGAAGGCAGAACAAGATTAGAAGTCATTAATAATAAAGGTGGCGCATCTGATGGATTTGTTGTTGAAGAACAAAATAATGAAGAAATCCCATTTGAATGATCAACACAAGCTTAAAATAGTTTGTGATGAGGTATGTGATAATATTGATACCTTACTAGACTTTTTTAATATTGAGTATAGATCAAATAATAAGATGATTTCAATGGCTTGTCCTATCCACGGTGGAGACAACATCTCAGCTATCAATCTATATCCAGAAGGAGATCGATATCGAGGTAATTGGAAGTGTAGAACACATGGATGTGATAAAGTATTTAAAGCATCAGTAATAGGTTTTATCAGAGGGGTATTATCTCATCAAAAGCATGGCTGGGAAAAAGATGGAGATAAGGCCTGTTCTTTTAATGATGCTTTAGACTTTGCTCTCAAGTTCATTAAGAAAGACTTAAAGAATATCAAGATATCTAGTTCAGATAAAGATAAAAAATTATTTACTAGTACTATTAACTATATTGGTAATGCTACAGCTACACAAGCTCCAGTATCACAACTTCCTACAAGAGAACAAGTGAGAAAGTCTTTGATAATGCCAGCTGAGTATTATTTAAGTAGAGGATACTCATTAGAGATACTTAATAAATATGATATTGGATTTTGTAATAAGCCAAATAAAGAGATGTCTAATAGGGTTGTTGTTCCAATCTATAATAATGACTATACCCATATGATAGGATGTTCCGGTAGGAGTATATCTGAAAAATGCCCTAAATGTTCATCATATCATGATTCAGAAGAGGCCTGTCCATCTGATGAAAAGAAATGGTTATCTTCCAAGTGGAAACATAGCGCAAACTTTAAAAGTCAAAACTGTCTATATAATTTCTGGTTTGCAAAAGAACATATTATTAAAAGTACAATAGCTATAATAGTTGAAAGCCCAGGAAATGTATGGAGATTAGAAGAAAGTGGAATACATAATAGTGTAGCTATATTTGGTTCTTCTCTGAGTGATAGGCAAAAAATTATGCTTGATTCTTCTGGCGCTATGACTATTGTTATATTAACAGATAATGATGATGCTGGCAGAAAAGCTGCTGAACAGATTAAAGAAAAATGTAAAAATACATATAGAATATTTATTCCACAAATTTCAAAATCAGATATCGGCGAAATGACTAAATCAGAAATAGAAACAGAAATTAAACCATTCTTAGAAAGCATTGTATGACCAAGATTATAGCGTTCGCTGGTAGAAAACAATCCGGTAAAACAACCTGTGCAGAAGCTGTTTTGGGTTATTATAAAGCTAATGTAGGAGAAGATCGTTCTGTTAAGATATATAATTTTGCTGATCCACTCAAACAAGAAATATGTATAAATATACTTGGATTAACTTATCAGCAATGTTACGGAGAAGATACGGATAAGAATACAGAAACAGATATTTCATGGGAAGGTAAAAATCTCACAGCTAGAGAAGTTATGCAATTTGTTGGTACTGATTTATTTCGTAAAATGAAAAATGATGTATGGACTAGTGCTACTATTAACAGAATAAAGAATGAAAAACCAGATTTGGCTATTATAGCTGATTGCAGATTTCCCAATGAAGTGGAAGCTATTCAAGCTGTTGGTGGACTAGTAATAAAACTTACTAGAAATCCATATCATTCAGATCATCCAAGCGAAACAGCGCTAGATCCAGAAAAATATTCTCCGTGGAAGTTTGATTCATTTGTTCAAAATGATAGATTAAATATTTTCCAACAGTCAGAATTAATAGTAGCTTTCTTAAAAGAAAAAGGAATATTCACATTATAATTACATATCTAAGAAGTAGTTCTTATGGCACACACTCTATGTGTCCACAGCAATATTTTTTTGAGTATATCCTTGGTTTAAGATCTCCATCAAATAAAAAAGCAGACAAAGGAACTATTTGTCATAAGGCTTTAGAAATCTTAGCATTTATTAAACTAAATACCCAAAACAATAGTCCAATTTTTGAGGATGATGTTGTCGGAAAAGTAGACATTAATAATTATAGTATCAAAAAAATAACTGATCAAGTATATGAATATTATACTTCTCAGTTCACTCATCATGTTTGGGAACCAAAAGATCATAAAGATTGTCATGCATGGATTAATAAAGCTTTAGAATATAATAAGGGTATGTTTGATCCTAGGAATAGACATATCGTTCAGCCAGAACAACGCTTTGATCTTGAGATTAAGAAACCCTGGTCATCATACCGATATGAAACCAAAGATGGAATCCTTGAAGGAAATCTTGCTATAAAAGGCACTATTGATCTTATTACCAAAGTCAATAACAATACTCTAGAAGTTATTGATTGGAAAACAGGACGAAGATTAGACTGGGCTACTGGAGAAGAAAAAACTTTAGAAAAATTACAAAATGATCCTCAATTAAGAATATATCACTATGCTATTCAGCATATGTACCCAGAGATCGAACACGTAATGATATCTATTAATTTCATCAATGATGGTGGAGCATTTACTATTTGTTTTGATAAAACAGATCTATACAAAACAGAAATCATGTTGAAACAAAAATTTGAGACTATAAAGAATACTCAAAAGCCACAACTAAATAAAAGTTGGAAATGCAGTAAGTTATGCCACTTTGGGAAAAGTACATTTGCTAATAGTTCAATACAACCATTAACAGAATATAGAGATGGTCAACTAACAGCTAAAGACCAATGTATGACAAAGTGCGAACAAGTTAAACATGATATAGACACAACTGGGATGAAAGCTGTCATTGACAAGTATCAAGCTCCCGGCTATAGTATAGGTCACTACAAAGCACCCGGCACCGTATAAATATTTTTGGTTAGAACAACGAAATAAGGAGAAAATTAGATATGGACATGACTAGAGGATATGTGCCTCTGCATGTCCATTCTTAGGTGGGCTATGTACTCACTTTTGGATGGACTATCGCAACCGAGAACTATTGCTGAAAGATGTCAGGAAATAGGTGCAACTTCTTGCGCATTGACTGATCATGGTAATATTGCTGGATCAGTTAAATTTTATACAGAAATGAAGAAGAAGGGTATTAAACCTATTTTAGGGTGTGAGATTTATATTTGTGATCAAGATCCTAAGATTAAAACAAAAGAAAATAAAGACCTAACTCACTTTGTTATTCTAGCCAAGAACTACGAGGGATGGAAGAGTCTTATTAGAATTGTTTCTGAGTCTAATCAACCCGATCATTTTTATCATAAACCAAGACTAAATATAGAGACTCTTGCACAATATTGTAATAATAATATTATTGGATTTTGTGGTCATGCTGGATCCTATTTGGCAGATAAGATTAGTGTTGATAATCAATTACTTGGCGACTGGAAAAATATAGGTATTGATCAAATTGGTAAACTTAAAGATGTTTTTGGTAAAGAAAATTTCTTTTTAGAAGCACAATTAATGGATTCGGCCAATTCTCCTATCCAAACAGTTTTGACTGGTGCTATGAGAGATTTGGCCAAAATGACCAACACAAAAATCATCTCCACACCAGACGCTCACTATTGCCGTAAGGAGGATGCTGTAGATCAAAGGGTGCTTCTCTGTAATAATTTAAAAACGACCTTCCCAGAGATCAGCAGGAAGATTAGTAACGATGAGGAGGTGCCTCTTGGGTGCTTTTTTACATCCGACAACTTCCATATCTTATCTCCAGAAGAAATGGGTCATTTTCATACAGAAGAAGAAATGGAAAATACTAAATTAGTAGATTCATTATGTGAAAACTACAACATCTTAGATAAGCCACATTTACCTCCCTTTTCTTGTCCAGATGGGGCAAATCCAGATGAATATTTAAGGCAGTTATGTCGTAATGGTTGGAGAGATAAAATTGCTAATGTTATAGATAAAGATCTTCAAAATGATTATGTTAATAGAATTAAGTACGAATTAGAGGTTCTACAAGGAGCAGATCTTTCTAGTTACTTTTTAATTGTGCAGGATATTGTGAATTATGTTAGAACAAATAACTGGCTTCCGGGACCAGGAAGAGGAAGTGCTGCTGGTTGTCTAGTTTCTTATTTAATTGGTATTACTAGTATTGATCCTATTAAATATGGCTTATTGTTTGATAGATTTTATAATGCTGGAAGAAATAGCAAAGATCATATCTCTATGCCTGATATTGACGTAGACGTACCTATCAACAAAAGAGAAAATGTAATTGAATATATTAAGCAGTGTTATGGGGCTGATAAGGTTTCTCAAATGATTACATTTAATACTATTAAGGGTCGTGGTGCCATTAAGGACGTATTAAGGGTTTATGGTAATATATCCTTTGATGAAATGAATAAGATTACTAAAAGTATTCCAGATGAAGCTAAAATTGCAGATGATCTTCAAGAAATGAAAGAAGAAACCGGCGAAGCATCTATTATTCGGTGGGCTTTAGAAAATGAGCCAGATAAACTGAAAGAATGGTGCTATATAGATGAAAAAAATGAATTGCAGGGACCACTTGCCAAAAGGTTTGAACAGGCTATTAGATTAGAAGGTACTAAGTCTAATCAGTCCAAACATGCGGCTGGTATTGCAATTAGTGCTCAACCATTAAATACTCTGTGTCCTATGGTATATGATTCAAAAAATGACCAACTTATAGCTGGCATGGAGATGCAAGACCTAGAAGCGTTAGGTATTATCAAGTTTGATATTCTTGGCGTGGCAATGTTAGATAAGATCATGACTATTCAAGACATTTTATCAAAAGGAGATTGATTATGGCAACCCAAAAGATTAAATTTATGGATTTAGCTATTGGTAAGGTATTTACATTTGAACTTAATAAGTATACTAAGACTGAAGAACAAAGAATTAGTTGTTGTACAGTTATAAATGCTGCTAGATTAGACAATCCAGAACAAAAGATTCAGGTTCTACCATTAATAGAAGTAGAGGTTGAGACCACCGAATGATTAACTATAACAAAATTTGTGTGTTTGATTTTGAAACAGATGGCTCTGACCCAAAGTCTTGTAGTCCTGTTCAGATTGCCGCAGTGATTATTGATCCATTGAAATTAGAGATTGTTCCCAATTCTGAATTTAATATCTTTTTTAAACCAGAAGTTTTGGCAAATGATGAAGATTACCAATATACTACAGACATATTAGATTTTCATGCTAAAGTAAGAGGTTCTTCAAAAGAGGCTATTTTAGCAGAGTGGAAGAAATATCCCTCTCAAGATCAATCATGGAAGTTATTTACAAATTATTTGACTATGCACCATAGCAGGTCTAGTAAGAAGAGCCAATTTAGTGCCCCTATTGCCGCTGGCTATAATATTAATAGGTTCGACCTACCAATTATTGATAGACTTAGTCGCAAATATGGTAATACTAATAAAGAAGATAGAAGTGATATTTTTTATCCAAGAGATGTATTAGATATTATGAATTTAGTTTTCTATTGGTTTGAAAACAATAGCGATCTAAAAAATCTTTCTTTAGATACTCTGAGAGATTATCTTGGTATTAATAAAGAGGGTGCCCATGATGCTCTCAAAGATGTTAAGGATTGTGCAGAAATTCTGGTTCGTTTTATGAGACTACATCGTAACCTAGGAAATAAGATTAAGTTTAAGGACTCATTTCAATCACCAACATCTCATGCCTAAAAAATTTCAATATAGTTGCGGTTGTTCTTTTGATATTCTGTCTGAACATGAAGACAAAGACAGAATGACTCTTAAATTTAATCCAAAAATAGAAGAGATTAGTTTGGAGTGTCAGAAGACTTGGGATTTAATTTCAGATGGAAATACTAAAGGGTGTTTTCAATTGGAATCTAGACTTGGTAAATCTATGGCCAAAAAATTAAAGCCAGAGAATATAGAACAGCTTTCTGCATTGATTAGTATTATGAGACCAGGATGCTTGGAAGCTTTTAGAGACGGTAAATCAGTTTCCAATCATTTTATAGATAAGAAGAATGGTCAGGAGTCTGTAGATTATTATCATCCCTCTTTAGAACCTATTTTAAAGGGAACTTATGGGGAAATGATTTATCAAGAACAAGCTATGGAAATCGCTAAGATTGTAGCTGGCTTTGATCTTCAAGAAGCAGATATGTTAAGAAAAGCCATTGGTAAAAAGAAACCAGAAGAAATGGCTAAGATTAAAATTAAGTTCTTAGAAGGTACAGAAAAAATAGGAACAGTAGCTACTTCTCAAGCAGAAGAAATTTTCGGCTGGATTGAAAAATCTCAAAGATATTCTTTTAATAAATCCCATGCTGTTAGTTATGCTATTAATAGTTATTTATCAGCATATACAAAAGCTCATTTTCCAAAAATCTTTTTTGCAGCCTATTTGAGATTTGCTAAAGATAAAATTGATCCTAAAGCAGAAATCAAAGAGTTAGTGCAAAATGCTAATGAGATGGATGTTCCTGTCTGTATACCTGATATTAGGAATCTAAATCAACTATTTATCTTAAAAGACAACAAGATCTATTTTGGATTAACAGATATTAAAGGGTTTGGACAATCTGTTTTTGATAAATTGATTAAAATTAAAACGGATAAAAAACTAGATTTTGACACTATGAATTGGGTTGAAATGCTGATGAAGGTTTTGATAAATATCAATTCTACATCGGCCAAAGCTTTGATTCAAAGTGGTGCTGTTTCTTATTTGGGTAAACAAAGAACAAGTATGTTATTTGAATTTGGTTTAGTGTCTGAATTAACAAAAAAAGAATCAGATTTCATCCTAGCCAACTTGCATCAATATAAATCTATTGGAGATGCCTTATATGATTTGTATCATAATGGTAAATCTAACAAGAACAGGAAAAGTATCATACTTGATTTAATTAACAGCTATAATAAACCCCCATATTCTTTGGAAGATAATCCAGACTGGATCTCTGATGCAGAAGATGCTTTCTTAGGATGCAGTATTACCTGTTCTAAAGTTGATATGTATGATATTACAATGACTAATACAACTTGTAAAGATTTTAAGAATACTACTCTTAAAGATAATATTATTTTATGTGGAGAGATAGAGAATGTGGGTGTTACTAAAACTAAATCTGGTAAGACTCCCGGTCAAGAGATGGCATTTGTTACTATGAGTGATGGTACAGGAGTAATAGACTCTGTTGTGTTCTTTCCAGAAGCATATAAGGCTTATCGAAATATTTTATTTGATGGTAATGTAATCATTATTAAAGGAAACAGAGCCAAGTCTGGTGATTCGTTAATAGTTGAAAAGACGTATATTCCTAAGACTTGACGCTGGCTCCTCTCGGTCTATAATATGGAGCAGTTCGTTTTTTGGACCTTGGTTTTTTATTTTAAGGAGAACTTGATGAATATTAATATTCTACGTGGTAATTTAGCTAGAGACCCTGAGATGCGTGTAGTAAATACAAATGGTAAGCAGACTTCGGTAGTTAATTTTACTGTAGCTGTTTCTAGGGAATACACGAAGGCAAATGGTGAGCGAGATAAGGTAACAACATTCGTTCCTTGTGAAGCATGGGATAGTGGTGCCGAAATTATCGGTCAGTCATTTAAGAAGGGTGATTTTGTTTTGGTCGAAGGATCTCTCAGGAACGACTCATGGGAAAAGGATGGTGTTAAGCATAATTCCCTAAAGGTTCGTGTTAATAACTTTTCTAAGATTACTAAACTATCTAAGAAGAGCAAGGATCAGGCAGAAGAAGTAGTTAGTTTCTAAATTAAATCCCTTTACCATTTTAAGAGATGGGGGTGCAAAAACACCCCCGTTTTTTATGTCTAACAAAAAACTCAAAATTTTAATGTGTTCTGAGGCCAGCTTTCTAAGTTCTGGTTTTGGAACATATGCCAGAGAAATACTAAAAAGACTTCATGCTACCGGAAAATATGAGATAGCAGAATTTGCTTCTTATGGTAAAGTGAATGATCCAAAAGACGTTGATATTCATTGGAAATATTATGCTAATGCTGTGGATTCTAAAGATCCCAGAAGTCAAGAATATAATAGCTCTATGGAAAATCAATTTGGTCGTTGGAGATTTGAAAGAGTCTTATTAGATTTCCAGCCAGATATTGTATTTGATGTTAGAGATTACTGGATGAGTTCGTATCAGCAATTTTCGCCATTACGACCATTTTTCCATTGGGTACTTATGCCAACCGTGGACTCTGCTCCACAACAGGAAGAATGGATTGACACTTTTTTACAAGCAGATGCGATCTTTACCTATTCCGATTTTGGTAAAGAAACCTTGTTAAAACAGAGTAATAATAAAATTAAATATATAGACACCACATCTCCGGGTGTTGATCTAAATACATTTAATATGATAGAGGATAGAAAACAATTAAAGAGTCATCTTGGACTTGACCCGGATAGTTTTATTATCGGTTCTGTAATGAGGAATCAAAAAAGGAAACTTATTCCTGAACTATTTTCAAGTCTTAAATCCTTCCTATCAAAATTACAAGCAGAAAATAATCCAATAGGAGAAAAAACTTACCTCTATCTTCATACTAGTTATCCTGATGCAGGTTGGGATCTTCCTCAATTACTAAAAGAATATAAGGTGGGTAATAGAGTACTATTCTCCTACAGCTGCAAAAACTGTGGGTATTTTTATCCTTGTTTATATCAACATCCTATGGCTCATTGTCCAAGATGTAGTCAAAAAGCATTTTCTCTTCCTAATGTTGGCGCTGGCGTATCTTCCCAGACATTAAATATGCTTATGAATTCTTTTGACATATATGTTCAATATGCTATTTGCGAAGGGTTTGGTATGCCTCAAGTTGAAGCATCGGCTTGTGGTGTTCCGATTGCATCTGTAGATTATAGCGCTATGAGCGATGTTGTTCGTAAAGTTGGTGGATATCCTATTAGAATTAACCAGTATTTTAAAGAGCTAGAAACTAAAGCTGTTAGAGTGTATCCGGATAATGATCATTTAGTAGAAATTTTATATAACTATCTTTCTTTGCCAGATTTTCTTAAACAACAGAAAAGATTTGAAACACGCAAGCTTACTGAGCAACATTATAATTGGGATAATATAGCTAAAAAATGGGAAAAATATTTTGATAGCGTAGTCCTAAAAGGATTACAAGGCAAATGGAAAGAAAGCCTACCAATGCTAGAACCCATTAATAACTTGCCTCCTAATATTAGTCCATATGATGCCATTACTGGTGCCGTATCCAAACATATGCCGCAGCACCAATTAACTTCATCCTTAATATTGCTAAATATGATTAGAGATTTAGACTATGGGTTTTCTATTAATGGAATGCATACTGAGCCATATACTCCTGAACACGCGATAAATTCTATAAACAATATCATCACTAACAATAATGTAGCCCAAAATGTAAAAAATAATCAAAATACTTTAAGAGAAGAAGACTTTATTCAATATGCTCATATGAAAGAAAGTATCAAATGAACGCATTATTTTTGGGACCATATAGACAACAAGATGATTCTGGATTAGCTTCTCAAAGCTATATTAAAGCGATAGCTTCTCAACAAAAATATAATTTGACTACCAGACCTATATTTTTAGGTTCGCCATCGGAAAAAATTGATAGAGACATACTAGAATATGAAAATTCTTTGTATGATTCCTATGATGCTGTTATACAGCAGACACTACCACATTGTTTATTTTATAATGGCAAATTTAAAAAGCATATTGGATGTATCAAATTAGACACAAATAATATTTCTAATTCTATCTCTATGTTCAATATTAATCAAATGGATGAAATTTGGGTAGCTAGTACACAAGAAGAAAAATGTTTAAGAAAATCTGGTGTTACTAAATCAATTAAAGTTATATCTCAACCATTAGATATTGGTTTAATTAATAATAATAGAGATAAAGAACTAGACCTACACCCAATGATTAAACAAACCTTCAAGTTTTATTATATGGGGGACTATAATGAAAGAGCTAATCTTAAAGATTTAATTACTGCTTTTCATTTAGCTTTTGATATTAATCAACCAGTGTCGTTAATTATAAAAACCAATATATCCAATATGTCTATTGGAGATTCTTATAAATTAATAGAGAAAGAAATAGAAGATATTAAAAAAAGACTTAATATTAGCCATAGATATAAAAAAGAAGTTATCATTACTGAAGAACTATCTTATGAAAATTCTATTAGATTACATAATTGTTGCGATTGTTTTGTTTCTACTTCAAAAGCAGAATCTTTTGGTAGAACAGCAGCAGAAGCGCTGGTTCTTGGTAAAACTCCAATAGTGCCAGATAATACTGGAATGATAGATTTTATTGACAATAAGAACGGCTATATTGTACAAAGTCATAGAACACCAGTTATACTAGATAATAAAATTTTACCAGATGAATTTGATATTTATAATGCTAACGAATATTGGTATCAGGTAAATATCTATGATCTTATAGAAAAAATGAGAGCAGCATATTCTCTATATAAGACCAATAAAAAAGAATGGGAACAGAAAAAAGAACTAGGATTAAAATTAATTGATCAATTTAGCTATGAGACAATAGGGAAAAAACTATGTATTTGAGTTTTGTTACTGGAAATATATTGCAAAAAATTACAGAAGACAACTATAATGTAATTTACTATCCACAAAATAATATTATAGATCACTGTATCTCAGCTATAGATAAACATAAGTATTATATATTTGGTAGTAATAATATTCATTACGAACTTGATAATATGATTGATTTACCAAATCATCACCTTTCTCTATATAATTACAATCTATGCATCACCAATAGACTTTTAAATTATACAACCAATCCAACTATCAAACAATTTCATTTAAACACAATTATTTTAACACACTCACATAAACCACAAAATGTAAAAAAAGAAGATTTGGTTCTTATGAGTCAAAGACTCAAAAAAGAAACCAAAATATTTTTCTCAGAATCTGCCAAAAATTCTTGGAGACTAGACAATAGTATAGTTTTGAAATATGGAGTACCTAGAGCTTTTCAATACGTCAATAGTACCACAAAAAGAAAAGATGTATTGATTTTAAATTGTGATAATTCGCCATATGCACAACAAATACAAGCAGCATTAATTGAAAAAAATTATTCTTGTGATATTATGAGCTCTTTTAGGATTCCCATTGAAGTTATAAATTCTACAATGAATAATTATAAAGTATGTGTTGATCTAGCAGAGCATAATGTTTTAAATCTTCTGTGTGGAATAGCATCAGGGTGCGCTGGAATATCGATAAAATCACCTATAACATCAGAAGAATACCTAAACATAAATGGATTAACATTCATAAATAATATAGAAGAAATCTTTCCTGCACTAGCCCAAATACTTGATATCAATGATGAAGAAAGAAAAAATAATTCAGAAGCTATACTTAACCAATTTGATTTCAATAATTTTAGTACCATTATGAGTAATATAATACAAAAAGCTAATAGAGAGGCATTTACGCTATGATTAATCAAATCAATGTTGTTGTAGATAAAGAAAAAGATACTGTAATAGGATATTCTAATATTAGTACAGAAAATATTTTTCAAGTTACCAATGGATATGTGAATAATATTGTCTTTACAACTATAGATAAAGTAGACCAAGATAATAGAAACAAAATTTTTATGGAACTATGTAAAAAATTAAATCATGGGGGTTCTATAACAGTGAAATTTTTAAATCCAGAATCATTAGCCCATAAAATTAAAAATGGTAGTTTATCTAGCGAGGCATTTTCATCTTTGATTAATGGTTTGAAATCTTCATGGATGGAAACTGATTTTCTTGGATTTGTATCTGGTTTGAATGGTTTCAATTTATTAAAGCATGTTCATGAAGATGTATATTCTATTGCAGTAATTGAAAAAAGTAAATGAGCAGAATAGCGTGTTTTATTTTATCCTATGAGATAACAAAAGGAATGAAATCTTTTGGACCAATTGGACTTTTAAAGTCTAATGGGTTTAATAGAGAATTAATTTTGTGTCAAATTAATAACTTAAAAAATCTTTTCCCAAAAACAGATATATCTATCATTTCTGGATTTGGAGGAGATAAACTACATAAAAAAATACCTACCGACATTAAAACAATAAGCAATAATGAATTTGACACTAAGAATCAAGGTTATGCACTAAAACTCATTTTAGCTAATTATGAACTAGACAGCTATGATGGAATTTTTATTATCAATAGTGGAACACTGATCAGAAACTTATCGCCCCATAAAAATCTTTCTACAAAAAAATCATGGATTCTTTCCAAAACTATAAAAAAATCTCAACAAAACACAAAATTTTTGGGGGCGAGAACAGATAATAAAGGACAAGTAGACTATATTTTTTATGATATTGGAGATTATGCTTGGTGTGATAGTGTTTATATTTGTAATCAAGATATTGATTTGATAAAAAATAATATCACATCTTATTACGATAATATGTTTTTATTTGAAGTAATAAATAAGTCTATCACTAATGATGCAAAATATGAACAAATTATTGTAAATAACGATTCAATTATAAATATCATAGGGATGAAAGATAAACATAAAATTAAAGATTAAATAATGAAAAACAAAATTTTAATACATATAGCAAAAGAGAGCGAATATCTCTCTTTCATCCAAAATTTAAACTCTGTAGTTTCAGATAATATTGAAATTATAGCTCTTGGTGTTCATGGTAATTTATTTGAATTATTTCATATTCATAGACCAAATGTAATAATTTTACCAGCAAAAGAATATACTCAAGAATTCCATGACTTTATTAATGAATACAACAAATCTGTTAAAATAATAATTTTCATTAATGCTAATATTCCAGATAAACAATTAATTGAATACTGGAATCTGAATAAAATCACATTAGCTGGGAAAAAAGAATGTTTAGTTACAGATGTAGAAAATCCGCTACTTTATTCTAAATTGTATGATAGTAATATTTTTACCAGAATTAATCCTGAAAAACCCAGGAATAATAAAATTGCTGTAATGTTATCAGAAGATAATCAAAAAAATATTGATATAGTAGGACCGATGCTATATCCTCATAGCAAGGAAAGATTGGTTTTATTCAATTCTCCAACGTTCAATCCTCCACAAAACGTAGGAGTATTAAATCAGCATGATGCTTGTTTGATACTAAATAACTATGAATGTTTAATAGATTTAGACGATAAATATTCTATTGAATCACAAGTTTGTGGTATCGACAACATAGAAATAACAAATGACATTTCTTCTAATATCGCTAATAAGATTTTGAAAAATAAGATTTATGACTTAGAGATTTCATCATTCAAATATTATATTCAAAATCAATTTTTACCAACCGTTTTTGAGGGTTAATTATGGATATCGGCTTTTATCTACTAGACATATTACCAAACTCCCCAGCACAGAATAATATTCTTACAGCATTAAACGATCTATGTAAATTATGTCCATATGATAATATTGTATTATTTAATAATCAATATAATAGAATTGATATGAACAATAAGTACTACACCCTGCATATTCAGCAAGCTAAGTATTTTGATGGAATTTTATTTGTTTTTGATACCAAGAGCGCAATGCTAACACAAACATTTCCTGTTCCAAAAAAACAAATCTTGTATATGCCAGAAGTTGAATGGAATAAAAATTCTTCTCTTCCATATGGCTTTTGGTATAATATGTATATGAAGGATAATATTGAGATAATTACAGATAATATTGATACATATGAATTATGTGATATTTGTTGGAAAAAACCCCTAAGCTTAATTAAACAAATAGATAGTAAGGAAATTAAAAATGTCATCGATAAAGTACAAACAACTATCTGACTCTGCTAAAAAAGATATTTTAAATAAATACTATGTACTAGAAAAGTTAAGCTTTCAAGATATTGCTTTAAAGTATAATACATATGCCAATCAAATAAGAAGAGATGCTAAAAAGTTTGAGATTCCTATTAGAGATAAAAGTCAGGCACAAAAGAATGCTTTGAGTAGTGGTAAACATAAGCACCCAACTAAAGGATCTGAAAGAAGTATAGAGACTAAAGAGAAGATCGGTATGGGGGTTATGGATTCTTGGAACAATCTAAGCAAGGACGAACTAGACCAAAGAAAAGAAAAAAGTCGGGCCAATTGGAATAATCTAAGTACAGAAGAAAAAGCTAATATTGTTAAGTCTGCAAATACAGCAGCTAGACTAAGTAGTAAAACAGGATCTAAATTAGAAAAGTTTCTTTTGGAAAAGTTGCTAGCTGATGGTTATGTTGTAGAATTCCATAAAGAGCAAATGTTATCAAATACCAAGTTGCAAGTGGACCTCTTTCTGCCTACAATGAACTTAGCGATTGAGGTTGATGGTCCATCTCATTTTTCTCCCATATGGGGAGAAGAAACATTTAAGAAAAATCAGAAATATGATGAAAAGAAGAATGGTCTTCTTATAGGTAAGGGATTAGGATTAATTAGGGTTAAACAACAAAAAGACTTTTCTACAGCTAGAGCAAATTTGATTTATTCTAGACTAATAGATTGTCTTAAAAACAAAAAATATAATTTAGGAACCGTATTAGAAATAGAGGATGAATGATGGTTAAGGAAAAGAAAGTTGCAGAAGTAGTTGTGGAATCAACAGAATCAATACCAGCAAAAGTTACACCTAATGATCTAGGATGGACAGACTATGTATTAGGATTATTGTCAGATGATGAAAAAATTTCTGGCAATCCTACTACTGATGGTTTAAGGAGAATATTTGAAGTAGCTTTAAATTGTGATGTTATTGAAGCTATTACAGAAATTGTTCAAGCTCCCAGCCCAGAAAATGAAAAAAGAGCAACTGCTACCCATACTATTCGTTATGTATTAAAAGGTGATTCCTCATCACTAGACGAAGTTAAATATCGGGCTGTTACGGGTGCTGCTGACGTTTATTGGGGTAATTGTGACAAGATCTATCGCAACCACCCCACTGCTGTTGCAGAAACGAGAGCAGAAGGTCGTGCATTAAGAAGAGGTCTGAAACTAAGAAAAGTTGTTGCTGCTGAAGAAATTGCAAAAGATATTGAGGATCATCCAGATGAAAATTCAGTATCTAAGATTAGTGTTAATCAAATTAATTTTATAGATGTAATTGCTCAAAGACTAAATGTTAATGTGAGTAATTTAATAAAATCACTTGCAATTGCTGAAGAGAACATATATAATATCTCACATGAGGATGCAGTTGGTGTGATCAAGCACTTGACTTCGTATCAGCAAGATATGAGTAAAATTACAGAAGAATTAACAGGGTACTTACCAAACTGGAAGTGATATTATGAAAGTAACTTATACGGCCAACGACAAACTATCTTTTGAATTAGAAGCTGCTGGACAAAAGGAAATTTTTAAGGAATTAGCCTTAATTCAGGAAATCTTTTCAGAAGATAAGTGCGGGCTGTGTAAGAGTACTAATCTTAAGTTTATAGTTCGTAATGTCGAAGGTAACGATTATTATGAACTAAGATGTATGGACTGTGGGGCAGTATTGTCTTTCGGTCAGCATAAAAAGGGTGGTACCCTATTTCCCAAGCGTAAAGATGACGAAAACAATTGGTTACCAAATAATGGTTGGCACAAATGGCAAAAGAATCAGGGCGAGAAAAGTTAGATCAAAAAATAAATTACCTTTATAGAATTGGTGTTTTCCATAGTACAATATGGCACACTTCTATATTGTTAATTCTTTGTTTATCTATATCTGTAAATCTTCCGCCTAAAAAAATTAGCTTAGTATTATCTTTTTCAAATTCTCCTTCAAATATTATCGAAGAAGAAATTGTTGAAATAGATTTCGACCAAGAAGAAATTTCCTCTTCTGGTGCCGATGAAAATAAAATAATAGAAGAAATAGTAGAATCAAAAAATGAAACAGATCCTATAATAGAAGAAGAAATTAAACCTGAATTTTTTATAGAAGAACCAGCACCAGACTTAATAACTATAAATGATTTAGCAGATGAGACTGTAACAGAGCCTGTCAAAACTAAATCAGAGACTACTGAAGAACAAAATACTTCTCAGAACGTGCTGGGAGACCTTATTAAAAGCATCCCCACTTCCGGCTCTAGTGGATTAAATAATGGCTTTGGAGAGGCAGGAGAGGCCGAAATTGGCCGTAGATTAAACGCTGCGGGGGCAAAAACTGGAGATGTACAGGTATCAATAGGATGGAATACTATTGATGACATAGATGTTCATGTATTTTTTAGATCATTTGGCCAAAATTCATATATCTCTTGGACTAATAAACACGGTGTTTGTGGGGGTATGTTAGATGTAGATATGAATGCTAATCAGGTTTCTTTAAATAATAAACCAGTTGAGAATATCTTTTGGCCAGCTGGACACTCTCCTTATGGAGAATTTATAGTCGCTTTGCATAATTTTAGAAATTGGTCTGGAGCTAGATCTGTGCCAGTTACTCTAATAATTAAAGTTGATGGAGAAACAAAAATCTTACAAACTCAGTGTGTTTATGGTATGGCTATGACAGAAGTTGCAAGATTTAATAGGTTTCAGAAGTGATAATGGGTCCCCATTTATCAGCCGGACACTTTTGATTTTTATAAGCTAATTTATTCTTATAATTTGCTTCTCTTATAACCGTACAACCACATAATAAACAAGAGTTTTCTTTGAAGTATTCGCAAGAATTACAAATGGCCAGTCTTTCAGCTATCTCATCCTCCGAGCACATTTTGCTAGACGATTCTGCCTCAGGATTCACAGATCTTTTTATTGCATCTTTTTTGGTTTCTTCTAATATTACATCTCTGATATTTTGTTGACCAGATAGATGAATTGGTGGTTTTGAATCAAAATTCCCAGTATGGTTTTGATGTATTTTATGTGCTATATCTTCTATTTTTTTAAAACACATTATTTTAGTTTCTGGGTCTTCTAAAGCAACTGTCAAATCACAATATTTACATTTATAAAGTGGTTTATTATTAAAGGTGCTATCTAAAAGCTCTAAATCACAATAGGCTGTATTACTCATGATATTGAAGTCTTTCCTGTTCTACAACAATAATTATCATTATCACATATTGGAATATTAGTATCATAACATGTTGGAATAGTGTTGCAATCTACGGTTTTAATTTTTTCTGTCATATTTAATGGAATTGTTGATGGACAAGACGCTACGACATTATTGCATTTTGCTGTTAATTCGTCTCCTTTAAAAATATCTTGTATAGTTTTCGGTCTACGATACTGGTAAGTATAAGAAGCAACTGTAAATGTTACAGGATTGGAGCCGACTACTGGATCTCCCATAGTTGCTCTATATTTCATTCCATTATAAACAACTGTAGTAAAAGTAATATCGCTACAAGATCCTGGAACAACACCTTCTACTATATCGTTAACATTTATTGTTCTATTGTTAAAACATGGAGCAGTATTAAGTCTAGTTTGTTTCATCTGATCTTCCCATAATTTTACATATCTTCTATTTGCAGTAGTATTAGATGTTACAATAGGATATACTATTGGAATATCACAACCTCCTACTGTTGCTAATGGATATCTATCATTACCACCAACACAAACCACTGGTTCAGAATATGTTATACAGACGCTCCAAGGGAAAGAATCTGGGGCTTCTTTTAAAGCTAATCCTTGTCCACAATTTGTATAATCGCTATTGCAACACTGATTACTACAACAGATATTACAATATCCACAACTTATTGTTTGACAACCCATTTCTAAAGGACCATTCTCATTTGGATTTCCATCGCTCAAAATAGTTCCTAAAATACAGGTTCTTGTTTCTGTAATAATTTCCCAATTTTGTTTTTGATCAACCATATTAATCTTATTAGGTTCTACTCCACAATTATCGCAACTACTATCAATAGAATCTGATACTGTATAAGTATTATCTGGGACAGTAATATTTATTATTGGACAATTATTTCTAATTGTATTATTAATACATAAATTAGGACCATTAGGCATAATAATAGTTAGTGTATTATTATCATACTCAATAGAGCATAGATCTTCTGGACACTTAGGAGCATATGCAGGATATGAAAAAGTTCTTTCTGCATTATGTATATACCATGTTGCTGGGGCTCCAGCGGAACTTTCTAAAAAGCTAAATTCTTCTTGCACTTCTCCTCCACCAGAAAGAGATGCTCCTATAACTCTACCTGGGGTTGTGTTTTGACAAGGAGTAGCTGCGCTTACTGATATTGCATTAGAATTTTGTTTTATTTTTCGTTTGTGTGATTTTAAAGAAATATTATATCTACAATATTCAAAATTGTAATCAAATTCATCATAATCATATGAATCAGTACTACATAAACAACTAGAATTATTAGAATTTCTACAATAGCCATAATCCCAATTTGCACATTCACAATTATCTTCAAGATCTCCATCAGAAGGGGGGACTGATTTTTTCCTTATTGGATCGTAATATTTATAACCAGTCAATGGATCTGTATGATCTAATGTATAACAAGTTCCACAAGGACTATTGGTAGATGTAATTTTACTACCTATAGCTATTGGACTAGCAATAGCGGCTCCTCCTATACGGTCTTCAATATTTCCATAACCATTTCTAGTAAGATTAATACTACCTCCTGCTACGAAACATGGTTTTGTTAAACCAAAAATCCCTCTTGCAATTCCTCCTAATTTTATTTTTTTAGATTTAGTGCTTAGGACTGTGTATATATTTGAATCTAAAGCACCTACGCCAAGACCAACCCCCCAATTTGTACATACCCAACCCGGCGGCCCTCCTGCACTACTTGTATTAGCACAACCCCCAGCCCCAGCAGGAAATGGAGATTCTGGAATTTTTCTTCCTTGAGCATCTAGAAAATCTGGGCTGCAATTATAAAAATGACTAGACCAATAATATTGAGCACTCATATCTGATGGATATGGACAAGCATATGGCTTATACTGATCTTGAGCACTCCTAGATAATAAATCTGCAAGATCATTATTTCCTGCATTTCTAGCTGCTTGAGCATCCCTTTCGGCTTGGGCTATTGCTAACCATGCTGCTCTATCCATAATAGGCCACCAAGGATAAGTAAGTTCATTACCATCACAATCTTTATCTCCATTAAATTTTCCAGAAGTAAAAGCGTGGTAAAATCCAAGATTTCTTCTTTCTAATTCTACACAAGCCTTCAAAAAAGTATATCCAGAAAGTATTTTATTACTCACTATCAAATTATTAGTAACAGAAGATTCAGTATATATTATTCCTGATGTACTTTTTCCATCTACTGTTGCTATAGACACTATTTTACCATTTTGTCTTTCAATAGAAATATTAATATTCTTACCAGCAATTTCTGCTGTGATAGAATGACCAACTTCTAAAATACCTTTGATAGCTAAGGTTCCAAATATTTTTCTATTACTAGTATCTGCTGATGTGTCTAAATCATATGGTATGTTTTTATATACGTCTTTAGCTTCTATTTTTGGATAATTATACTTAATTAAATCTTTAAAAGAAATTGAATCATTAATATTGTCTATAGTATTTAAATTAATTTTTTGTTTTTCTCCATACATTAGTCTAAAAAACATTTCATTAGCTAATATATCAGTATTCTGAACTAATGCTGTATGATCATTTACTATACTACAGACCATTAACTGTTGATATTCTTCATTTAGTACAGAGATCCTATTGTTTATTGGCCTAGGAGATGTCATGTCACAATTAGAAGCCGGGTACAAAGTATTATACGGAGGTAACTCTAATCTTTGAATATACTTTAAACCTTTGTTTCCTATAGGATTATAAAAACCAGCATCATATGATAAAATATAAGGAATATCATTATTTGAATCTTCTAATATTTTTGTTTTATTAATTTGTATATTATATGTGCCGCTATATGATACATATCCAGCAGTATTCATTCCGCAAGCTAAACTTGAACATCCTCCAGCCGGAAGATTATCTGTGTCACAATATACCGGAAGCCTAGAAAAAATACCTCCTGTATATGGTACTTGTTTGAAATGATCAAATTCTAATACGTTATCTGTAAAAGTTTGGGTATTTGTAGGCACTAATGGATAAAAAACTTTATAACAACCATTTGAATTTACTTTCGTTGTAGAATTAATTTGTGAGAGTTGGAAAGGAGAACTATCTACCCTCAATGTATTTGTATAAAAAGTTTTATTAGCATTGATCATAAAAGCAGATTCTAGTAGTTTACCTCCTTGTAAATTTACCCAAAATAAATTAGCGGTGGGAGAAATAAAACCATCCTCATAAGGATGAGTTGATCCTAAATTTGCTAAAATACCACTAATTTTAATAGACCCTAATGGTATTTTATTATTATCAATCATATTTTTTAAATGAGGCTGAATTTTATCTCTAAAACCATTTTTTAGATTATCTCCAGATTGAGGAATATTAATATCTATAAAAGAAAGATAATTTTGATAATCTTCCATAGATCCATTAGTTAAAATATCTAAACCAATATTATATTGTTGATGTATGGCATAATTTGCTAAACCAGAATGAGTAACAAATAAATTGTTGTTATTTAGATTAATATTATATCTATGTATTTTGTAGTCGGCATTGTTAATAATAATCTTAAAAAAGTTATTATCATAAAGACTAGATGGATATATACTATTTAAATAATCAGAACCATAAAAATATTGAGATAGATCATTAGTTAATTTACCATCAAAACTAAAAATATCAGACCATTTAGTTGAATAATTACCATTAGATAATAAACTATCGGTCTCTCGTTTTAGTGTTGGTTGGTTCTGGTAAACTAAAAATGAATCTGCCCCCTCTTCATTGGAGGAATCTAGATTTAATAAACTAAAATCAATATAACATTGACTATATCGTATATCTTGATCAAATTTAATTTCTGTATAAAAATTTCTATACTCATTAATAAGATTCTTTTTTCTTACAATTTTATTTTTATTTTTATCTACAGTTATATGATATAGACTTTTCTCTATAATTTTAGCGTCATAATTTTGTGATGGATTTTCTTTATTGTAAATTTTAACAGTTTGGTTACACTTTTTTCTAGTATCATAAATATATCCTTGTCTATTTCTTTTATTGTAATCAATATGTAAATCGCTAAAATTAGTATATAAACGATTGTAATCTACTAAAGCATAAGATTTACTATCGTTTTTTGCTCCATTTCCTCTATATTTCCATCTTTCTCCATTCGCTAATATTAATTCAGGATATGTTGCAGTAATCTGATTTTGTTCATCCTCTGTCAACTGACTAATAGAATCATGTGATGTCACCAAGGCCGAATCATTTTCTCCCAATACAAAATATAGTCTTATTCCATTTAATTTAGCTATTCTAATATCATTTGGGTTTGAAACGAAGTCATTATATGAGAAAGGATATTTTCTTTCTGAATAATGTGTAATTTTATTTCCGCTTGGAAGAAAATTATATAGAAAACTAAAGTTAATATGTCCTTTTGGAGATACTGGTATTATTGGACCATCAACTTTTTCAAAAGAGTCTTGACTAGAATATTTGAATAAATAGGGTTCACCAATATATGTGTTATTGTCTTTTTTAAATCCAAAAGTATCATCAGTGTTATATTCATACCATCTACTACCAAGTTTTAAATATAGTCTTGGTTTCCTGTGAGAACCAAAGCCATCTATTTGAGACAATATCTTCTTAACGTCATCTGTAAAATCTCCTATTAATATTGAACCAGAATTATATGGAGAACCGGAATTAAAAAGTTCTTTATCATAGGAGATATATGGAGATTGTTTTGAGTATTCTATCGGGCTATTTTTAATAGTCCTATCTCCATTAATGTATAAATTAGTATTATATGTAAGACCACTATTAGGATGGAAAAATCCTCTTTTTAAAATTCCCATACCAGTTGTAGATGGTATAGCAAAATTAATTAATTGTTTTCTTGGAATTCTACTAAATTTAATAGGAACTAAAATATTCTCATCTCCACCGATTATATTACCAGCAAGACAAGAATTACCGTTTGGAGGATATAACACATACTCAGTGTTTTCTAAAATAGATAATAAATATGGATTAGTAATTTTAACTGTTATATCAGTTACCCCATCCCCTTTTTGTACAACTATTTTCTTTTGTTTATCATAAACAGAAACATTATCATTAATATTGACTTTACTAGCAAATCTTTGATATCCTGGATTTGGTATAGAATCAAACCCACCATCTGGATTATCTGGATTTTCCCATGATAATGTAGTTCTGAATAAATCAACATTTTCTAAAACTTGTGCCCAAATATCTGCATGAACAGTATCATAACTAGGTAAAGACAAAGACCATGAACTATATACATAATTAGGTAAACTGAGCTGAATGGATTGTTCACACCCATAGGGCATTTCTGGATCAATTTTTTTATTAACAGAAGTCAATGAGGCCCCTACTGCTGGGTGGTTCGGTATTGTTTGACTACCTAATATCCCGCTAACATAGCTAGCTGAATAGCCTCCATATGATTTTAAAGTTGGACTATTTGCAGTAGATAATCCAGGAGTATATCTTAGTGGATCATTAGTAAAAACTAAAGAACTTTGATTACAAATATATGGGTATTCTGGAAAACTCAATAATCCAAAACACCCACAGCTATTTTTATTAGGAAAAGCTCTACATTCATAGGTGCCTGAAGTTGATCCTCTTAGTTTTTCTATTTTTAAGCTATAAAGTTTAATACCAGCATCTTTAGTAGTAAATTTAATTTTGGCTCTTGGTGTGTTAGAAAAATTTAATGACACATTATTAACAAATACGGTGCTATTATCTACTCCAAATATTTTACTATCGTAATATACTCCACCCTGATTATGAAAAGCAGCTTTATCAATTCTTAGATTAGCAGCAGTAGCACTATATTTTCTACTCATCTCGGCTTTAGGATATTTGGCATAAAAATGCTCTATGCCTGTAGAGTATACTATTTCTTTAATAAGATTATTATTGAAATAAACTCCAGCCATTTTTGCAGCTTTAGATATTTCTATTACCCCACTAATACAGGTCTGGTCATATCTTGTTCTGATATCTCTTCTAGTTTCTAAGGTCAAATTAGCTAATTCTAAAGATTGAGAATAATCAAAGTTCTTTCTGAAAGAAGGTCCTGAACAATCTTTCATACCCCTAGATCCTGGAGATGATACACTATAAGTATCTGATAATTTTACAGTCATATCAAAATCTAAATCCATATAACATGCAGCATCAATATCTTTAGTAAATTCTAATGTAGTTGTGGCTTGTGGAGGAAACCAAATATATGCCCCATATTTATTAGCTAATGCTGTTATTAAATCCCCTGTTGTCTGCACAAAATCCAGTTTACTAATTGAACTAATTTTACTAGTTGACATATCACTATTAAATCCAGATAGTTGTCTATATTCATTAAGAATATAATTTTGATCCAGATTTCTTTTTAATAGATCTATTGTAATTTGATCATATTCTGGAGAAGTACATAATAATGCAGATAGCTCAAATATCTCTATAGGACTTAATAGATTAAGATTGGAATTTCTAGTATTATCTTCTTCATTGATAAAATCTAGTGCTGTATAAATACTATAAAATCTATCGTATAGATTATTAGAAATATATGTAAATTTAGAACCACTAGGGACAATTCCAACAACACCATTATTTTGAATTAACTTTAACCCGGATGGGCAAAACTTTGTATTTCCTGTTCTATTTCCATTATAGGGAGAATACTCTGGGCCATCATTTGTAGCATAAAATACATCTCCTGGCGAAACATAAAGATCAACACCAGAAATTGCTCTGGGATCATTTACAATTCCTGTTTGGTAATATCTGTACCAACCTAATATTCCTGAAGTATAATTCCATTTCCAATGAGATCCAAGTTTATTATGTTTTACAAAAATATTGTCATAAGTTTTATTATTAAACCCATAAGGTATTGCAGAAAATTCTTTAGGAGTTGGTAAAACATCTCTCCAATTTGGCCAAGGGATATTTTGTCCTGTGGGCCCTATTAATCCACTAAATATAGGATAGTATGGATTATATCCAGATCCATCAGGCTCAAGACTGGTGAGTATAAAATTTCCACAAGTCTTACCAACTTGTAAAAACTTAGCATATGCTTTATTATGGTCATCTATATTATCATATTGAGATGTTTCTTTGTCATAAGGTATTTCTCCTATTCTTTCTTTTAAAGACCAATCAATCATCATTTTTGCTTCAGATACATCAGATTGATTACTATTGCTAGTAATATTAAAATTCTTTAAATTAGACAGCTTAATAAAATGTTCAAAACCCAATGGTTTATTCGATACTGATGGAAATTGATTATGATATTTCCAATCATAAAATGTATTCAAATATTTTTGATTTAATAATGGTATTTTAGGCAAATAATCATCTTTCAACATTCTATTGTCACAAGAACCAGAACCAGTGCAACAAATAGTGTCTGTAGGCTCTAAGGAATTACAATAACTACAATCTAAACCAAAAATTGGTTTTTCTAAATCATTATAATCTCCAACATAAGTAATAGCTGACGAGCAATTAAATGGATCAAAAGCTTGGCGTAAAGTTGTTTGAGGCTGGGTTAACAGATCAACATAGTTATGATTGGAAGTGTTCCCGCTAACAATAATTGGTCTCCATAATCCACTAGTTCCTGAATTAAAAGCAGGAATTAGATTCTTGAGACTTGATATATCAACTTCAACACTAAGTCCGGTTAAAACAGCTTCAGTGAATAAAGACCTATTAAATAGCGTACAGCAACTCATTTGATATCAACACCTATAAGATTGTAAAACCCATCCGCTGCCTATAAAAGTAAATAGTCCTGCATCTCCAACATTAACATTAAAATCTAAAGGATTAGAAAAAGTAGTAAGATATGTTGCAGTAGTATTGCGATACATATTGTACATATCTACTGAATTTGCTCCTCTAATAATACCTGAATTTAAACTTACTTTATTATAAATTGGTTCATAAAATCCGTTTTGACTATTATAATTACAATAAATATGAGCTCCTCTGGGAGCGCCATTAACTCCTAGAGGATCTTTCACAAAAACTAAACGACGTAATCCACTAGCCAATGGTTGATTACTATAAGAATCATCTACTATTTCACCACGAGATGGCTGATTTCCTACCAAATCTGTTTCTATAACTATCCAAATTGGTTTGTATCCATTGCCTCCAGCAACCCAAACTCCAGCAATATCGTCCCATCTAAGATCAACAGGACCAACTGGCCATGTTCCTGGTAATTGCCCCCAACCTTTATAGAAAGAATTTTCTTTATATGGTTCTGTCCAGGTTTGATCAGATTTTTGAATTTGATTTTTGTATATTATATTGCCACTACTATCTTTAACAATATCTCCATTGTAATCTAATTTCGGTTCACCAGAAGAATTAGGAACTGGAAAACCTTCTAAGTCGTATCCCCAAGCATGAACCATTAATGGTCCTCGTAGCCCAAAAAATCTTGCATTATTTGCAGGAACACCTGAACCCGTAGAAACAGGAATAGAATGAGTTAAACAATGATCAATATAGTTCTGATCATAATCTAAAAAGTTTTTCTCTACTGTTGATGAATAAGCTAATTTTAAAGAATTACCAGTTTCTGGAACTGTCATACCCAAACCAATCAAGTCTATGCTGTGTCCAGTAAGATCTCCAGATTGTCTATTTTGAAAACAACTAAATTCTCCACTACTTAATAATATAGGATTTAGAGTAGAATAATTAATAATCGTATTCTGATTATTTTCTCCAGATGGCTGTCCTGTATTTGCATTTTTAGAAATAATTGTTAAGTCATCGCCGCTAGCTAAAATATAAGGAGGATTAGTTTGTTTTGGAGAAGCACTCTTATACGATCTTTTAGCTTTATCAGAAGCAGGTTCGCAAAATGGGCAAATATCGGTTTTGCTCGATTTCAACTGTATTAATCCTGCAAAACCAGATGGTTGAGTTCCTGTATCTCTGGGAATGTCAAATTTTTCCCAGGTATAATTACCACTACCTTTACAAAATGCACAATGATCTCTAGAATATTTTGTAATATTATAAGTAGAGCCATATAGAGTTGGATAAAAAGAAATAGGAGATAATAGACCATCTAAACTCATGAATGATTTTTGAGAATAGTCATCTTTGAATTCTCTTGGTAATTCTTGAATATCTTGAACAGAGACATTTGTTAAATATCTTAACATGTCTTTAGTATTATAGCTTGCAGTCTTAGAATATGGAGATTTTGACCATGAAGGAGAAAATCCTAAATCGGCATAAATATCCCCAACAGAACTTTTAAAATTTAGTTGAGGATATGCCGCACCAGCTAAAACTTCGAAAGGGCTCCATCTCAATGGCTTGGGTGTGTCTGCTCCACCTAGAAGGCCATTGCTAGTATTAGGAAAAGTATTTGGTTTAATTTTATTTAAAGCACTATTAATACTATTATTTGTATCTCTGCGTCTTCTCATAAACTCTAAATTAGTATCTTTGATTCTATCAGAATTTTCTTTATTAAAAAATCCTATTTTCTTAACATATGTTCTCATGTTATAAATAGAAGTAATACCACCATTATTTAGACTAAGACTCAAGTTGGTTACTATCGGTCCTGCTGTATCTGCCGCAGTTAATTTTAACACACTACCTATACTATAAGGTTTGCCATTAGGATCGTTCAATAACATACCAACAGCAGTAATATTACCTTGTTCGGTAACTTGTTGATAATTTACATCATCTTTAATTTGATTCATAACTACAGCATCTAAAGCATTTGTTCCACCACAGTTCCAAGGATTAAGACTATCATCAATATTTACTTTAACTCCACCTACTAAATTATTAACTAAATTATTAAGAGTATTTTGATCATATCCATTATTAGGATCTGTGGGAATAAATATTAATGAAGAAACACCCTGAAGTCCAGGATGATTTATCCAAGGACCATAAGTAGCCCTGTTAAATTTAATAGGAATTGCCGCAAACTCTGGACAAGCAGCTTTTTTAACAATAGATACGTTCTCTGCTGAATTATTAATAGATATTCCATGATAGCCGCCAATTAATTTCATGGTGCTAGAAAATCCCCAAGCGCAAAGAATAGCTTTCCAATTCATTGGATTAGCAGTAGCTTTTAAAGAATTATTCGTACGAGATATATTATTGGGAGGTTGGGCAGATCCTCTGTTCATTTTAATTAAAGCATCATGCAGTTGGACATACGAGAGAGAATCTTGAGTATCAGATTTTCCTCCTCCTAAATACAATGGGCTTTGTAGAGATAATATAGCTCTAGGTCTATAAACGTCATCAACATCCTTTAAAAAAATTACTTTGGGCTCAACTTCAGCCTTAGCATACATTTTATATTGCCAATCAGTAGGAACTGGTTCTCCATGAGCAGTTGTTGGAGCTAAAGTTTGTCCAACCAAAGTATTAGTCAGATTAGTTAAACCTAAATTAGTTAATATTGGATTTCTATATGGAATATAGGTATAGTCTGAAGCATTCATATTATGATCCAAAGGAAAATAGAAATATATACCTCTGTCTACTGCTGATCCAAAAGGTTGTGATCTTGATAACATTAGAGCAGTTAATGAGTTGGGATTACTACGATTAGCTAAATATGTTTGAGACCAAAAATCTCTAGAAGCAAAATCTCCATTAGCATTAAAACCTAGAATAGGCGTTATTTTATTGTTATCATCAGAAAATAAAGCAGCTTGAGTAGAACCAACAACTATAGTATCATCTATAAAATTACCTTCTTCTTCCCATGCTCCATCAGTAGATATTTCCCAATCTGTAAAAAATCTACTAGAAGTTGAATAAGCAAAATTATTACCATTTGGATCTGGATATTTAACATATGTTTCACCATCACTATTGCTAAAGGGAGATGTTTGATACCATCTCATTCTTTGTGTTTTCACCATAAATTGCTTAGCATAATAAGTATCACAAATATCTGAAAAAAAAGAGTGAATCTTTTTTAAATCTGCATATAAAGATTGAACATATGGTTGAGCATTTTCTATACTAATAGTATATGCTCTGGTTTCTTTGGTTTGCGTGGTTGTGCTTTTATTAACGGCATTCCAATTAATAATATTTAAACCAGCTAAAAAATTTCTTCTATTACCAAAAACTGGATACTGAGCACAAAATGCTGAGTACATCAGATCTGCAATGTCTGTATTGAATATATTATCAAAACAATATGAAAACCAAGCTTCAAATCCACCACCAGCTGCTCTAATTTCATTTTCCAAAACAACAAATTCGCCACTAGAAGTAAAAGCTCTAGTCAATAAAGAAGTAATATCATTATTTCTAAAAACAATTTGTAATTGACCCATCTTACGATCTAGATATACTTTTCTAGGTTCATGCCAATCGATAGCAGATGGTACTGTGGTTGCAGTGGTATCTTGACCATGATAACCAAAATATGGGCTAATAAGATCATTGTATATTGGATAGCTCTCATCATTTGCAAAAGCAGGATTAGGATTTCCTTGATAAAGAGAAGCTGGATCTTGTTCTTCAGTAGGAAAATAATTGCCTCTCAAAATACCCAAAGAATTTGGACCAAAATGTACAACAGATTGAAAAATATCCCAATTATTTATTTGACCAACCGCTGATCCACCATCTGTAGCAGTCTGGGAGTATCTTGTGCTTCCTGGGTCTGGGATTCTAAAATAATTTTCATACCTATTGATATTGGGAACAGCTCCATCTGAATTACTTGTAGAATTGAAAGTAACAAAATGACCCTTTCCATTATCATAATATGGATCAAAAACTAAACTACTTTGTTTAATCGATAAATTTACCGACCTAACTTGCAATAATCTTTGTTGTTTGCTCCCAATATACATAGCTCTAACTTCTTTATCATTGTATTCTTGTCCATATTGATAAGAACTAATTTTAGCGCCAGCATTAACTAAATTGCCTACTATATTTTTAATGATTTCTCTAGGAGGTTGGTTTCTTCTACTTACTGTTCTAATAACAATAACTCCAGAAAAATTTCCTACTTCATCTGGAATAGTTGGATCTGGCAGACGAAAATCGACATAAAACTCAAAACCAGCACCATTACATATTTTGGTAATAAAATCTAATATAGTAATATATGACATACCAGTTAAAAATAAATCATTTGGAGGTATTGGTACTTCGCTTAGATCTAATTTTAATTTGGTTCTTTTTATATTATCTTTGGCTGTAATATTAGGACATAATCCACATTCTTGTAGGGTCATAGTATTATTAGAAGAAAGAAGGCTAGTTACTGTTTGATTAGTTACGTCAACAGCAGTACCATCCATGGTTAATGGATGTTTAGCGATCAGTGCTCCATATGGGGAAAACGGACAATCTTTTCCTCCCGTTAGATCTTGTAAAGCATAATAAATTTGCAGAGCAGAAACACCAGATTCTGTTTTGCCAGCATATCCAAATCCTTTATTTTCTAAATAGCCAAAAACATTGAATACATTTGGTATATTTCCTTTAACTATATCTGAAGTATAAACACCAGTAGTATTTGAAGGAACAGCAATAGTACTATTAATCTCAGTAGATATTGAACCAACATATTCATCAATAATTAAATAAGAACCAGTTAATAAACTTGAATAACTTTTAAGTGTAACTTCGAATAATCCACTACCGCCCTGACCACCATTGGCTTTCCAATCTGAAATCATACCTCCAAAAGATAATCCAGAAGAAAATTTAAAAAAAGCTGGAACACCAATAATATCGTAAGCTTTACGAACTAATTGTCCATCTGGTTGATATTTAGCTAATCCTAAAAATCCAGGATCAGGATCGGTCCAGTATTTTTTTCTATTATTAATAGTATCCCAATAAACTTTTCCTAAATCGTTATATTGATTTTGATCTGCTATTTGTGGACTTATTGTTTTGAATAAATTTCTACCAGCATCAGTATCACTAATTGAACCATCCGCATTTTGTCTTAAAGCTGTTGATGCAGTATTAGTGTTGGCATTAGTACTAGTAACCAAAGCATTTAGTGGACCATATTTTTGTGATGCTGGATGATATGCTGGATCTGATACTAAGCCAATCGTTATAGAACTAGCATCAGCACCCCATCCTAGATTAATATTAAAACTAGTTAAACTACATCCTAAAAATAATGTCTGATTATATGGTCCTACTTCTTCGTATGATCCAGAACATGTGAATGGATTCTGTTGAGGCATTTGTTGTCCTTATATCTAAATTATTGTTCTATACATCTTACCCAATCCCAAGTCTTACTAACACTAATTCTTCCGTCTTTTGGTACCCAATTGCTGGTATTTGCCGTAACATATGATTTAATTCCCGCTACACCAGCATAGCCAATCATAAAACTAGCAGGATTAAATTTTTCTACTACACCTGTTATAGTAGTATAGTGGTTGCCTGGGAATACAATATCTACTAAACTACTAGGTTTAGGAAATACTACTTCAAAATTTACTGTTCTGCTTGATGAACTAAAAGTTCCTAAATCTTGTAAAATAGGTCCTAATTTACGCCCCAATACAAAGATAGAAGCTATAACAGGGGTAGCATGACGATCATCTATAGTTAATGATTCACTAAGAGCACCAGTAATATAAGGCCTTGGTCTATTATTAAAAACCCAATTATATGTTATTGTTCCTTCTGCTGGATTCATTCCTTCTGTGATACTCATTGGAAGAGGATTCATTGGTAAAAGTCCACTACTAACAGAAGTAGAATAACCAAGTGTAATTAAAGTACCAGTAGCAAAAGCACTGCTTATTCTATTAAGTAAATTAGATTTTATATCCTTATACCCACTTAATGCATATATAAATTTAGTACCATTAGTACCATTTACATGAGTATTATCATTATACAAGCCAGTTAATGAGCCACTTAATGAGCCACTAAGATACGGCAATACATTAGGGTTGTATATATTACCACTATTAAATGGCTCTAGTCCCTTGATTGTTCCTTGTATTGTTACTGTTCTTAAAAGCTCTGAATCTAATGAGCTATCAATATTAAAAGTTTCTATATATGGTATTGTTACTCCACTAGGTACTCCTATCCAATTATCTGTTATTCTAAAAGACCCTTCAACTTCACTAACACTTAAGCTTCTAACAAAATTATATAATCTTAATCCAATCACACCACTATAAGTTGGCTGATCTCCTAATTGATAATTTACCCAACCTTTAGCATTTTGAATAGCGCTAATTCCACTACCTCCTGTAAATGGTATGTATTTACCAACTGCTCCTAGAGTACGAGTAATTCTATAAAAAGGATAGTTTTGTCCTTGATTAAAAGAAAGAGTAGGATTTCCATATCCTGGTAAATAATTTGCAAGATTAAATGGTCCTTTAGCAAATGCTGTTTCGTCTAAAGTCTCCATATTCCATTCGTCTTGAGCACTACTAACATAAAATGGATTATTACCAGTTGTAACAGTATTTTCAAATTGTAAATCAATACTATAGTCAATAGTCGTAGTCCAGTTATTATCTGTTCTATTAGCAGAATACCTTGATATTTTACCTCCAGAAAAAGATCCACTAGTTGAACCACAACCAAACGTTAATGTTCCTCCATCAATAAAAACTGATCTAAGACCACTTTCTAATACTAATAAGTGAGGAAGTCCACTATTTCCACTACCAGTAAATAATTTTCCTTCCAAATTTACTGATGTTGTTGCTCCAATAGTTTTTCCTGCTCCATTTCTTTGATATTCTTTGGAAATAGAGATGGACGGTATTGGATATCCGCTAATTCCTGAAAAACTAAAAGATCCATAACTAAGAAATGCTGACGTAGCCATAATGATAAATGTCCTTTCCTAAAAACTAAACTGTTCCGTATAGAGTAAGATCTCCAGGATGGTTGAGTTGATTAATTCTGGCAGTAGCTGACCAAAGAGCGGTATATCCACCAACACCACTGGCAACTATACTAAGTCTTGGAATACTACTTGTATTTCTTACTTCAGTAGATAATCCCATAAAAGATGGCATAGTATCTCCATAGTATTTAATACTTTCATTACCAAACTTATAAAAATTAGAACCATCCGCTGATCTATATACACCACCCTCAATTTGATATGTTCCGGCATATCTTCTAGCACTATTATTAGGGGTAGCTTGTGTGCTATTTTGCCATAATACTGAAACACTAATTTTATAGCCCCAAACTCTATCATATCCAGGAGTATAAGAATCTAAAGCATAAAAATCATTAAAATTAATGCAGTTATTTGGGCTTTCATCTGATACAACATTAGTTTTTGACCAATTAGTAACTAACGGATTAGTTGTATTGCTTGGGCCTGTTGTACGAGTTCTTAGATAATATTGGACATATTGAGATGATCCATCATATGTTTTACTATTATGGCTAAATGAACCACCAGCAAATGCATGGGTGTTAAATGTGCTAGTTACCGATGGCTTATAACCAATAGCTATACCAGGACAACTTTGAGCATTACCTGTTTCTAATTGGGTTTGATATGCCTTGAGACCACTAGCAGTAACCCAAGCTAAACCATTATATGCGACATATGCTCCATCATCACTTGCTGTAAATGGATTTCCATTAGAGTTTCTTTTAGTAAAACCAAAATTAGTAATGAATGAACCATCTACACCCTGTGTAGTAGAAATTACATTAATAGGATAGCTATTAGTGATAGCATCAGTAGAGTATGCAGTAAACTGATTATTAATATCAAGATTACTAAAACGAATATTTCCAGAAGCATCTGTTCTTAGATAATATCCTGATGGTGCAGCATCGTTTCCTACTTTTAATTCTGTAACCCATGCTTTACCGTTGACATACAGGGTTGATTTTGAATTAACAGACGACAAATTTGATAATGAAGTATTGATTGCCACAGGCCCAGTTGGACTAATATGAAAACCTATAGTCCTGTCATTACCAGAATTTAAAACAGCAAATCTGTTATTAAATCCACGATTATTAAATACTGTATCTACTTGTGAATTAGAACTTAATAATATGTTGTAGTAACCATCATAACCATTAGTAGGAACAGTATCTTCTGTAACATCAACTGATGCTCCCATAGCCATAACTTGCTGTGAATTAATCCAGCGAAGACTACTATTTCCCGTAGAATATGAGGCATTATTAGAAAATAGAATAGTATTGGGTCTTGTTACATAAGAGGATAATTTTCCATTACTGTTAACATACAAATAAGTTCCGGTTAAACTAACTGGTAATGTTAATCCACTATTTAAACTAAAATTATTGAAACTTCCAGAATTACCACCAATATTATAAAAATTAATTCTATGGTTAGGATAATCAGTATCAAATAATGTTCTAGCAAAATCTACTCCACCACTACCACGAATTCTTACTTTATAGGAGAGTGCCTGATCATTTAAGAATAAACCAGTACTATTAATATAAAGCTCACTATTACCACCCAAATTAAATCCTAGTTGTTTATTATTGGGGTCATATGCAATTTCTGCAATTCCGCTTGCTCCTTTATCAGTAACCTTAAATAACATGCCTCCATTAGTACCAGATAATCTAACTGGTAGCTGCCATGTTCCAACTCCATTAGTGTTACTGGTTAATACATAAGCATCGGGAGAAGAAAATCCTAATTTAAAATCTGTGGTAGTTAAAAGTCCACTAACAGAAAGAGAAGACGTGGGACTATCTGTATTAATACCAATACGATTATTATTAAGATTAGCATTGAGAACACTAGTAGAATCTGAAGCAGACTTGAATATAAGATTCTGCTGTAGTTTACCGGAATTAAAAACAATCTTATAATTATCAAGAATCATCTTATTACTATTATTAGTACCTAAATATAGAGTATCATCTGCAACTCCGGTCAAACCATATCCAATAGCTATATTTCTCACACCAAACATATAATTATTATAGCCTAAAATTAAACCACTAGTGAAAGGATATGTATTATTAGATCCAACAATAATATTATTAGAACCATATATAGGGTTAAGCTCTGCTCCACCAGCACCACCCATTCTTTGATATGGCATAATAAGTCCACTAACAACACTAGAAGGACTATTATTATCATCAAACGCATTATTTATAGAGTAATAACCATTCCCATAATCAAGAATAACCGGAATATCAAGAGTAATATAGGTTCTTGGTTCAATTGTATCCTCGACAATTGCTGAAATAGTTCTTACAAAAGTATTAGATATTGATGGAGGATTTTGAAAAGAAACTAATATCTTGTCTCCCTGTAAATACTGAGTTAACATACCCTTAGTTGGAATAGTGATAGTAGTACCACCAGCGTCAGTCATAAAGCATGTATTTCTAGTAGATCCTAATATATTATTACGACCATAAACAATATTATTTAAGCCATCTAATCTATTAGAAGTGCCCACAGCAATACTATTATTAACAACTTGATTATATCCAAGAACAATATTCCCACTTCCAAAAACATTCATTTGCTGATTGGATGTATTAAAAACTACTGATTCTTGACCAACTAAATTAATTTTACTACCAACTGTTGCTAGTTGACTACCTGCTAAAAAGTTAGAATTACCAACATTGTAAGCATTTGTACTATTTTTAAGATTATTATATGATCCTAAAGTATTACTACTAGAACCTGATATGGCATTTTTATTACCCACTACAATATGACTATTTCCAGCATACAAAACATTATTTATACCAGCGACTATAGAATTAATAACAGTTCCAGCTGGTCTTTTGCCCGATCCTGTTATATTACCATCAGAATCAATATAAATACCAGTTTGATTATTTAACATTCCTAGCACTAAATTATTTGTACTAGTTAATGATACGGCATTAGCATTTCCCATGACTAAATTATTAGAAACAGATCCACTAACATTATTAGTATTTCCTAATACAACAGACCCCGTAATATTTTGGATAATATTCGATTGACCAATCAATAAAATCTGATCTGGGGTACCGCTACTTAGATTATTGTTGATACCAATCAGAATGCTTTTTGCTAGACCATCTTTTGTATTGGTATTACCCATGCCCAAAAATAAGAGCTTATTGGAATTAGATAGTGACATATCATTACCAATAAAAATACCACTAGTCATAGTATTTAAGGATTGATTTGATCCTATAGAGATTAATTTTGATCCTAGGATAGAATCAGAACTACCATAAATATTATTATTATCTCCGGTCACAGAAACTAATGATCCAACAACATTGTTAGAATTACCAATAAGGTTATTCAGGTTGCCTATGTATACGTTATTATTTCCATTATTAGTGGAATAAGCGCCAAAAATAATTCCTGAAGATCCGGTGTTTGAAGATAATTGAGTTAAACCAATATTCATATCTCCATTAAAACTATTATTATCTCCCATCAAAATATTGTTTGATCCGGTGAGAGAGTTAGAATTACCAATAAAAATATTAGATAAACCAGTAATAGCTACAGTATCGCCCATAGCAATATTGTTGGCTCCAACAAATTTAGAATTATTAACTAAAGCAAGAATTTTAGAACCATTGATGGTATTAACACTACCAATAATTAAACCACTATTAGATACTCCATTATTATATGCTCCAATACTGGTTAAACCGACGCCAGTAACAGAATTATTACCACCGACAACAGTATATGAGTAACCAGACACGCTATTATTACCACCCAATACTACATTCTTGACATTAGCTTTAAATACAGGGGTATTAGTCCCACGATTATCAACTGTAAAAAGAATTTCTCCACTAGTATATCCTGTGATAGGATCTAATATCTTAGATAAAATTTGACCATAAGCTATTTCATTAGCATTAGTATCACGACCAGCAAGATTAATTATAGCGGGATAACTGCCTGATACTGGAGCAGTTTGGGGATTATGAACTAATAATAGAGTGACTCCAGTTGGGCAATTTGTGACACTTTCAACAATTAGACCATCTTTAGAACATGGAGCAACAACGTGTAGAATAGCGTCAGGCACACCCGTACCAATACCTAGTCGTCCAGTTGACGCATCGAAATATACTAGACCATTACCGGTTCCTTTAATGCTAAAGTCAATGTTTAACTTATTAGCATTAAAAGCAGTAGTAACACCAGAAGTGTTTGACAGTTTTATATCTGGTGTTGTACCAGAACCAATATTTAGTATACCGGAAATTGTTGTATCGGCCATTACGGTCTCCTTATGGCATTAATTATTAGACTTAGACTTGATATTTAAATGCACCTTCTGATTGATCACTAATCGACTTCATTGCTCCGCCAACCTGAGCAACTACTAATTTAGAAATTTCAGGTTGTAATTCTCTCAATATTTCTGCCCCATTAAATATTACCTCAACTTTATGATTACCCATAACATTGATAACTGGTGGTAAGTTTATTTTCTGTAATTGACCGATAAATTCTCCAAATTTTGTTGTAAAATCACTTAATCCATCTAATGGGCCATTTTTATTCTGATTTTGGCTACCTTGTTGTCCTGCACTACCATTATTTACACCACCACCAACTGGACTTGCTCCCATACCTTTAATCATATTTTCTAAAGTAGCACCAAATTGTGTTAAAACTTGATTAGTTCCAGTTAATAATGTACCAAATATTGTTAGTTGTTTATTAACATCTCCAGAATTTTTAGGATCAAATGCTGCCTGAGCGGCCATATTAACTCTTTGGCTCGTTTGTGGGCTCATTTGATATTGATTTTGTTGTTGATTTTGTTGTTGAGGAGGTGCTGTTGGAGAGGAAGGTCTTACAGAACCTCTATTTTGATATTCATTTGCTCTACGAGCTTGTTCTTCTTTATAGGCTTGGACTTTTCTTTCTTGTTCTTTACGATATGCATTTTCTTTCTCTCCTTGCATTTGAGAGTATTTATTACGCCATGGTATAAAAGTACCATCTTCTGCATAAACCACACCTCCAGAGCTGTAATTACTGCCACCACTATTAATACTTTTTAATAAGGGAAGATTTTTTTGAGTAGCAGCTCTATTGATCACAAATTCACCAGGAGTTAACATTGCTGGAACAGTATCCGTGCCTCTTGGTTCATAAGGAATCAATGCTCCACTACTAGCATAAACCACACCACCCCGAGATTTAGATTGAATAAATGCTTTTGCTCTGGGGGATGGTATTGGTGTGACCGGTGTTGGACTTACGGGCTTAACTAAATCACCATAGCCTTGTTGATGGATTTCATCGAAATTTGTTGGTCTTCTAATATAGTTTTCACTAACACCAGGCCCCACTCTAGTAGGATCTGTTATAAGACTTGGTTTTTTAGTATAACCATTTTCACGATCACCACTAATATCAGGATGTTTTTCTAATTTTTTCCATAATTTTTTAGCATCTGGAGATTGAGTTTCAGGATAATCAGGTATTACAGAACCACCTATTTTAGTGATATACTCTATAATAGCATGATATAAACTTTCTCCATGTCCTTTTTTAGCTAATGATGTTTCTATTTTATAGGTTTTTTTATCTATCGGTTTTGCAGAAACTCTTCCCCATGCTTGGTTAGCAGATCCAGTTTTTGGATCTTCATAAAAAGCAATTATCTCTCCGTACTCTCCTAATACTTCTGAATTAACTGTATTTGAATTTGAATTTTCTGGACTTATAATGCGAATTTTATTACTGGCTGGAGCTCCATGAACGTCTGGAGTTTGTGGTTTATTTTGTTGAGCAAGGACAGCTTGTTGAAGCTTGGTCATAACTTCTTGTTGAGCACGTTCTAATACTCCACGAGCTGTTTCTATTAAGAATCCACCTCTAGATTGTGCTAGTTTTGGATCAGTATCTGCTTGAGTTAAATTAAAATTAGTATGTGTAGACAAAAATTTAGCAGCAGCAGAATTGCTTTCTGGGTGATAGAAATTACCAGTTCCTTCGACTCTGGTACCATATATTCCTCCAACTTTTTGTTCAGCGCTTCCAATTAAACCTCTATCTTTGTATTCTCTGGCATTCATTTCATCCACTGGTCCAAGATTAACAGGTTGAAATTTATCTATTTCTGAACGGAAATTACTTAATAGTACTTCTATTAATGCGTTCTTTATATTTTCTCTACCAATAGTATCCCTAAACCCCATACGACCAATAGGCTCCTGCTTAATACCAGGAGCAGCTGCTCCTATTCCAGTAATACCAATCTCTTGATCTCCAAACAATAAATTAGTACGATTAAATGTTTTTGGTAATTCACCAGATGTTCCAGTTAGTTGATATACTCTTTCAACTAAACTATCAAAAACTGGTTGAGGATATTGCATAAGTCTCTGTATCGAATCAATATCAAAATCTTTTGTTGGAATAAATTTAGAAAAAGTTGGTTTAGCTTGAGATTTTATAAAAGATCCTGAACTAAAATCACCTGTTCTCTTGGCATCAAAGTCAAATTTGGATGAATTCTGAGCCGAGATATGGTCTGCCTCTACTCTTTGTTTATGGCCTTCTGCTCTGAGTCTAGCAAATTCAGCTGCTCTTTCTTTTAAGCTTCTCTGTTGATAATCTGGTTTAAGAGTACCTTCTTTTTCTTGTCTTTGATATTCTATAAGTTGTTCTTTGGCCCATTGGGCTTGTAGTTTATCTAATCTTTTGAATTCGGCATCTCTAGCATCTTTTAGAGATTTTTGATATTCTGCCAATGTTCGACTTTGAGACATAGTTTTACTTGGGTCAAATACTTGTGCCGTAGCTTGTGTATCAGTTGAGGTAAGACCGGTTCCTTTGACTCCTCCAGCTTTTGGATTAGCAGCACCGCGAGTACCCAAATATTCAAAACCCAAAGAAACTTTTTCTGGTCGTGGAGTTGGTGATACTACTGGTTGTTTAGGCGTAGGCAGCGGAGTTTTTGATTTTGGTACTACTGGTGGTTGTTGTCTTCCATAATCGGGAACGGGTATTGAAAATGGAGATTTTGTTATTGGTGTTTTTATTCCTCTAGGACTATATAGTAGTCTAGGATTATTAGGCTTTACAGCTAGACCTGATCCTAAATCTTCAACCATTTGCCAAGCTATTCCAGCATTTTTATACCATTCAGGTGTACCTTCGTCCAAAGAAGACTGAATTACTCTATGTTGTCTTTCAGTTTGTGATTCTTTTCTTGTTCCAAACCAATAGGGAATGTCTTGAGGTGTCTGTTCCCTAACCTTCTTATCAATAGCTTGCTGCTGGGTAGGACTGACTGTTCCTGGTGCTCCTATTGATGCTCCAGCTAATCCTGGTTTTGGCTTAACATCTGGCTTATAAGGTTTCTGAGTTTGTCTAAAATCTTGAGGCAAATCAAATAAAGTAGGCATTTTTTGTTTTGATGGATCAAATCCATCATGAGCATAAACCACACCACCTCTATTAAATTTAGTAGGAATCAAAGTAGTTTCATCATAAGCAATATTATTATTGGTATTTAATAACATCCCATCTGGTATTCTAAGTGCTGTCTTTACTTTTTGCCAAACATTATTAATATAGGTTTGTTCTTTTTTAGCCCATTCGTTTTGTTGTTTTAAAATTAGACGAGGAGCTTCTTTGCCTTGACCTCCCATATCAGAAATACCATATTTTTCTTTGTCTAAATCTTTTCCAGCGATATCTTCCTCTAAAAATATTGCTTTTGTTCCCTGAGACATCTTCGATTTTGCAAAATCATAATTAGTTAAAATCTTTATGCCATCTTCAGTATTATTTATTACTTGACGTAGATATTCAAATCTTTCTGAAGATTTTCCGTATTCTCTTTGAGCGATAGCCTGACTTATTCCTTGCCGATTAACGGGATTAACGGGATTAACCGCAGTTATTAAATCAATTATTGTTTTTGCTTTAGTGTCTATAGCAATATCATTCTCACTACTATATGCTTCTTTTTTGAATCTTTCAGGTTTAGCTTGAATTTGATAAGCTAATTCATCTAAAACAAGATCTTCTTTACTTTTGGTTACTGATTGTGCTCTCATTTTTCTTAAGAAAACTGAAGCTCTATCTACACTACCTCCAGAGTTTATCAAATCCATCTGATAGTCTTTGAGAACTTGTGCTATAGCTCCTTTTTTAGAGCCAATTCCTTTGACCATAATTAAATCTTTTTGTCTAATATTCATTAAATTATCGTCATCAACTGTCCAGAAATCTTTTTTATATGGATGTCCTTTCTTATCTACTGCTAACCAAATACCCTCAGCATCTGCTTGTCTTGCTAATATTTCTGATCTATTAATATTTTTATTTCTTAATAGTCCTACTAATCCTCCATTAGCAAAATGATTAGGATCAGATGGGGCTGATCCGTTATTGATGGAATGTAATAATGGTAGATTTGCTTGGGTGGCCTGACGATTAACAACAAATTCTCCGGGTGTGAGCATGGCTGGTACAGTGTCTGTGCCTCTTGGCTGATAAGGAATTAACATTCCATTATTAGCATAAACCACCCCACCTCTAGCCTTAGCTAATACATCAATATTACTAGGGACTAAATTGTCTGAACCAATATATTTAATAGCTGATCCAGGTGGCATAGTTTCAAAAAATCCTTCTCTAAATTTCTGAAGCATCTCTGGATTTCTTTTTCCTATAAACTTCATAATTTGGGATAGAACTTCACCATCTCTTGTGACTGAATCTATACTATCATATATTGCTCGCCTGCTTGGTAGTCTGGTCTGCTGTTGCATTAGCCAACTATCTGCAAGACCTGCCCCTCCACTATTTGGACTAGCAAATGTTTGTGTTTGAACACCCCTTAAAGTTTTACCAGATGGATCTTGTAATTCTAGTTTCTTTAATAATGGGGAGTATTTCATATCAGATAATACTGATTGTACTTGATCAAAATTATCATGTAACCAACGAGCCACATATGATTTATTTAGCTCATAATCAAGATCAAATCTTGATGAATCTAATATTTCATCAAATTTAACAATCATTGGTTTGCCACGAGTATCTGCTCCTGTAATCGCACTTCCTTGCATAATAGATCTGGCATGTTTTTCAGCTGCTTCCCTACTAGTGTAGGTGTATAAGCCAGCTCCTTGTCCATATCCTTTAGATATTCCACTTTTGCCTCCTTCTTTTTGAAAACTTTTTAAAATAGAGTCTTCTAAACCAGTATTACTAGCATGAAAAAGAGGCACAGTTTTAGAAGATTTTGGTACATCTAATGGAGCACTTGCTGATGGTCTACTTCTTAAGAAGAATTCTTCCATAGCTTCTTGACCAGGACTTTTCATATCTGGTCTTACAGAACCATTACCAGTTTTAAGAATTGGGATTCTTGAAGTATTTTTGACAGAAGAAGAAAGTAGATTACGACCTATCTTGTCGGCACCAAAACCAGCAACTACAGACCCGAATAACGAAGCCTGCCAATGTTCTTCCATAGTATCTTTAATATTTTTATTTGTTTCTGGAGCTAAAGCATTCAAAAGATTTTCTTGAGCTTGATATACTGCGGTCCCTGCTCCTAAACCAATAGCAAATCCACCAGGACCTGTGGTGGGTAAACCTAAAACTCCAGCACCCAAACCAGCTAAACCTGGAAGTATTGATTTAGCAGCTCCGTATAAAGCAGCTTTGCCTTCTCCGGCCAACTTCTCACTGTCAAAATTCGTAATAGGCTGTTGGGGTAGTGTTGAATAAGGTCCTTTTCCATGACGATAAGCACCGAGCCCTAATGGTCTTGATGGATCAAATCCATCTTGAGCATAAACCACACCACCGCTAGAGTAAGGTTTACCTTTTGCTTGCTGTTCCACCCCATTATAATATACTCTTGGCTCATCAACTGTAGATGGTTTGGCAGGATTAAGAGGATCTATTTTTGGAGGATCAAATGGATTTATAGTCGATTGTTCTTTTATAGTTTCAATTGCTTTGCTAATTTTTGGAAATCTTTTTAGTCTTAATCCTAATGATTCGTCTGAAATAAATTGACGTAAATAGTAGTCATTTTTTTCTTGGAAATTTCTTTGTTGCTTCAAAGCTTTTATTATATCTTGTGTGGTGGTACTATTATTATAGTTAATACCTAATTTATTAAATTCTTTTGCTTCTTCTCTCTCTATTTGTCTTTGTAAATACTCATTTCTTTTAGCTTTTCGCACATCAGAACTGGGAGCTCTTGCTTTTGATGGATCAAATCCATCTTGAGCATAAATCATTCCACCCTTATTAAGATTATAAGCATTTAATACTGCATCTTCATCTATTTCGGATAAATCTGATAATTTAATACTTGTATATCTATTATTATCTTTTAAAATTCTGGCTATTTGTGTATTTTTATCAAATGATTTTAGAACACCATCGGTTTTATGAGTTCCACGACGATTTGTCCAAGTTATAAACGCTCCATTTGCTACCTTGCCGTAATCTGATCCAAAATAACCAGTTTGGGCTCGTGAATTTTCTATAAGTGTTTTGGAATCTTCGCTAAGTGTTCGTATTGGAACACGAATTAAGTGTCTGGGTTTGTCTTTGTATCCTGGAGCATCCTTTGTAGGAATAAGATCTGCTCCAAATCCACCACCAGAATCAACACTATCAACATACTTAAGATCTTCTTCTCTTACTAATTTTTTATCTTGATCAAATGCTTTTAATATAGCAACTTTACCAGGAAAATGCTGATTAAAACCAACAATTTTACCATAAGTTGAAGATGTTCCTTTTCTGTCTGTAATTTTATCAGCTTTAAGAGTCTTTTCTTTTTCTACCACCCTCTCTTCTAAAGACTTTGCAATATTTTTAATTCTTTCAGCTCTTATTTGACTTTTAATAACTCCAGGATATTTTTCTGTTAACCATTCCATCAAATCATCATCAAAAGATCTTGTATGATAGTGCTTAGTTCCTTCTCTATATTTCATATACTCTTGAGCATATTTTTCATTTAGTCTATGCATAGAAGGAGTATTCTCATGTGGCAGACCACCCATCTGCAAGTAAGCAATACCACCCTTGCTCATTGCTCCGCTATTAATAGTTTGAAGTAGTGGAAGATTATTTTTTGTGGCTTGTGCATTAACTACAAATTCGCCGGGAGTTAACATGGCGGGAACAGTATCAGTTCCGCGAGGTTGGAAATTGATTAATTTACCATTAGAAGCATAAACAGTACCACCTTGACTCATGTATTTATCTGGTCCTAACGAATCTAATAATTTTTTGTTAGATTTTAAAATTTCTTTATTGTCATTCTTTAAAATCTTAGTATCTGTTTTAATATCTCTAATATTTCTTGGTAGTTCTGATGAATATCCAGTACCACCACCAGCTGCTAGTCCACCAGTAGCATAATAATTAACTGATCCACCTTTATTTCTATTAATACTCTGTAATAAAGGCAAATTAGCTTGGGTGGCTGCTCGATTAACAACAAATTCTCCCGGAGTAAGCATTGCAGGTACAGTATCAGTACCTCTTGGAGTAAAATTAATTAATGATCCATTAGATGCATATATTAAACCACCAGTAGCCCTATTTTGTGGAGTAGCTATTGATCGATCTTCAAACCAAGAAGTTTGTGGTAGATTACCATATCTTGATTTTATTCCTAATTGAGTATTAGCTAATTCAGCATCATGATAGATATCAGCATTAGCATTATTCTTATAAGCTTCTATAAAAGATTTTTTTCTATCTTCTTCTAATAGATTAGTGTCAAAGAAAGAGTCCTGTCCCGGCCATGCTCTACCATCACCACCATACCATCTTTGTAATGATAAAAGATTATTATTTATATATCCAGATGTTCTAGGATCATAAAATGGCATTCCTCTACTATCTTTACCATTAAGAATATCCGTTCTTAATTTTTCAATTAATTGATGACGAACACCAATATTACTAAATTCATTATATGGATTAAGAGCAAGATCAACTAAGCCAGCATAGTCTTTTGGTACTTGATCTGTAAAATCTTCATATGTCAATGATCCATTTGCTCCAATTTTTCTAATTTTGGAACCTTGTAGCATTTGTCCCATTTGGGCTCTGAAATCTGGAGATAGTTCTCTTGAGGCAGCTTCTTGGAATTTTGCTGATGCTCCTAAAGACCTAAACAAATCTTGGAAATTACTATTATCTCCATCTTTCATCAAACTCTTAATAAATTTTGTATTTCCTCCGGCTAAACCACTAAAAGCACTCCAAGCACCAGACATTAATAATGCTGTTTCTTGAAGATTTTGATATTGAGAAGGATTTCTAGCCAACTGGAATAAATTACTAACATCCCCACCAGCACCATTAAATATACCGGCTATAAAAGATGAAATATTTTTAGCTACGCCACCATCTCTGATACCTCCTTGACCACGCTTTCCTGATCCAAATATATTTCTCACACCACGCAATCTTTGATATAGCCAACCATTACGGAAACCAGGAATGGGTCTGCGACCAAAAACTGATAGAGCACCTTTTGCAAGAGTTCGGAGAGCACCAGAAATATCATTATCTCCAATAACGTCTCCTAGTTGATTTGGCTGATCAATACCTCCTACAGCATTTTTAGCAATTTCTTGATTTTTCTCAAAATGTTGATCAATAGCCTCAACTAAATATGAACCAATTGAAAACTCTCCTCCTGTACTGCTGTTTCCAGTAAAAACATATTTCCCCATCCCTAGATCACCAGACTGATCTGATGGAAGTAAATTTAAAGTGCTCCTGTTACCAAATCTTATAGGAGGACTATCTTTTTTTACTTTATCGGCTAGTACATCTAATTCTGGTTGAGCTAATTTATTTTTAATTCCAGCAATATAATTTTCTGCTGCTTTTTGTCTAACTAAATTCCAGTCATTTTCATTATCGTTTGGCCCTAAAATAAATCTTCTATTATCTGTACTAAGTTGCTTATAAAGACTTAATCGAGTGTCTCCCTTTTCTGGAATAAGAACATCAATAGGTTTAGTTTCATCAAAAGAATTAGTCGCCTTATCAAATGTTGGTCCTTGATATTTTGTGTACATAGCATCAAATGATAGATCAAACGGCTTGCCATTATCAAAAGGCCAACTTAATTTTGCCCCAACCTTTTGAATAATAGATGTTTTTATAAGACCATTATTAAATTCTTCTACTAATGCTTCTTTTTGTTTAGTCTCAAATTCTTTACCTAAATTACTTAGTGACTCATTAATCATCCATGGAAACTTTTTTGTTCCTTTATTATCTGATGTATTAAAAGGAATAAGATCATCATCTTTCACACCAAATTTTCTCTTTCCTAGATCAGAACCAAGAGCATCTATTCTGTCTCTTAGTATATTTTTACTAGTTTGAGCTAAAATAATAAATGGCTTTGCTGAATCTACCCCATCTGGTTTTTCAAAAAAGTCTTTGAACTCGGTAAAGTCTTCAGCAGGAGAGAATCCATTATAAATTTTAGAAATTTTTGTT